ACAAATTTTTTAATTCCGGCCTGAATTGTATGCTTACAACAATCGATACAAGAGAAATGAGTAGAATAAATTGTACAATCTACAACTGACCTTCCAGATCTTCCAGCAGAAAGGATTGCATTAATTTCCGCATGTTCAGTATACAAAAGTTTCACTTCTCTAGCATTATACCAAGCTAACAAATCCGGCATCTTTCTAGGAAATCCATTATACCCCGATGAAATAATTTCTTGATCCTTTGTTATTACTGCCCCAACTTTAGTAGAAGGATCTTTTGATAATTTTGATGTCAAAAGGGCAGTTTGAAGAAAAAATATATCCCAACGAGTATCAATTTTACTTGTCATTATTTGTTATAATCTCCGTTTGTTTGATATTTTTAGGAGTTAGGAAATGAATAATTTCATTTCCTTTTAAATGCCCTATAGAAAATCCAAGAATTACCCCACCTATATAAATTGCAGCAATCGTATTGATAAAACAAAACTTTGAAATTTTCATATAAATCTCCTAGTAATTGGAATTTCTACTTCTTCAACATCCGGATTTCCACATTTTTCTTTCAGAAAATACAAAATTCTATTCTTTTCTTCCTCATCTTTAGGTTTGAAGAACCATCTTTTAGATTTTCCATCCCAATAAAATCCATTTGATTTTACAATATCTTTATAATTAAATCCTACATTGGCATAAAGAACAATTTCAGGAGTATAAGCCTTTTCTAAAAGGGATTGAAATGCAGTTTTACCATCTTTGAGTGGAAATGAAAGAGCGTGCAATGTAGCTCTACAATCATTTTCAGCTCTATGATGTTCAAACCAAAATCCTAGACGAAACGCAATATAATCTAAAACTTTTGAAGAAATATTCAAAGAACCCCAATCAGGATCATTAGCTGAACATCCCCAAACAATTTTCTTTAGAGAAGGAAATCTTTTTTCCATCTTTGATCTATCAAATTTAGCATTATGAGCAATTGCGACATCAGCTTTATTAAATAGGGAAGTAACTGAATGATCTTCAAAATGTTTGCCTTCAAGCATTTCATCATTCATCCCAGTCAAAGATTTAATCTTCTCAGATAAAGGCTTTGAAGGTTGCTCAAACCCTACATAAGGCTTATAAACTTTTGTGATTTTAAAATCATCTGTAAATGCAAATGGCAAAATACAAATTTCTGTAATTTCCGAATCATCTTCAAGCCCTGTTGTTTCTGTATCAACAACAATCCCCAAATTTGTTCCTTCTGCATCAGTTGAATAAATGTTCTGACGATCGAAGAACTTAATGATTTTGTCTTTATTTTCTAATGTCATTTAACCTGTATAAACCTATGATTGCCAAATTTGGCCTTAGTGTCGATAATGCAACATGTCAAGGCTCCGCCAAAAACTGCTCCTGTATCGATATTAATTTGAGATGAAAGGACTGATGGTTTATTATCAAGAGGAGTGTGACCATGTACCACAAAATACCCTCCTTCAAATTCTCCATCATAAGCATTTGATCGCCTGGACCAAATCAAAGTTTGCTCAGATTGTTCTTCAAGAGTAAGAGAAGGATCGAGACCTGCATGAACAAAAACTACATGATCAACTTGATAATAAAGTTTTGTATTCAAATAAAATTCTTCATGTTCTTTAGAGAACAAATCTTGAAATTTGAGAGTATCCTTTGTATAGCCATAGGATTCAAGACACTGCCATCCTCCATTATATACCCAATTTTCCTGTGCAGACCTATTTCCCCGGAAAGCTTCAATCAAAAAATCCTCATGATTGCCTCGAAGAGTAGTCACTTTATTAATAGGACTATCATGATCTAGAATATTTTTCTGTAAATCAATGATATAATCTACTACACCTTTAGAATCAGGGCCTCGATCAATATAATCTCCCAGAAAAATAATTTCAGCCCCATCTTCAGGGTTCTTAATATCAGCATCTTCGAAAATCAATGGAATAATTTTCTCGAGAAGATCAAGGCGACCATGAATGTCGCCAATTGAATAAGTTAACATATTTGTAATCCTCTATTTAATTTAGATTGATCTTAACACATAAATTGATTAATGTACAATCCTTTGTTCAAGTTCTTTTCTAAATTGTACGACCCCCGATCCCAAATTTCCTCCTAAATTATCAACTTCATTATCTAGAAGACTTCTAACTTGGTGTTCAACTGGAGAAGCATGCATCGGTTTTGAAACAATTAATCTATCAAATAGCTTGAGATCATCCTGAATAGTAGGTCTATTTCCATCATGAGTTAAATATGAAACTCTTGCACATCTAGCCGCAGAAATTCTTTTTACCATTTCAATCAAATGATAACTATTTCTTTTCACAATTTCTAAATTATTAGAATTATTTGAATTTTCAGCTTCCCAAATACCAGTTGCCACTAGATGATCTGTTACCGCATAATAATCATATTCTCTAATAAAAGGTAAATGCCATTCATCGGCATATAGTTGTCTAGGTTCACTAGAAATGACGATATCATTCATTTTATATGCTAATTCTTGAAATTCAGGTTGAGCATCTGGATGGGCTCTAAGTTCAAAGAAATTATCCATATCAGTTGCTGTCATAATTACAGTAATATGAGACCAAGGTTCAATTACTCTATTGACAATTTGCTTATGAACCCCAGTCCAATAAAGCAGATATGCTAGTCCAATTGCAGTATATCCTGAAAGTTTCCAAACTGATTGAGCCAAGAATTTCTTGAAAGGCGACAATTCAACCTTTGCTTGCATCCCAGATTGATTTGCTCCCCAATGAACAGGAGAAGCCATATCATTCATAATATTTGACACAATTTTCTTAAATGGAATAGCTCTTGAAGAAGCAGCATTTCTAGAAAATACTCGATGAGTCATGAATTCAGAATGAATAAATCGAGGATATTTCAGTTCCCATGTAGTTATTCTCTTTCCTGTAGTAGTAACAGAATCAAGCAAAAGTTTAGCAGAAATAGTCATATTTAAATTGTTACCTTATCTAAAAGTTGAATAATTATGTCAGAAAGATCATCTACTCCTAAAGCTTCGGAATATGAAATTCCAGTTTTAGATAAAATATTCTGTAAATGTTCTTTTAAAAGATCTTCCAAAATTTCATTCTGATAATTATCAGATTCCGAAATAACAGCAGAAGAGAAATAATTAGGTTTTGAAAGTCTACCTCCAGTTACATGATAATAAACCTTTGGAACTTCATTCATAATAAAATAAAAATCAGTTAACTCTTTCCAAATTTCATCAGGAATTTTCAAGTTTGGATAGAGTTCTTTCCAGAACTCTTCCGACGAAAGTTTTAGAGTTTCCTCATGATTATCCTTTAAGGAGTTTTGAATTTCGTTTTTCATCTAAGGTTTTTTCTAAAATTTGCAGTGTTTGATTATCATGATCCTTAGATCCATCAATCAAATAACCCTTTTGTTTTTCAGTTTTATAAGCCATTGACATTTTTAATTCTTTGATTTTCTCTTGGAGAGAAATTACGGTTTCACAAGTCATTTTTAATCCTTAAATTCAAATGGAGTAGTTTCCAAAATTTTACGATGTCTAGGCTCAGGAGCTACCCATCCTTCAGGTTTAATAACATCCAACCCATTTGTATTCGGTCTAGAAGCCTTTGAACCTCTCACTTTTTCCATATTTGCAGATTGAACTGCATCCCAGTGGGCATCCCCATTTACCTTCATGAGATCAAGAGTTCCTACAGCAAAATAAATCAAATCGATCAAAGCATCAATAAGACCTACAGTATCTCGCTCTTCAATTGCAATAAGACCTTCATCCAATTCTTCTCGAATCATAACATCCAAACGTTGGCGAAGATTATGGACTGTAGGTTCCCAGTCTTTATTGAATTCAAATTTTTCATGAAATGCTTGAAGATCAGAAAAAAGTTTTGTTTTCATTGTATTAATGTATTGATTATTTTGAGCATAATTTGTGGTAATATTCATAAAAATTCTTTCATATTGTATGATTTAGTAAAGTCTCCATAGAGAACATAAATGGAACTTTTAGTATTAATTCGCTTGACGTCATTTAAATTTAAAGATCTTACTCCGTCAAAAGATCTTATTTCTGATGAACCTTTATAAATTTCATCATCATTACTAGTTTTATAATTACAGATTATACTACAAATATTCTTCCTTTTAAACAGAAATGTACAGTAATCATCTATAAATTTTAAATCTTCATGGTTAAATACTCCACCTTTTACAGAATAATCATCATAAGAAGCTGTAATATAAGGAGGATCAAAGAAATATAAATCTACTGAAGTTGAAGATTGTTCAAGAAATACTTTATAATCTAATTCTTTAATATTTTGAAATCTAGAAGAAATAAATTTTATTGATTTCAATCTTGCATCAAATTGAGCAGATTTCGTAAAGAAATGCCAAGTTGAAGTATATTTTCCATATTTGTTAAGTCTATAAAGACCAAAGTGGGCACAATTTTGAAGATACCAAAATAGAACCGCTCTATTTAAAGTATTGATTTCGGTCTCATTGAATTCATCTCTCTTTTGATAAAAGAAATCATGACTATTCATATTTTTATCTGTTAATATAATTCTTGATAAATCTTCAAATTCTTGAGAATTACACCATCTATAAAGATTGATGATATCGAAATTCAGATCATTGCCAAAACAAGAACCTTCTTTTCCAAAAAATCCTGAAATTAATCCTGTCCCCATAAATGGTTCTACTATAGAAATTTTAGAAGATCCGAGGATTTCCCGGATCTTCTTTTTCTCCTTCAATTTAGAACCAGCCCATTTAAATGGGCTTAGTTTAAGTTGGTCATTCATTAAATTTAAATCCTCCTGATTTCGTCTTATCAAAAATAGGAGAATCATTTATTTGAGATTTCGGAGTAGCTTTTTTATTTCCTTCGTAAAGTTTATCTTCAGGATTTAAATCTGTTCCTTCAATGATATTATCATCTACCTCAAAAACTGTCATTCTTGCCTTATCTACTCCTAGCATAATTCTTCGATATTTTGATTTATCATCATATCTAGATTTCAATTGTTTAATCATAATCAAACCCTTGGATTCATATTCTTCTGTATTAATGATCCCCCAAATAAGGTCGGCAGTCATAGGAACACCATGAGATTCGGAAGTATTTTCAAGAGACAAGTCGGAGGCATCTTGTCCTGAACGATTTGTCTGCATACCTGTCCAGATTACTAGATCATTTTCCTGAGATAATCCTCTCAATTCTTCTGCAATTGCTTTATTGTAAGAATATAGATTTGATGGATCCTTCACTCTAACAGAAGCGCAGATAGAAAGATAATCTACAATTACAATTTTAGGTTTAAATCCCTTTTTAATCTGAAGATCTTTTAAAAGAGCTCTAAAATGATTTGCATTTGCTGAAGTCATAGGATATTCTTTGATGAATAACCTTCCTTCAGTATGAGATTTAATATCGGATATCTTTTGAAGATAATGAGGCTTTAGAATTGATCTAACTTCAGAAATTTTAAGATGAGTTAGATTTGCATCAATTCTTTCACGAATTTTAAATTCGGACATTTCCAAAGTGATATAAAGAACATCATATCCTTGATGAAGATATGAAGCTGCAAAATCACATAAAAATCCGGTTTTAAATGTATTTGTTCCACCCATAAAAATATTCAAGGATTTTGTTGGAACTCCACCTTGAGTAATTTTATTGAAAATAGGAAGTTTAAATGGAATTAGATGTTCTTTTGAATTATAAGCATCATGGGCCTTTTCAGCATCTTCAAAATAATCATGACCTACTGTATTATCAAATGAAATTGCAAGAGCATCTTTAACGAGATCAGGAATTGCATCTCGAGGAGTATTTTTATCTCCGCCATCATAAATTTGAATGGCGGAAGAAATTGCTAAATAAAGAGCTCTATCTTGGCAAAATTTTTCTGCCAAAGATTTAATCCATTCATCTTTCATCTTATAACGATTCATAAGATGAGTTTCATTTAGATTTTTGAACTCTTCGATATCATGATCATTAAGATCATTTCTTTTTCTTACTTCAATATTCAATTCTTCAGGTGAAGGAATTGACCCATAGTTATTAGCATAACTCTGAATCTCTTCATAAACAGCCTTTTCAACTTTTTCTTCAAAGTATTCAGGCTTTATATAAGGAAGTACTTCTCTTGAAAAATTATCATTATGAATTAATGCATTAAGAATTGCCTGAGATTTTGATGTCACTGTAAAATAAATTATTTCTTTTGTAGAAGTTTTTCACATTCAAGTTTGAATATAAATGATATTACATTAAAAAGAATAGAAAGTAAATCTCTATTTTCTCTAGAAATATTCTTTGGATTTTCTATAATATCAAAAGCAAAAGATAAATTATTCGACATTTCATCAAAATAAGCACTCCCAAATTTAATTACGGTTCCTTGAAAAGGAGGAAAAGATGAATTAAATTTAAATAGACCTCTACTATTTTCTTTATCAATAATAACATCTATTGGATAAAGAGATTCTACATGTTCTTTGATGATTTCATCAAGATCTTCATTTATCAAAGAATTGTTTTTATTCATAATTTATTAACCTTTCATTATCAAAGGAAGTCTGAGATTTAACTCAGACTTATTCTACTTCATCATCAGATTCTTCAGATATAGAAGTAAGCAACTCATCATCAGATATAATATCAGATTCAGGAAGTTTATACTTTTCAATTAACTTTTCTCGGAAATTTGAATTTGCAAATAATTCATCGAACCAAGAATTTGTAATTTCCCTTTTAAACCATGACTTCGAATCTTCAATTATTTCGCCAGTAGTTTTATCAAACATAAGCCTCTTATATCTACCATTCGAAGGTTTTTCAATAACCCCAAGTTCAAGACCAATATCCAAAAGACCAGTATATTTATTGATCCCGCCTTTAAAATTAACAGTAATAGGAATAATTGATCCCTCTTTTACATATCTAGATTTTTCAATTTTAATTTTGAATGTAAATCCAGAAAGAGCATCTTTCTTTGTATTTTCATCCTTTTCCGTTTCTTTAGATTTGGAAATAAAGAAAATATTTGTTGCTGAATAAGTTCCACCTGTTCCACCACCCATAATAGTTTTTGGGAACATTCCGATTTCAGAATAAACGTGATTGATAGCAATACAAGGAATATCTTGAAGAGTGAAGTAAGGGGTTACCATGCGGAACAATCCTTTTAGGGCCTTCGCTCTAGACATATCAGCTACTGATTTTTCGTCAATAGCATCCTGAAGTTCTTTCTTAGAAGCCAAATTACCAATAGAGTCAATTAGAATGCATACCTTTTCTTTAGGAAGCTTCTTTTTGATATTTTCTATATTTTGTTCTTTGATAGCTTCAAGCTTATTTACGATATCAAATTTAAATTCTTCGACATTCGCAATGGGAACATGGATTACTCTAGACATATCAATTCCAGCTCCTCTCCAATAGGACAGGGTAGTACCAAATTCAGAATCGTAAAATATGCAATATCCATCTGGATGTTTTTTCAAATAAGCCGAAACTGCAATCAATCCAAAAATAGTTTTGAAGTGTTTTGATGGAGCAGCAAAGAAATGAAGACCTGATCCCATTCCACCAAATGGATCTCCTGAAAATGCAACATTAATACCAAGAACTGATATCTCAGTAAGTTCTTTTTCATTAAAAAGAACACTTTCATCAAGAGGAGCTGAAGCAGTATTTTGTTTAACTAGTTTTTTAAAAAATTCTTTAGACAATTTATTCTTTCAATTTACAATAAAAGTTATGATGATTTTAAACTAATCAGTGGAATAGAATCTACAGTCCATTCCACTGATTCTTCCATTGATAACCAATCGTGATTATCAACATATTCTTGAATTTCCATATCAGAAGGAAGATCATCAAAGGCAACGCTTAACACATCATTATCTTGGGTAATAAATTCAATCAACCAAATCATATTATACTTTACCTTTATATTGTACATTGGAAATTTTAGATTGTATCTCGAGCTACACTCTTAATATCACATCTAATAATTCCAATGTCACTCAATTCTCTGTCAGAAAGAGATCTTAATTCCTTGACAGTTCTATTATACTTTTTACTCTGTCTAATAAAATCTAATATATTTTTCATAATATAAACTCCTTTTATTTCAATCATGAGTTTATATTATATCATGAAAATAAGACTAGAGCTATGTTGAAATGGTATAGCTCTTATACCACATCAATCATTTTACGAAGACTATAAATTTTTCGATCCAATCTCATAATTTCCTGAATATTTCCGGTAAAATATTCATGAAATGCCTTATCAAGGTAAGACATATAAAGATCTACATACAATTCAAGTTTAAATTTCATGTGATTTAATCCTTAATTAGTGTTTCGTATGGAAATGGTAGACGCTGAGGTTGCCACAATGGATGATTAGGATAATATTCGTAAGGGACGTTTGATTCTTCTTTAGTAATTTTCTTAAGAATTTCGTTCCAAATCTTATCATTGGAATTTTTAGATTGTTTAAATTCTTCAGGAGGTTCTTCAGGACCTTCATCATAATCAGAAACTTTTCCATATTCATCTGAAGGAGGTTCTGCCTTTTCTACCTTTGGTTTATCAATAATATGAAGAGACATCCAAGATTCAATAGGAAGATTTTCTAGCCATTTTTCTAGAGTAGGAATAAATCCTAGATCTTCAATTACATGTTGTTCGGCAATATCTCGTACTGAGACTTGATCTCCAAAAGAATTTGTAATAGTATAACCAAAAACTTGTTCTACCACAAAAATACCGAATGTAGAATGAAAAACTGCTCGGTGGCGAGGATCAGCTAGACCGATTTTTGATTGATCCATAAATTGATGAATTTCGATATAGTCATCAACTTCACCACCAAATTTTTTTACTGAATTTACTGCATGCACATAAGGTTTTGACATATTTTTCCTTTTTAAATTATAATTGATAATACATTAAAATTTATTGGTTGTACATATAAATTACAACCATGGATTTTCTTCTACATTACTTTCGGGTTTGATTCCGCAAATAGCAGCTACTTTATCCATAGGATTTTTAAAAGAATCTGCCCAAATAAGATCATAATTCATGTCTTTTCTTAAGATTTCTTCTAATTCCAAAGGAATTTCATTTTTCCATCCAATGCAATTAGACATCGCAATATTTGGAGTTTTCAGTTTCATTAATTTAATTTTATCTCCTTCTACAATGTCTGAATATTTCTCTGTTAATTTAAGGTCTTTTATCATTTTATTATAAGCAATAGCACCTTTAGAATTGAATGGTGTTCCTTTGATAGGTCTTCCGTTTCCATCCAAATATTGAGAAATACCATTAACAGAAGAATTTGTAGCAATTTCATTAGGAGAAAATTTATAAAATAAAGATTCGAAAGAATTAATCTTTGAATAATAACCATCTCTTCCTTCAAAAAGAAGAGTTTTGAATACTTCAGTCATTTCATTTCTTAAAACTTCAGGAGTAGAAGATTTGATAGCTTCCATTCCTGTAATTTTAATTTCTTCTCCTCTATCATAGAGGGCTCCTTCTTTATTCCGGATAGACATAATATATCTTTTCTTGGCTACAAAAATAGCAGAGTCAGAGACTGCTTCTCTTTTCATATCAAGAGCACCTCTATCGATACAATTTAAATATTCAGCAAAATTTGCAATTGATTTTGCAATTAATTTGTTAATATTTTCATCAGAAAATTTAGTGACAAATTCTAAAGCCTTTTCATTATCATAAATTTTTCCGAATTTCTTTTCTACAATATCTCCAAGATCTACATAGATCGAATCTGTGTCAGAAGCAATAATTCTATCCTTTTTATCTCCCATCAATTTTTGAAGAGAAGCATTTACATCTCTAATTACCCAACCGATCATAGATTGTCCACCCAAAGTGATTGCTTCTGCAATATCAATATCATAAAATCTAAAGAAACGAGCTCCTGTTACTCCATAAATAGAATTCAAAAGAACCTTCATAGCATTTTGATAAGTATCATATTCTTCGGAAAGTTCTTTATTATGATCTTTATCAGCTTGAACCTTCAAAGCCTTATATTTAGCTCTTTCTTTAAAAAGATATCTGATAACATCAGGCATAAATCCATCTTTATTTCTGATAAAGACTTGTCCATTTCCTGCGACAGTCCAATCATTTTCTAAGATTTCATCATTAACAAATGTCTTTCCTATAATAGAAGCAGGAGAAATTGGAAACTTCTTTTTAACCTTTGTTTCCGGAGAAATATTCATAGCTCTGATAAGAGAAGGATATTCAGAAGTTACATCGAAAGAAACTACCCATCTATATTTTCCCGGAATTGTTTCTTTTACAGCAGCTCCTTCAAATTGAGCCATAGGAGGAGCTTCATATTTCCATTCAAAATACTTTCCTCTTTCCTTTAGAAAAGTATAAAACATCATGTCAATAATTCTCATATTCGTAAGAATATCTTCAAAATTCGTATAAGAAATATAAGAAATTACCTGAGTGAGATAAATTAGCTTAAGTTTAGCTTCAAGTTGGACCAAAAGCCTAACGTCTTGAATATTATAAAGAAGAGCATCACTAAAATACTTTCTATAAAGCAGATGCCCCGGAATACCAGAATGATGCTTTAATTTTTCAGATTTTAATTCTACTTTAGCAATATAATCCAGAGTATATTGTTCTCTAGGTTTCTTGATAAACTTTTTATAAACTTCCTTATAATCAAGGATAGTAATACCTTTAAGAAGGATTTCTAGGGCAGGATTTCCATAATCATCTTCCCCATCTCTAGTCTGAATGATTCCATAAGGAGAAAGTTTTTTAAATAAATCTTCATCTAAAAGTTTAAATGCTCTCTGATGAATATAGACGATGTCGAAAAATTTAAAATTCCATCCGGTCATGATATCAGGATAATCCGAAGAATGAAATCTAATATATTTAGTCAAAAGTTCTTTTTCATCTTTACATTTTACATAACCAACTTCATCTTCTTGTTCATCAAATTTATGAACAGGCTTATTATGCACATAAAAGCACGTATAAGATTTAGATCTAGTTGAAAATGTTGTGATAATGTTAATTTCTTCTCTTGCCCCGATAGGATCAATTTTACCGTGCTCAACGGTAGTTTCGATGTCTACATAATGAGTATGGACTAAAGAATAATCTACCTTTTGATTTTTGAAATTTTCATAAATATAAGAATTGGCTACTTTTGAATAACCATAAACCGGAAAATTAGAAGAATCGTATTGTTCTATTAAGGCTTTTAATTCATATGGATTTTCATTTGAAGAAATCTTCACAAGAGGTTTACCAAAAATATCTTGAGCGTCAGGTTTTACCTGACTATCCCTAGATGTCATTTTAATAAAAATGTCCGGAGTATAATTCTTCACAATAGAATAAGAAACTCTATTATTTGAATCAATATATTTTACATGGATTTTGTTCTTGAAAGAAAAATAATTTAAATACAATTGATCTTGATTTCCTTTATTTTATAAATAGTTTATGATCAATAAAATTTTTGAAGTGGAACATAATCCACATTATATCAATCGTTACTTGAAGTTTATTAATTCTATCAAAGAATTAGGTGAAAGAACACATTTAATTACAGAAAAACATCATATATTACCAAGTAAATTATGGCCAGAATTTAAAAATCTTAGACAAAATAAATGGAATATGGTTAAACTTACTTATAGAGAACATTTTATCGCTCATCTTATTTTATTTAAGTGTTTTTGTGGAAATAGAAAAATTAAAATGCTTCAAGCTCTAAATTTTATGATGAAGCATTCCAAAAAATCAAGTGTTTATCAAATCAAAAGAACTGAGTGGTTTCTCAAATTCGGTAAAGGAGAAAATCATCCTAATTTTGGAAATACTCATTCTCCTGAAACTCGGAATAAAATATCTGAATTTAGAAAAAATTTTACAGGTTGGAAACATTCCAAGGAAACAAAATCTAAAATATCAAATACTAAAACTGGTAAACTTCGCTCAGAAGAAACTAAAAAGAAAATATCGGAATCACATATAGGTAAAATACTTTCAAGTGAAACAAAAGAAAAAATATCGAAAACTACAACAGGGAAAATTGTTTCTGAAGAAACAAAAGCCAAAATGTCAGAATCTCGAAAAGGAGAAAAACATCCTCTTTTCGGAAAAACTCATTCTGATGAAACCAGAAAGAAAATGTCAGAATCCCATAAAGGAGAAACCTCGCCAATGCGCGGAAAAACTCATTCTGATGAAACCAGAAAGAAAATGTCAGAAGCCCATAAAGGAGAAAAACATCCAATGTTTGGAAAGCCTCGATCTGAGGAAACAAAGGCCAAAATATCAGAATCCAAAAAAGGAAAGCTTCGCGGGCCTTATAAAAAGAAAAATCCGCGAATCCTGATTTAATAAACCGCTGACTATAAACAAAATTATAACTAGGACCCTTAGGTTGTTCGCCAGGATGTTTCTTAAATGATCGTTAATGTTTTATTTTCTCTTCTTTGAATTTACAGGAATTTCAAATTCTTTGATAATTTCTTTTTTTTGATCTTCAGAAAGAAATTTAATCATTTCCAAAGATTTATCAAGAGATAATTTATGATATTTTTGAAGAGTATTTAATACTTCTTGATCATTTTTACCTGAAAGCTTTTTAGGCCATTTTGACCATCTCTTTCTTTTTGAAACTAAAGTATGAAGAAAATGATATTGGCATGATGGAGGAATAGAAGGCCTCATATTCATTTCATCAGCCAATAAAATTGTATCCATATGGAGTGATAAACCTCTATTTACCATAAAGGCATTATATTCATTTGGATCCAATTCTCCAGTCAGAATTTGATTATCAGAAGATTCAGAAACAGAATTTATGAAATCAAAAGGAGTGCTCATTGAAATTCCGCTTCTGACATAATCTTAGTTAAAGTAGCTACCAATTTCAATTCCTTATCAACTGCTGAAGCCATAGTAGTTTGAGCTTCATCTAGAAAAATGACAGCCTGAGGAAAAGTACTCATGACAAAATATTTATGCCCATTGTGATACAAATCAAGAATAATTTCCATTGCATCATCTACATTTTCTCCTACCCACTTTCGCATCTTATTCCACTCTTTATCCTTAAGATACTTGATAAGTTCAGTAGAATCAGATTTTTTAATATAATCCAAAATTCCAGAATCGATAGACCCTACAGCAGAATAATGCTGAATTGCATTAATAATGCGCCGCATATCAGGAAAATACTTCACAACAAGAGTTTTAAGGACTTCTGTGTCATATTCATTAATTCCTTCAGATTTTAGAATGAAAATTAGACGACGAATAAAATCCATAGCCAAAGGTTTCATTTCATTCTTAGGAATTTTAAGGTCAATAACATGACACCTAGAAATCAAAGCATCGAGCAATCTACCTGGAAAATTGCATGTTAGAATAAATCCACAATTATCAGAATTTGCTTCAATAACAGATCTGAGAGCCAATTGAGCATCTCCTGTTAGATTATCAGCCTCGTCATAAATGACCATTTTTCGCTTATTACCACCATCCCAAGAAACGGATGTAGCAAATTTACCTACCTTATTTTTTACTGTATCAATTCCTCGATCTTCTCCAGATCCTTGAAGGAACAAATAATCAATTCCCAATTCATTACAAATAGCCTTAGCAAGGGTAGTTTTACCTACTCCGGCATTTCCGGCTAAAATCAAATCAGGAATATTTCCTTTATCACGAAATGCAATAAATTGCTCTTTAATTTTAATTGGAAGAATTGCATCTTCTACAGTCTGGGGCCTGTATTTTTGGGTCCAAACAAATTCATCTACTTTAGTTTTCATCATACTAAATATCCTTAAATTTTAACTCTATAGAGGCAAAAGGAACCTAAAAGGTTCCTTTATTTTTAACTTTCAAATCTTGAGAACTTTTGAATTGAAATCCAGTAGTCGATACGTTCATTGAAAAAGTGAATAATCTTAGCCTGATCATTGAAGAAAATTCCAACTTCATAATTATCAACAAGCATAACTAGATCTGAAGCTGCAACAACAATATTAAAATCTTGATCTGTTTCTACATCTACATCAATTGTATAAAGATTCGCTGAAGGATCAAAATCCTTTGTTTCTTTATGAAGTTCTCCTGCAATGACACTCAACTTTCCTCCCTTTGAATAGAATGCAATATATTCAAATCCATTCGCAGAGATGGCAGAAAGAAGTCTAGACAAAAGCTCATTTGACAGAGAAAATTGATAATTATAATCTAGGGCAGGTGGAATCTTGTCTGCCCAAGTCATAGTATTCTTATTGGAATAAGCAATCTTTTGCTTTCCATACTTATCTGAAATAGTAAGAGAAGTATCTCCTAATTCAAGATCTGGACCACCTTCAGCCTTAAAGATTGAATAAATTGAAAGAAATTCTTGCAAAGAATAAAGAGAAATTTCTTTATTAAAGGTTTCATCTGCTCTATATCGAGCACCAATAGTTTTGCCTTCATTTCTAGTTCGAATTTCATTTCCAGGCTGAATTACAATATTCGGCTCAATAACGGAAAAATTCTTTAGTACCTTTAGTGTCTTATCAGATAGTTTCATTTTTACCTCTTTTAATATTTTGTGATTTTAACATACATAATTCAATATGTACACAGATTAAAGTTCTTTTAAGACTGAAAAATTTGAAACTTTTTCCGCTATAAGAGTCCTTGAAAATTTGTCTTGCATTCTAGCATTATGACTAATAATGAAAACATTCATATTAGATTCCTTTAAAAGTTTTGTAAGGAAGTCTACCCCTTCTGCATCCATAGATGAATCGAAAATTTCATCCATACATAAGATATTCGCAGAAATAGAATTTTTGATTTTTGCAATTTCTATGAAAGCAAAAAGAATGGCAAGATTAATTCTTGATTTTTCTCCTTCAGAAAATGAAGAATATGAAAATTTATCTCTAAATCTAGATTTAATTGTTTCATCAAAATTTTCATCTAAATAGAATGAAATATAAAAATCCATCATAGACAAATACTTATTGATTAGATTATTAAGCATAGGAAGATAAGTCGATATAATTTTAGATTTTATACCAGAATCTGACGAAAGTTTCAAACAAATATCATAATATTTGAGTTTTGAGATACCTTTCTTATACTTTTCAATTGATTCGTTTAAAGTATTTACTAAATTATCAAGTTTTTCTTGGTATTCTTTATATGATACATCTTCAGTATTTTCCAAAGATAAAATTTTATCTTTAATCTTTATCATATAATTATTCTGACTTTGTAATTCGGAGAAAGCCTTTGATCTCTTCTCTTTCATTGAAATAGAAAATTCTAATTCATTTTGATATTCATTAGTTCTTTCCTCTAATTCCGCTTCAAGAATAGAAATTTCTTCCTTCATTCTAACGGTTTCAGAATCAATTTCTTCGCACGAATGAGCCTTAAATTCTGAATCAATTGATTGACTACATGTAGGACAAATATCATTTGATTTAAAAAAATTTAATTCTTTTAGAGATTTATTTAAATCATTCTTTGATTCTCGTATTTTTGATTTAATGTTTTCGATATAGGATTTTTTATTAGATAAGATTTCGTCAGATACGACTTTTGCTGAGAAGATTCCATCAATTTCTTTAATATTTTTGCTGAAACTTCTGAGTTTATCTTCGATTGATTCGAGTTCATTCTTAAATTCCTTGATTTGATTTTCTTTATTATTCTCTATATGAGAGATAAATTCTTCATTTTCGGAAATAGATCTCTTAAGTTGAGAAACCTCTGAATTAAGTTCTGTCAATTGAGATTTATGTTGGCCTATAGTTTCTTTTATAGTATCCGCCATAATGGAAAATACAGATAAGTCTAAAAGTTCTTCTGTAATTTCTCTTCTTGCGAATGTAGGCAATTCCATAAAGGGTTGATATTTCGCAGAACCTAGAATTTCAATCTGGGTAAATGATCTATATGATTGTTTTAAGATTTGGGTTTCTAGAATTTTTTGATAATCTCTGTTTTTATTATCTTGATTTAATAATTCTCCATTAAAATAGACCTCAAAAATAGTAGGTTTGATCCCACGTCTAACTTTATAATGTCCATTATTCGCCGTGAATTCAAGTTCGACCAGACAATCCTTTTCATTCATTGAATTGATCAATTGGTCCTTTTTAATTTTTCTAAAAGCCTTGCCATACAAAGCAAATGTAATGGCATCAAGGAAGGTAGATTTACCTTCCCCATTTTTACCTATAATAAGAGTAGATTCACTTCTAGAAAGATCTAATTCCGTAAATACATTTCCATATGAAATGAAATTTTTAAATCTTAAAGTTTTAAATGTTAGCATTATTCAGAAAAACTTCCTTTATTTATGGCTTCCGTATAAAATTTAGACATCAATGATTTTATGATATCTTTATTGATATTTTTTTCCATATTCATGTCATCAATCATATCATGAATAATATGAATCGTAGATTTTGATTCAACGATTTCATCTGAAATCGTATCAGAAAACATATTTTGTATGTCTTCAATAATCTTTATATCATAAGTCTTTATATCATTGTTCAAAATATTAATGAATTTGTCAAAAATAAATCTATCAATATCACCTGTGACGATTACCTTAATAAATTTGTTTGTTAATCTTTCTAATTGAGTCGATAACCATTTTAGAGATTCAACTCCGGAGATTAAATTGTTTTCATAAAAAATCTTTACATACAAATCATCTCTTTTATTAGGAATAAAAGTCAAAGAAGCATTAGATGTATCAAAAATATGAAATCCCTTTTTCTGCCCATAATCTGACCAATTGAATTGGTATTGAGTTCCAAGATTATGAATATTTGCTCCAATTTGAGATTTTGTATGAATGTGACCATTTAATACAAAATCATATTTGAAAAATGTATCAAGAGAAAATCCATGTTCTAGAAAAATTCCAGGAACATTTTGGGACCCCATTATATCAGTATGTGTTATGATAGTTTTTGCTAAATTTGATTCGATCGCCTCTAGACATTCTTCTTCATTCTCAGCACAAATCCAAGGAATAAACTGAATAGGATAATTATCAAAATTTACTATAGTAGGTTTATCATAAAACTTAATATTTTCATATTTATGAATAACAGGGCTGATACAATTAGGATGTATTACATTTTTATAATACACATCATGATTTCCGGGTATGATGTGTATATTTTTGTTAGAAAATGGTTCTAAAAAAGAACCATGAATTAAATTTAAAGTTTTAATATTGATAGATTTTCTATCATCAAAAACATCTCCTGCTACTATAATATCAGTGATATTCTCTTCTTCTATTTTAGGGGAAAAATCATTTTCCAAAAATGATTTTAATTCATTCTCAAAAATAGAATTTCCATTTCTTACTCCAAAATGGAGATCATTCAGAATCGCCAAACGTGTCAATATTATTCTTTTCTATATGTTCTCTTAAGTTATCATCAAATTTCTTGTCTTCAAAAGCATCGCTTTCGATTTTATCTAAGACTAGATTTGAATATCCTTCGCCATTATTTTCAGCCATAATATGGTCAAAATAATTTTCTTCTTGAGCTCTCGTTTTTGCTTTATTATTTTTTGTTTCTTTTTTAATAAAATTCAAAAAGGCATTATTTACTATAAAAGTAATATACGCAAACGGATTTTTATATTTGATAGGATCAAAATTATGAATGTATTTTATCACAGTTAGACATGCATATCCTATCATATCTTCATGAATATGACGAAGATGTCTAAATTTATAATACCTAGTAAAATTTGTTGAAATCATATATATGGCGGTTCCCATATATTCTGTTGCAGGAGGAGGATCTCCAATTGACCCTCCTTCTTTCCATTTTAAAATTGCAGGATACCAATTCTCAAGCATATCCTTATAAAGTGCTTTGTTATCTACATAATTCTTATTTGCCATTAAGAATAATATATAACAAAATACTCTAAAAGTACACTATTTTATGTTTGTAATAGGTGAAGATGATACTGAAACAGGAATTTCAAACGGGCCTATTTGCTCATCAGTCATTCTTCCGGCACATTCATATTTAAGGGCAATAAGGACTGAACTAGCCTTTGATTCTTCTTGATTGAAATTCCAATCCCACTTTCCAAAATCTATTTTATAAATGAATGATTTTGGCTTGTTTTCTATTGAACTTTTTAAGGTAATAGGAACTTCATATACTACTTTATTCTTTACAATATAACCTATTGCTGCTCCTTTTACAGGTTTACAAGATCTAATTTTATAACCTTCAATTTCAGCTGAAACTTTACTTTCCTCTATACTCCAATTAGAAGCTTGAGCAAATACAATCACAGGTAAAGAATATTGATATATTAGGAGTGAGATAATTCCTATAATCACCCCTAATAATAGTTGAATAATTTTTGTAATTTTTGTCATTTATTAAATCCCTAATAATCCTTTTAATATTCCTACTCCCCAAGTTTGTAAAGCGTAATAAGCTCCAACACAAGAAGCAAACCCAACCAAAAGATTCTTAGCAAGAGTTCCAATTTTTCCAAATGCGATAAATGATTGATATACACTTATCATATTTTTGACTACTCTTATTTCTTCATTAGAAAGAACTAATATATCATCCTTTTCCAATAAATTTTTAATATGTTCGATAATGATTTTTTCATCATCATTTAAATTATCTTCTACCATTTTACAAATTTTCCTTAAGATTGAAGATACTTAGATGAGACAAATCCTATTGAATCTCCAGTTTTAATTTGTGTCCATGTAGAATCTACATCTCTAATCTTTGAAACCTTTGTTCCTTTAGATAGTGTTTTGATGATAGAACTATTAGTGGATGGGTCAAATCTTAAATTTAAATTTGCAGTTGTAGTCAATACATTTTCCTCATTAGAATAATCATTCTGAGAAGCTTTTGTTCCATTTACATTTGAATAGAAATCATCTGGAAGACAAGGACCTGGATCACATTTTCTTAATGGAGCAATCATATCATGTCCAACTACTTCTTTAATTGGATATGCTTCTTTGAGAGCTTTAACTATTCCATAGAGAGCTTCCATTTGGGCCTTTGAAAACTCTACCCAATATTTTTTTGGACCACCATTTTTATGAGCAACAAAATTAATCTTATCATCCCTATCATTCCATTTTACTGTAGAAGAACCTGGATATTTGTAATAAGAAATTCCATCTTTTTCATATGCAAAATCAACAAATCCAGGATTTGTGACTTCTATACCAATTGAATATGAGTTTAGACCTTCAATTCCATTCCAACTAGATTTTCCTGCATGCCAAAGAATTTCTGAAAAATCTGAAATTTGAACCACCTCACCTTCTTTAGAAACAACTAGTTGGCAAGATGATTGGACATTTTGATCAGAAGATAATGTTCTAATATCAGATTCAAATGTAATTCCTGCCGTATAGTGGATCACAATATAAGAAATTGGAAATTTTCTTTTACCGGAGGTTTTTGTTGTATTAAAGTGTTTAACCTGGTTTCCATCCCTGAAAAGAAGATTATTTTTTACTGTAAATGCCATTTTATTATTATTTACTCCTGTAGGACTTTGTAATATTATTTATCTTTTGTGGCGAGATAAAGTATATGATATTAACAATTGTTAATTTTACAAAAATAACATACTACTGGATTAAATTTCATAATTTATTAAATTTCGTGCATTATTTTGTGTACAACATTCTAGGACCGGTGTATAATATTTTAAAGGAAATCTTAAAATCTATATTAAAAGAAACAAGCTTTAGCTTGTATCGTGAAACGATTAATCTAGATTATATCTAGATAATAAAACTAATCATCATTTCATGATGATGCTAAAGCAATCTTTAAGATTTAATTTTAGCTAGACCTTTAAATTTAGGTAAAGGCTTTAATTCGGAAAATGTCTTCTTAGATTTATTAACAAAAATGTCATCCAAAGATATTTTTTGTGTACAAATATCTCTGAGTATGATATTTATAGCAATAGAGTCAATAATATCACAGGATGTTCCTTCAATTTTACATCCTAACTTCTCATGAAGGTAATAACCATATTTTGAATGAAAACTATCAGCCATTAATTCCTTATTAGCTGTTCCTTTACCAGAAAATAACTTCTTGATGGAAGTAGGAGGTAATTGGATCATTTCCTTTTTGGATAAACTCCATATCATATATTTGATCATTTGAGTATTTTCAGCTATATGGAATACTTTTCCCTTTGATCCAAAACTATAATCTTCAATTGCAAAATTGACTTCTTCAAAAGAAGAAATCAAACCATCTCTTTTAAAGCTTTCTAGTATTCCTACAAAGCCTTGAGCCAATTGAAAATAACGATTTTGTTGATCTTTACCTCCCCATGAAGGATACATTTTAATTTCGATATCAAAAAGATTTTCATCATTGAATTTATGAGTTATTTTTTTATCTGATGAAAATGCGAAACATTTAAAAGTTTCTCCATCTGAAACGGTCATAGCTGGAGAACTTAAAGAATAATCGAATGAAATATATTGAATTTTGTTCATAATTAACTACTTTCTTATAGGAATATTTTAAATGAAAACTTTTGAAGAATATAAATCTGGATGGGAAATTGGTTCCAGAAAACATAATGGATCTAGTGATATTATTTATTATGCCGTACCAAAGGATACAATAGATCCAATTGGGAAGAGAATTACTGCAGGAAGCTTTGAAATGCTAGACTGGATTATGGAAATGAATTATAAGGATGAAATAAAAGATGCCCACCTATACGTATAGAAATACTGAAACTGGAGAAGAATGGACAGAAATTAGAAAAATTTCTGAATCGAAAGATGGAATCGATGGAGTAAAAATTATCCAAGTTATTGGAACTCCTAGAATGACTGATCCTTCTCTCTCAACAAAAAGAGCTCAAGATTTTTATGACAAAGTAATTGCTCCTAAAAAGAAATTTTATAAGGATTTAGTTTAAATGGGATCTATTATGGACCAAGAACGTCCTTGGAATAAGGAAGGATATAATGAAAATCCTTCTTATCTTACTCTTGAAGAAGAAATGAAAAGATTGAGAGAATATATTATTTCATCTTCAAAGACCCCACAAATGTGGAATCTTTCTTTTAATTCTAAAGAGAAAAATTCAAAATGACGGATTTTATTAACGAGATTTACGATCAAGAAATGATCAATTTTATTAGAAAAGAGACAATCTCAGAAATTACTCGAGGAATTCTTGAAGTTCAGCCTCTTTATAACAATCCTGAAATCAGAGAAGCTATGTCAACCATTTTTAAAGCTGGAACTGATACTCAGAAACTTATAGATGATGGATATGAGCCTGTATCTAATCTTGGACTTCTTTGGATAAAAAGTGAATAATCCTACATATGAAAGACTTGAAAATGAAACTGGCAGATATTATGACTGCGGTAATGGAAAATGGTATCCATCCGTTACAACAATGCTTGGAAAAGTTATGGACCATACCGGTCTTGATATCTGGAGGAATAGAGTCGGTGAAGTACAAGCAGACAAAATTACAAAACAATCCTCAGATAGAGGAACAGAACTCCACGACTACATAGAACATTATTTGAAAAATGAGCCATTTTCTCCTAAATTTCCTATGGTTAAATGGATGTTTACTGCAATTAAAAAAGATTTAGATCTTATCACAAATATAAAAGGCCTTGAGCTTAGAATGCATTCAGATAAGCTCAAATTAGCAGGAACAACGGATTGTGTAGGAGAATATAAAGGTTTAAAATCTATTATAGACTTTAAAAATTCTAATAGAATGAAAACTAAGGATGAAATTCTTGGATATTTTATTCAAACTACAATTTATTCTATAATGTACTATGAAAGATATGGTTTACTTTACCCTAATCTTGTTATAATAATGGCTACTGAACAAAATAAAGGTCTAATTTTTGTAGATCATATCAAAAATTATATGGACCTAACTTTAAAATTAGTAAAAGAATTTCATAATAATGGACATTAAAACAAAATTTTCTATAGAAATAGAGAAATATAAGGCATTGTCTCCCGATGTTTCTTTTATCGAAATAATTGTAGAATACTGTGAAAAGAATGAAATTGATCTTACGAATGTTCCTAAATTTCTTTCTCCATCTTTAAAACAGAAAATTGCAAGAGAATCTTCGGAAAGAAATTTAATTGAAAATTTTTCAGAATATTATGCAATGGACAATTATCTATGATTGAAAAGGCTTGGAGATATTATCTGATTTATAAAGGATTAAATCTTCATTATAAAGAAAATTCAAAATATGATTATTCCAAATATGGTCCTTTAACAAAAGGATCTGATCCGGAGAAATTTGAAGTATCTGCTGATAGATTTCCATTTCTAAAATTAGCTTCATCTTTCAAAGATGAAAAGCACTATTTAGACTATTTACATTGGATAGCCTGGAAAGACGGAAAACTTCCTTATTTTAGAGATCTTTCTAATGAAAATGATATAAGAAATTTCAAAAATGATTTTTTAAAATATAAATTGAATATAACATATCATTTTAGTGTATTTTTGGAACAATTTGATGTATCTTATTTAAAGACTAATGGAATAGATCATCCAAAAGTATTAGATGACCTCTTTAGAGGAGATTTACATTTAGATTTTTATCTTATCTTAGATAAAACTTTCAAACTTACTGAAAAATATTTAGAAATATTTAAGAATGATCTTCTTCTCCATGATAAAATGAATAAATATAAAAGATATCGACAAGTTTCAAACCTTGTCGATATCGAAAAATTATACAAACTGATATTAAAACATATGAAAAAGGATAAAAAATAATATGGCAACATCATTCGCAGACCTTAAGAAGAATTCAAAGAATTCAGTGTCTGATCTTCAAAAAAATCTAGAAGCTTCACAAAAGAAATCCTTTAAAAAGGATGAACGTTATTGGGTTCCAACAAAGGATGATAACGGAAATGCTTTGGCTATCATTCGTTTCCTTCCTGCCCCACAAGGTGAAGATCTTCCTTATGTAACATATTTTGATCATTCATTCAAGGTCGAAAATAGATATTACATTAATCGTTCTAGAACATCACTCGGTAAAGATGAACGAGATCCTGTTGCAGAAAGCAATAAAGCTCTTTGGGATTCAGGTGATGAGATGAAGAAGGATTTGGCTAGAGAACGTAAGCGTAAACTCCATTACGTATCTAATATCTTAGTAATCAAAGACACAGGAAATCCAGAAAATAATGGTAAAGTATTTCTTTATGATTATGGCATGAAGATTTTTGGTAAAATTAAAGATCAGGCTCAACCAGATCTTGAAGAAGATACTCCATATGATATCTTTAATCTATTTGAAGGAAAGAATTTCCGTCTGAAGATTAAGAAACAGGGGGAATTTCCTAATTATGATGATTCCGCATTTCAAGATGTTTCCGCACTCGCAGGTGGAGATGAAGAAAAGATGGAAGAAATTTGGAATAAGTGTTATTCACTAGAAGCAGAAATTGCTGCTGATAAGTTCCTTCCTTATGAAGAATTGAAAAAGAAGCTTGATTATGTTCTCTATGGCAATTCATCTTCTAAGTCAGCAGAAGAAAAGATTAATGAAGATCTTGGAAGTAATGAAGATTTAGAAATTGACTTGATTGATAAGAATATTTCTAAGGAAAAAACTTCAAAGAAATCTAAGGTAGATGAAGATGAAGACTTCACTTTAGATATGTCAGATTTCAAACTTGATGATGACATTCCATTTTAATGAAAAAGGGAGCTTTTAGCTCCCTTTTATTTTATCTAAAACTTCCCAATCCTGAATTTATAACTTGATTAGTTCCAAATGCTGAATTATCATTATTTCTAGTTGTAGGAAGATTTCCAATAGAAATTTTTGCAGTATTATTAGAATTTGAATTTACTACCGAATTATTAGTTCTAGAATAATCTGAATTTGAAGAAGATGTATTAGTATTATTCACTACTGAATTATCTACTTTTTGGTCATAAATTCTGTCTATAGCTTCATTCTTATTTTTAATTTGATCTGATGAAATTTTATCTAAGTAATCATTCAATTTCTTAGTATCTTCATCAAGTTTAGGCTTATCTCCGAAATCTGGAGTTTTATAAACACTGACCGGAACATTCACTTCTGCCCCATTAGGTAGAGTCGCTTTCATAGTCTTTGTGTCTATTACATCTTTATCTTCTACTTTTTTTCCTGTCCAATAATCAAAGGAAAATAAATTTTTAACAAAATCCTTTGCCTTATCATATAATCCATCAACAGCATCTTTGAATATTTTCTTCATAGAATCAAATGAGAATGAAGCTAATTCTTTAGCAGAATCTGTTAACCAATTAACAAATCCCATAACCCAATCTCTCATTTCACCTACTTTACCGGTAAATGCTATCCATTTTTCTCCTAAATAATCTGAAATCCCTTGGATAAATTTTGCAATTTTTTCTCCTCCGAACCATCCTAAAATTGCTCCGAAAGCCCCTCCGACAAGTCCTCCTACTAAAGTTCCGATAACAGGAACTACTGATCCAATACCTGCTCCAATAAGAGCCCATTTTCCTCCATTTTTAATAGTTCCCCAAACTCCTTTATCAAGTCCTCCTAATAATCCTCCTACAAATCCTGCAATTTTTGAAACCCCCCAAGCATCAGCTGAAAACCATCCTGCTATACCATCTTTAATTGCCATATAAAGGCCGGTAGCTAATCCTAAAATAGGTATAGATTTTGCAATTGTAGAACTTACACTAGAAAGTATTCCAACTATTGTTGTGGTTATAGTTCCTAATATTCCTCTTATTCCTAATAAAAGAGGAAGCCCGAAAGATGACTTTTCCTTCTTTGTGTCAGGAATTTTATCATCTTTTTCTACTTTTATAGAATTAAGAAAATCTTCAGAATTTTCCTTTTTAATTTTGCTTTTCTTTAAAGATGAGTCTTCCTTAAAGTATTTTGTAATAGTCTTAGAAATGGTATCTAAAGATTTTGAAATTTTTTGTAAAACTGGTATTTGTTTTTTTTCAGTCGACAAATCCTTTTCAACTATTAAAGACTTTGGAAATTCTAATTTTGGAGAATTATTTGGAGCTATTAAATTATTCACTCCCAAAGGTGTAAGAGAAGTTTCTAATTTAGACTTTTCTGAAACATCTTCAGGTTTAGATTTTTCTCCCATATCAGGAATATGAATTTCTGGGTGTTCAATTTTTTCAGAAGAATTGGATTCTTCCTTTTCTTCTTCCTTTTCTTTGGGCTCTACATACTTTTCATTTGTAAGAATTCTCTCAATGATTGTTGTTCTTATTTGTCCTTTTAATTCTTTTTCTTTATCAGAAACAGATTTACCAAAGATTCTATCTCTAATAGAATCTTTGAGAGTATCAGTCAAATTGTCAAGAAGCTTATCTCTATTTCTGATAGCAAAGTCTAATTTACCCAAAATCCCTGTTCTAAGAGTTTCGTCAAATAATCTTTTCTGTTCTTTCAGAAATTCTTCGTTTTTCTTCTTTTCTTCTTTTTCTCTTTTCTCTTCTAATTTTTTTTCTTCAGCAAGTCTTTTATCAGCAGCCTTTTGATCTTTACTTTTCTGCTTAAGATCTTCTTCATGGCGCTTGTTTTCCTCAGCCCTTTGGGCTTCCAATTGATCTGGAGAAATATAAACCTCAGTAGCTTCTGGGTTTCTTTTGATTATTGGGAAAGGAAATATTGCCATTATAAATTATTTTTCGTCACTGTTATTTTGTTGAGATGAATTACTTTCATCTGAAGGAGATGGAGAATTATTACTAATTATTCCATTATCTATAAGAGATCTATCAAGGCCTGTTTCCTGATTTTTTCTATTGATATCATCCCACGTCGCAAATCCAATATATGATGCTATAATAGAACCAGACATAGCAAAAAATGTACTAATCAGCGAAATGTATTGTTCTATATTTTGTGCATATAGAACAATATATGAAATTAAAATATGATCGAAAATGAATGTGATCCAGGCCATCCATCTTCTATTTCTCCATTTTATTGAAATCTGCTCATGAGTTTCAGGTCCCTTTAACATTACTGTCTATTACTTCTTGCTTCTTTTTCTCGTAAATGTATTTCAAGCATTGTCATATGGTAATCTAATTGCCATGGGATTAATTGCTCAATCGATTCATAAGTCCAGTTAAATTCTACATTCAATAGAAATTTTAATTTGAGTATAGCTGCTAGCTCGTTATGAGCTAGCATTAAGTAAAAAAAGTTTCAAATTCCTTAAATTCCATATCAATGTCTTTACCACATTCAATACATTTTTCATTGACCTGTAATCTCATTGATGGCATTCCTTTAATGAATTCAAAAACTTTTACTAATTTATCTTTAGTTAAAGATGACAACCATTCGTCAAGTTCTTCATCTGTAGAATCTTCAAATGTATAATTATTCTCTCCAACTGTTATTGAGTCAATACAAATTCGGAGAATACTTTTTTGCTCAGTTGATCTCAAAGTGCTTAGAAATTCAAATGTAGGATATTTCATATGAAGTACAACTGTTTCCCCTGTGCCTTCCTCTTGCCCTAATTCAATATTAGGATCCTTTTTATCTCCATCATAAATATAAGCTTTAGAAAGATCTAATTCTACGGGGGTATGTTTTCCACAATCACATTTAATTTTAACTTTAGAAATATTTCCAACTGAAGCAATTCTTGCGCTTAAAAGTAAATGTTCAACTTCATATATAGGAAGAGTTCTAATATCAATTTTAGAAATGACAATATTCTGAAGAACTTCTAAAACGGTATTAACTATGATTTCATTATCACCAGATTCCTTTGCTTCTAAAAGGGATTGTTCATCTCCAACTTTAAAAGCTCTAAAATTAATTTTCTTTCCATTTAGTGTTTTAAATGTATGGACTGTGGATGCGATTTTTGGTAATGCCATTTTATGTTAAATCCTTATATTTTCTGTATGCTATAGAAACGCTTAAATCAGTAATATTATTTTCCATATCAGATCCTACATTGATTTCATTTACACTGATAGGAAATGATTCATATAAAAGATATGATTTTAAAACTGTATTATTTCTATTAAGTTGTGATATAATCATTGATCCTACAAAATCATCATAATAATTTAAAGTGTTTGTAGTATCATTGTAAGCCATATTCAACCATTCATCGAAAAACTTTTTTTCTCTATGATCAGCAGATAAATGAAACGTTAAATTAATTGGAGAGTAAGTAAACCCTAAAGGCATTTGTCTTCCAATATAACCATCTGAATTATATGCCTGAGACTCTAAAGTTTTCCCTGGAAAACTTGCACTTTTACAATTTAGGCATATTCCCTCAAGATTATAAGAATCGATAGTAATACCATCTGGAGGGGTCATCTCTAATGAATAAAGGTTTGGTCTCGCAAACCCCTTTGAATTTGTTATAGATGATAAAAAATCGCTTACTCTCATATTCTATTTATTACGACAAAAGAAATTTTGTTCTACCTGATAGAGATTTAACATTATGAGCCCTAAGTTTCCAAGCCATATTTTCCCATGTTTCCCAAAAAATTTTTCCTTCTATCCATTTTTCAACATTATCTATATGCCCCATATCAGGATCCATAGGAATTCCTGCCAATGTAATATCATTAGATTTTAAAACTTCAATAGCATATTTTACCGCATATAGTCCTGATGATCCTGAACTTTCTTGTCCATCAAACAGATAAGGAAATTCTTCATCAATTTCATAATTGATTTTACTTCCTAAAGAATTCATAAATTTGTTAAATGTTATAACTTTAGCATTCATAGGTTTATTAGGAGACCACAATTTTAATTTTTCGGGGTGTAATGTTATCCAAATATCAGCTCCAGGAAAAAGATTAAATGCTTTATTTACTGCAATTACTTTATCAAATGATTTGATATCAATTTGTTTGATATCATCCATGACACATTCAGCTGAACCTATAATTAATACTTTCATCTTTTATTTGCTTTCTTTTGAGTATCTCTCCAAACCTTTGAAGAAGTTGCTTTGACAAATTTTTCAATAGGAAGATATGCAACATTTTCCCAGTTTTCTGCTTGAATTCTAACCACTTTAGATCTCATATGATTAAAAAGATATCTTTTAATTGCTACTCTAGCTACATCATATTTCGCCAAAGATTTAACCATTTGATAATTTATATTTGCTTTAGTCTTATGGTCCCATTTCTTTGCAGTAATAGTAGCCAAAAGAGCTTTTATAAGTTTTATTCTTAAATCATATGGTAAGTAATGAGTATTAATCCCTAAGAAACCATCTTCATAAATGTCTAATAAAATTACTAGAGGGGCAGTATCATAATATGCTAATGTATCTTTATGTTTTGGATCATATCTCCAAAAATAAATCTGTCCCGGAATAAATTTAACAGTAGCTCTTCTATTTACAAGAACTAAATTAGGATCTAGGTTTTGATTATTAGTCTGTTCTCTTTGGGAAGCTCTTAAAGTACTTATAAACCATTTGATAGCTTCTCTTTGAGAGTCCATTAAAGTTTTTCTTTTAGCTTTTTTATTTGTTGAACGAATAGGTGCCATAAGAATATTTATTATATTTTTGTTGTACTTAGGTGATCCTTTGGTATATAAATATCTTATACTAAATAATTCAAATCATCGTTACAACACGAAATGTGTCCTTTACAATAAAGGACACATACTTTACTTACACATAAAATACAGGAAATAATGACAAATCAAGTTAATTCTCGCAAGCTTCTTTCTGATGCTAAATTCTTTGAAGGTTATTCTAGATGGAATGATTCTGAAAACAGATATGAAACATGGGAAGAATCTGTAGATCGAGTAATGGAAACCCATAAACAATTCTATGGAGAACTTATGACTCCAGAATTGTTAAAATTCATCGATGAAGCTACGGATACTTATAAAGAAAAACGAGTTCTAGGAGCCCAAAGAGCTCTTCAATTTGGTGGTGAACAATTACTTAAAAATCATTTGAAACTTTATAATTGTGTTTCTTCGTATGTGGATCGTCCATCATTTTTCCAAGAATGCATTTACATGCTTTTATCTGGAGCAGGAGCTGGATTTTCAGTCCAAAAGCATCATGTTGAAAAACTTCCACCTATTCAAGATAGAAAAAAGAATGTAAAGCTCTTCACTGTAGAAGATTCTATTGAAGGTTGGGCGGATGCTCTTGGAGTATTAATGTCATCTTTCTTCGTTGGGGGTGGAACATTTCCTGAATATGAAGCAAAAAGAGTTTATTTTGATCTTTCAAAAATCCGTCCAAAAGGTGCAAAAATTTCAGGTGGGTTCAAAGCTCCTGGTCCTGAACCTTTAAGAAAAGCTCTTGATAAAATTGAATATCTTTTGGTCAATTTGGTTAAATCCGGGGTAAAAAAACTTCGCCCTATTGATGCTTATGATATTGTTATGCATTCGTCAGATGCAGTTTTAGCAGGTGGTGTAAGGCGATCGGCTACAATTGCTTTGTTTTCTCATGATGATGATGAGATGATTAATGCAAAAACTGGAAATTGGAATGAAGAAAATCCTCAAAGAGCAAGATCTAACAATTCCGCTGTAATTATTAGAGATGAAATTACAGCAGAAGAATTTTCTAAGATCATGAAATCCGTAAAAGAATATGGAGAACCCGGGTTTGTTTTTTCTGCATCAAGAGATTTTACATACAATCCGTGTGTAGAAATTGGAAAGCTTCCAATTGACCAGGAAACTGGAATGTCAGGTTGGCAGGGATGTAATCTTGCTGAAATCAATGGAGGAATGTGTTTTACAAAGGAAGATTTCTTTAAGGCATGCCGTGCTGGAGCAATTCTTGGAACACTTCAGGCAGGTTATACTTCATTCCCTTATTTAGGTGAAGTTACCGAAAGAATTTTCAAGAGAGAAGCACTTCTTGGAGTTTCAATTACAGGTTGGATGAATAATCCTAAAATTCTTTTTGATGAAGATACTCTTAGAGAAGGAGCAAGAATTATCAAAAAGGTTAATAGAAAGGTTGCAAAACTTTTAAATATTAATCCTGCAGCTAGAACTACTTGCGTAAAACCTTCTGGAAATGCTTCTACTCTTCTAATGACTGCATCAGGCATTCATACTGAATGGTCAAAAAGATATTTTAGAGTTGCTCAGATGAATAAAGAATCTGAGGTTGCACAATTAATCAAGAAGCATAATCCTTATATGATTGAAGAATCAGTTTGGTCAGCGAATAATTCGGACTATTGTGTATTTGCCCCGATCGTTTCTCCTAAAGATTCAATTTTCAAAGAAGAAATGTATGGAGTCAAATTGCTCGAAAAGGTAAAACTTGTCCAAAATACTTGGATTGAAGAAGGTACGGATGTAGATCTATGTGTAGATCCTAGATTGAGACATAATGTTTCTAATACTGTAACAGTTCTTCCTGATCAATGGGATGAAGTAGAAAAGTATGTCTTTGAAAATAGATATTCTTTTGCTGGAATTTCATTCTTGTCTTCTTTTGGTGATAAAGATTATGCTCAAGCTCCATTTACAGAAGTCTTGTCTGAACAAGAAGTGCTTGATAAATATGGTGTAGCTTCTTACTTTGCATCAGGTTTGATTGTGGATGGATTAAAAGTATTCTCTAATCTGTGGAGAGCTATTGATGTATCTAATAATTATTCTTCATCATCCCAGGAAAGATTAGATAATCAACAAGATTGGATTAGAAGATTCCATAAATTTTCTAAATCATATTTTGATGGAGATACGAAAAAAGCTTCTTATTGTCTTAAGGATGTTTATTTGATTCATAAGTGGGAAAAAATTCAAAATACTTATAAGGATATTGATTTTGTGAGACAATTGGAATCTAAAAAGTTTACAGAAGTTGATACTTTAGGAGCCATTGCTTGTTCAGGTGGTGCATGTGAGGTGCAATTCTAATGTTTATTGTATATTCTAAAGATGATTGTTCGTATTGTAGAAAGGCCAAAGATTTTTTGGCCTTTCTTGGAGAAGAATATAAAGAATATAATATTTCAGAAGATCCATCATATAAAGCAGAAATGATTGAAAGACTTCAATATGATAGAATAGATCCTCCATACACCTATCCCCAGATATGGAATGAAGATGGTTATATTGGAGGTTGTGATAATCTATTTAAGATTATGGAATAAAAGGGCCGAAAGGCCCTTTTTCTTTTGATAAATATAATCAAAAGGAGTCATAAATTTAATTATGTCATTTAAGCAATTTTTAACGGAAGCAGCATTTAATATTCAAAAATTTGACAAAGTTTTAACTTTAGTCGAAAAGGTTTTAGAAAAAAGAATTGGAAAAATTTATCGATATAATGGTGATCATGGGTTCATTGATCTATCTTATTCTGGAGGAGTAGGTTTTGGATTTTTATATTTCTATAAAGATACATCTGCTTTCAGAATTAACTATGTGAAAGATGGATCTTCTTTTAGATTTGAATCTGTAGACATTTGGAATAAGTTTGGATTAAAGAATATTAATCGTCCTATTAAGCCTGACTATAGAGTAAAAATTCCTATTGATACAAATATTGTCCAGACATTAGATGCACTCAGCGATGTCCTACGTAAACCTGATACGGGGGCTAAAGTTTTTATTGCTGAACAAAAATATGTTCCTCTTTATAAACAACTTTTAAATGAAAAGAAAAGAACAACATTTGAAGAATTTTGTTTGTTTGCATCAAAACAACATAATTTATCTTCGATGTCTATGGCAGACCTGAAAGCCGTTTCTGATCAATATGATGTAGGAATTCCTGGAGCAGTTTGGCAATTAAAAGTTGGAAAGGATAAATTCGATCTTTCTAAACAAGTAGATGATACTGCAGTAGTTCAAGCAGATTCTAGTCCAAGTTCTCCTAAAGTGAGTGCAAAAAGTGTCACTGATATTCTCCTCATCACAAGAGGAGATGATGGTAAGTTTTATAAAATGGACACATCAACTGCCCCTGAAAGTGTTCTAAAAAATGTTTCTTCAGAAATTAATAGAGTCATTAAATCGGATGGGGCTAAGGAATTAACCCCTACTCACGTTCTTTTCCAAGATCTTGAAGATCTTGTTTCTATTGTAGCCACAGGTCAGAGACCTTCTCTATGTGTTGTAGGTGGTCCAGGTATTGGTAAAACCCACACTGTTATGGATGTTATCAAAGGATGTGGTTTAAAAGAAAGATCTGATTTCGTTGTCGCGAAAGGTAAAGTTACACCTGCTGCTCTCTATAGAACATTGTTCTTAAATAGAGATAAATTAATTATTTTTGATGATACGGACTCTATTTGGAAAGATGGAGATGCTGTCAATATTCTTAAGGCTGCTTTGGATTCTTATGACGTTAGAAAGGTAACATGGTTCTCAGCCCAGACTACAAATCTTTCGTCATTTTCGAAGGAAGAAGCTAGAAACTTTATCAATAAAGTTCATGCAGAACTTTCTGAAAATCCTGACGCCCAAGTAAAACTTCCTGCTGAATTTGATTTCACCGGAAGAGTTATTTTTATTTCAAATCTTCCAAAGAATAAATTAGACTCTGCTGTTATTTCTAGATCGTTGACTATCGATATGACTCTTTCGGAAGCACAAATTTTAGAAAGAATGGAAGCAATTCTATCTAAATTAGGACCATCTGATCAACCAATTGAAGATAAAATTGAAGCATTTAATTTCTTTAAAGATGGAGTTTTATCAGGAAATTCTACCGACTTCGGAGAAGTTACATTGAGAGCTCTTATTGGGGTTCTAGGAATCAGGGCTTCTGGATCTCCTAGATGGAAATCATTATGTAAATATGTTTAATATAAACAAAAGGCTCCTAAATTTTAGGAGCCTTTTTTAATTTTACCATGATCGAAGAATATGTTTCTTTTGACACCCTGGGCAATTTACCCATTCCTGCCCATCTGCCCCGCCACTATAATCTTTTCCTTCATATTTTAGAATATCAGATTTTGTATAGACTACAATTGCTCCACACCCAGGATCAGTTCTTGTTCCTGAACATGTAAATTTTTCTTTCTTTGATTCATCAAATCCTATAATAATTGCCATATCTTAATCCTTAATCTGAAGTTCTACAACTTCAAGTTTTCCAATATAATAGTTACGAGGTGTGGAATATCCGGCATTGTACCATTCAGTATCCGTATTCGCAGCCTTTTCAGCTACTTTACGATCATAAACAACCCAAATATTATCCGTTGTTATATCTAAAATGAATTCTTCAGAAGTACAAAATTCTCCATCACCATTAGATGAAGTGTAGAACCCCATTAATTCACCAGATTTAATATGTCGAAGTGCAAACATTTTAAAGTCTCCATAGAATTTTGTCTAAATATAGTTTAAATCAAAATCCTATGAATGTAAATAGTCTTCTCACAACAATTTTAATTGAGAAGACTTTAATTGCATACAAATTTCAGAAACCCATTTTGCCTGATTTTTAGCATCATCTAAAGCATTATGAGCTGTTCCTTTGAAATCAGGCATCTTATAGCCTATAGCTTCTCCGATATCTTTCACAGTCCTACAATCTCTAATATTCCAAAATTTCCAAAGAATATCAATATCACATTGTTTAAATGCATATTCCAGGATAGAAATATCAAATGTAGGACCATTTCCCCACATCTTAATATTTGAAGGATTGAAATCTTTCTGCAAGAAAAAGTTGAATTTATTCAAAACAAAAGGCAAGGAAGAATTTCCGCCAAAAGTTGACTTCTTAGCATCACTGCTTTGCTCAATCCACCATTTTACAGTTGAAGCACTTGGAGTTCCATATTTAAATGAACTCTCAATATCAACAGTTTCATAAAATTCATCATATTGATTACCTGTCTCAATATCAAATAAAACTGCTCCAATAGAAATTATTGGAGCATCATAAGAAGTTCCCATGGTTTCAAGATCTACCATGCATTGAATATTCATCATTTATTTCTAAATCCTTTATTAGAGTCCTTTTGAGGAATAGATTGCTTCCTCTTATCATATTTAGGTTTATCAATTTTATTAGTAGGAGAAATATACCTAATTGAAATTTCTTCAGGGCAATCTTCCTTTTCAAGGAAAAGGTCAATTTTAGAAATGATTAGATATTCATCAGAAAAATGTCTCATATTATTGCCTATCAAAATTAATTGGTGAATTTCTATCTTGAGGGAATTCCGGAATTTCTTCTCTAGAAATTTCCTTTAAGTGGATAATTTCCATACCAGGTCTAACTACAGTAAATGGAATTTCAGAAACTACCCACTTACCAATTTGAAAATCATATGAAATCCACCAAGATTTATCATGATTGCTCATCGATAATATTTCTTTCTATCAGAATTGGAACAAAAGGTTGTGCGTAATTATCAATTTCAATAAGAGCTCTTGTAGTTCCTACTGATACAATTTTGATATTTCCTATCAATCTACAAACCTTAGGCAAATCTTCAAATTTGATTCCAAAAAATCTTTGTTGCATATTTTTAATCCGGAATAGTTAGTCTATGATTTTCAGCAAAAACTTTCAGATCATATGACATATTATCCGGGGAAAATGATATGTCATGAATTTCCTGTAGATCTTTCAAAAATCTTTTATCGTGGGGCGAAACCTCAGTTATTCCGAGAATTACTTCTGAAGATGCCGATAATCCTTCTAAAGATTTAGAATATTTGTCATCAGGAATTAAAAACCCGACTGCACACTTCAACCCATTTGGACTCCTATAAGCACAAACACCATTACCATTTACACTCATCTTAAATCCTTGAGATTTCATCCCGAGAAAAGCCACATTGAAAATTTCTTGTCGAGTTTTAAATGTTGTCATTTATAAATCCTTCTTTGACCATTTCTTCACAAACAAACTTTGCTTCCTGTCGTTCATGCTTACGCCGAGACCGATCGCGTACTTCTCGGATGTTACGACGCTTGTCGCTTTTTCCAGTGCAGCAACCATACGGACAAGATTTTCCAATATCACTGCGCGAGTGTCCATAAGGTTTCATATCAATCAAACTCCTAATTAAAGATGAATTGGTTTATCAGAAAGATCATTCATCCATTTTTCAACAATAGACCATTCAATAAGATTTTGGCAACCATATGTCAGAGGACGACATCTATCACCAAACTCCATTGGATATTTGTCGGCAATAATTCCCAAATTCCGCTTCAAATAAGAAGTGAATGGTTGGACCATATAGGTCGGTGCAGATCCAATATAATCCCCATTATGAGAATAAAAATTATATCTCTGAAAATCATCTGACATAAATCCGACACCAGCAATACAAAGCTTATAAAGATCAACATGAGCCCTATTGCTTTCGATCTTTTCCATATTCAATTTCTTATTCATGGTCAATTCCTCAATTCATCATCATTAATAACAAAGTATATCAAATACCCTGCATTGTAAACAATTTATTTTATTGGTTTGTATGTCCAAAAGAAAATTTTTCCAATTTTCCATTGCTTGAAACCAATAGGAATTATCCCAGCCCAATTATTCTTTCTTGCTTGTGATCGAGAAGGAAACTTTTTAAGATGGTCCACAATAATGTCTTCGATAGTAGTTTCATCATCAATTTCAATGAAAATTTCATTTGAAAGATCGTTATCCCAATCAGCAAACAAAATTTCTCTGTCACTGATCGTAGTATCTTTATGGACAAAATTCATCGAAATAACTCCTAATTTTCGTTTGGCCAATTCTTGAGCCAAACACATTCTATGTCATAGCTTTTGACATTCCAAATATTTGCTAAACGAATTTGAGCTTGGATTTTATTATCTGCAGGCATAATAGTTACAGTCTCTGATTTTCGATTTTTTACCCAAACTCGATATTTTCTATTTCCTGAATAACGTCTTCCATACCCCACTTTATTTCTCCACAAATTTTCCATCAATAGTCCAATTTTTAAGCATTGAAATAGCTTCATTCATTGCATTATATTTTCTTTTATGAGGATCAGAATAAACATCCCTAACCCATTGAGCGGAAGCTATCCAACCTGGACCGTCTGAAAATTCCAAAAGACTAATATTGACAATCCTTTTGAAGGGATCATCTTTCTGACGAACTTGATATTCACCAGCACAAATCTTATTTGAAATAAATTGAGACATTTTATTTCTCTCTATTTGATTTTTGTAATTTTTACAAAGCCTTCTGGCCATTGCTTGACTTCAAAGAGATATTCTTCAAGAACCTCGATATTTGGATTTAGAAAATCGATATCGACTCGTTTGATAGTGAATTGAGCTTCTGGTTTATCAAAGCAAATGCCAGAAACTCTATGAATTTCCGAAGGAAGACTAAGTTCTGCCCCATTCATTCCATACATTGTACGAGGTTCAGTGATAGAAAGTTGTGTCATGATGTAGTCAAAATGTTTAAATGGTTTTGGAATCTTTGTAGTTTCAAGACTCCATTCACCATCATAAATAAATTCGACTTCATTATTTTCAACTTTAATAGCAAATTCAGTCATTATCTTTGCTCCATTTGTTTATTTGTTGGATACAGAATAAACAAAAACCGAACCATTGTAAATAGTTCGGTTTCATTATTTAAAAAATTATTCTGAAAGAATTCGAAGAAGCTCTTTTCCATATTCCTGAGAATCAATTTGAGTCTTCTTTTTCTGAAAATCGAGAATTGAACTCCACAATTTTGTAGACTTTTTAATCATTCTAATTCGGTTAATCAATTGCTCTTTATTGTCAATATAAAGAAACTTGCCTATCTCAGAATCGCCATAAACTTTATGGATAGGATCCATTTCAGAATGAATAAATGTTACAACATTTGCTCTAATAGACTCATAAACTCTACATGTAATATGTTCAAAGGACGCAAAAATTGGATCGCCAATTACCATGTGTGCAATAGAACTATTCAACTTTTGAGGAAATTCATTGAACTTTACAGGACCTGAAAATACTGGAAATCTCGAAACTTTTGAAATATTCTTTTCACTGAATTTTTCAGGATTAATTTTTCCAAACATTTCTACATTAATATCTTCTGGATGATCGAAGAAATATTCGATCATCTTTTTTTCTCTTTTTCCGCCTCTCATAGTTCCCCCATAAATTAAATCTACTTGAGGAGTAAGATTTGCTTCAAGTTGGGCATATGAAATAAGAGGAAATTTTTCGATTGGAAAATGAACTACATTTTCAGGTACAACAATTCCATATTTAGACTTTTCTTTAAGGCGATTGAGGATAGCCTGAGTGTTAGATCCTTGAGAGATGTATGTAATATCATCTCTTGTAATTTCGATGTCCTGGCGATCCCATTTTGATCCCCAAGATTTCTTTTCTACCGATCCCCAACATTGTCTGAGAGTTAAATCGGTATCAGAATAAAGATAGAAAATTTTTCCTTTAAAATTATTAATATATTTGTAATTTAAAAGATCTAATCTATTTTCTTCTCCTCCAAAGAAATTAATATTTCCATTGAAAACTAATAAAACTCCTTCATTAGGAATTTCAGAATTTTCAATATCATGCCATGAAAAAGAATTTACTAGAATATCTCTATTTAAGATTTTTGTGTAAATATGAATATCAGCTCCAACTGAATGGAGAATGTCTACAAGACATCTCGCTTCTCCATTTCCAGCTGAAGTATCATTTGCATTAAATGCTATGCGGGCTCCAATTTTTAAAACATTGATTCTCATTAAAAACTCCTATAATCTATATAGCATTTAATCCAAAATCTCAATTTTTACTTTAGAAACTCCAGATTTTAAAAATCCTAGTCTAGAAGCCCCAATTCTGGAAACATCTATAATTCTACCTTTTACGAAAGGACCTCTATCATTAATGGTAAAAATTTCTGATTTTCCGTTTTTAATATTTGTAACTCTAACTTTAGTTCCAAATTTAAGAGTTTTATGAGCAGCTGTAAATCTTGAGTTATGTAATCTTTCACCTGATGCAGTTCTATTTCCACTCGAACTTACAGTGTAATAAGATGCTATTCCGAAAAGTTCTTTGCCTTGGACGACCTCATGATTACATAAAATCAGTCCAAGGCAAAGTGTTAAATTCTTGTGTAATTTTTTCATTATTTCCTTCTCATGAAAGGAATTATTCCTTTCATGATTTTATTTATTGCGAAAATTACTTTATTTTAATTAGTGGCCCATTCCTTAAATGTTTCAGAAGCCAACTTCCCATCATATTTTCCAGAATATTTTTCCTTCAAAATTTTCATAAAATCTGGCATTGTTCCAGTTCCATGATTTTTAATGACATTAAGGAGATCTTCCTTTGTCATCTGAGCAGGAATATAATCTTCAATAATCTGAATTTCATCCAAAGTTTCTTGATTAAATGTATAAGTAGACATCTCCTTGAGCCCCTTGAGATGAGACTTCAAATATGCAATAGCATTTACATCCGCGGAAGATTTCAATCCCTCAGCAGTCTTAGATTTATTTTGGATATTTCCCAAAATTGTAGAAAGAACTTTTGTCCTAAAACTGTCCTTTGCTTTTCGATAAACATTCAAATCATGCTTGATATTTTCTTCAATAGTCGTCATTGGGTTTCCTTTATAAAATTTTCAATATTCTTAGAAAGAATTTCAGCATTTTTAATAAATGTTTCTTTTCTAACTTTTAATGGTTCTGCATCGAGTCCCATCCATTCTATATACTCTATACCTTCATCTAGTCCATCTGCATAAGATTTTAATCTAGAGATTCGATTTATTTTAGATCGAAGATTATCATTAGTAATTGTAAACATTACCATAAATCTTCTGAAAAAAGTTCTGGAGGAAATATTTTTGGCTCTTTTAATTGTCCAGAATGATGAGCAATTCTATATGCTACATTTCGATCAGCAAATCTTCCTTCTGATGTTAAAAATCCTTGCATATAGGGATAAATCCTACTTCCATCATAAATTTTATTTTTATCCAAAAAATGAATAATATGATGATGCCGAGCGGGCTTAGGTAAAGAAACTATGCAATTTTCACCAGTTTCCCCCTTAATTTTGATTGCTGCAGATATAATATGTTCTTCCACGATTTATCCTATTAAATTAAATTGTAAATATAAAGAGCATCTTTGAGATTATTATATTTCAAAATTTCTGAACGCCCTTCATCAAAAATTTGATAATAAGAATCTTCTGGATGTGTAGGAAAAACGAAAAAGATTAAACGTTTAGGGGTTCCATTCGCACCAAGGCCGGACCCAATTGTTATATCCTTAATCCAGTTCTCTTGCAATTCTTCGATACTAATTTTATGACTTTTAATCATTTTCTAAATCCTTTTATGGCATCAGATAATGGACCAAGTCTAGCAATGGTCTTTGGATAAAGTTTAAAATATGCCTCACTCAATTCTTCATAGGAAGACTCTTCTACTTTGGCAATTCGCTGAAACATTTGCGTTTCAGCGATCCATTTATCCATTTTATCCTTAGAACGAGAAGTCATGATATTTTTCTTTCCGGCCGATGATCAAACCAGGGCGATCATACTTTTTCCAGCGGTTGGTTTCAGCTGATTTAAGAACACCTTCCCAAGATTGAGTCTTTTCATTGAAACGATAATAATGCGTATAAGCATCCGGATTTGGTGAATATTCATAAGTCTGATCTTCAGAAAACCCATTTTTATCGATTCGCTTTGCAAAATCTTCTTGAACTCCAATGAATTTCTTTCCCTTTTCTTCAAAGACAGAAGAAATGGTACCAGCATCCCGATCTGTATAAGAGCACAAGGTAGCTCCCATTCCAACTTCTGGAATAATTTTCTTCGTTCCAGAAATCATAATGTTGGACATCAGATTATTTGTAGGTTTCAGAAGAGACATGATATTTACTCCGTTAGATTGTTTGTTAAAAACAGAATATAACAATCTAACAATATTGTAAATAGACAAAATTAAATTTTTGTGTTTATTGTTTCATTTAGAGAAATTCTCAGTGATTGAAAGTTTCTTAATTTAAATCACCATCTAAAGATGTTTCATAAAATTTCCACTGAATATAATCCTAATTATCTTCCCATTCGAGATATATGCATTCAATCTCTTGAAGCCATAATTCGTGTTCTAATTCACGTCGTTCCTTTTCAATCATCATTTTATCATATGAGTCAAGGTTTAATTCATCTTTAATAATTTTAGAATTTTGGCGACGTTGAATGCGACGATTTATTCTTTTATTTTGACCTTTTGTCACATGATTATGACCTGCAAAATAAATTCCATTATCCGTATCACTTACCCAACAAAGTTGGCGACGATAGGTTTGACTCATTTTATGAACTTTCTAATTAAATTTAGGAAGATGAATTTTAATCAATTATTTGTAAATCCGGATGATTTGCATCCATATTAAAATTAACTCCGAGAGATTTTAATCTATATCTTGATTTCATTTTTTTATCAATTTTTATATTAATTTCTCTTTTATCTTCGTCCTTTTTAATTTCTAGTGAATTCATAGTTTATACATTCCTTTTAAGAAAATTAATTAGGCTTTCCTGGAATATTTCTCCAATGAGAAAACTTATCATCTCCCCCTATATTAAATGCTCTTCCTCCTTGCTGTAAATGCCAACAAGTCTTTCCCGAAGAATTTGTAAACCATCTACAATCTGCATATCGACGATCACTTTCGATATGCCAAAGATCAATAAATCTTCCATCCTTTGGAGCGGTTGACATAGGTTGCCATCCTGCTCGTTTTTCCAGAGGAAGCTTTTCATCCAAAATTTCCTTTAAGGTCTTTGTATTCAAAGGAACAAAAACTTCTTTCAAAAGATTTTGTGAATATTCTTCTTCAGAAATTTTTGAACAATCTGGACATCCTCGGTGGCATAAACCTTCTTCTCTATGACAATAATCATGTCCCATAATTAATTCCCTCCAATTGGAAAGACTGCCAAGGAAGAGTAGTGATATTTTCCTTTGGAATTAAGAATCCGTTGAGCTTCGATAATTGCTTTTTCAGAAGATCCAGCAATAACAGAAATATCAAACTTTTCGCTCTTCGAAGCACGATCTGCCATAATAACATTGTAAGTCATATTTCTCTTCTCCTTGGTTTATTTTAAATAAATCTTAGATCGAACCCACCGACGATAGTGGCCTTTTCTTTTTCAAAAATAACTTGCTTTGATCCAAAGATAACTCTTCTCTTATCGAGATTGTAAACAATAACGTGAAAATCATCTTTATAAAGAGCATCAATAGCTTCATCCATAAAGAACCAATCCTTCAAATCTTCAATGGATTTGAACCCAAAATAAAAACTAAGTCTACGGGAATTTCCACACCAAAAATCACAAATACCTTCATCATTAAAAGGATTTGGATGCCTTTCTCCACAAAAATTAAATAATTCAGTTTGAGAGAAATGTCTATTAGAGTAGGAGGTATAAGGACCTTTCAGATACTTATTTTCAACTCGATAAACTAACATTGCTAACTATCCTCTTTAGAGATTAGGGGATTAGATTGATTTGTTAGAAATAACTTAATTTATTTTATTAGAAATGTAAATAGACAAAATGATTATTCATCAACAATTTTAAATTTGTACAATTGATATTCAGTTTTCAATTCTTCCAAATCCGCAGAATGAGTAATAGGACCTATAGTCAGATATCCTTTAGAACCTTCGCTTTGATATTTAAAATCAAAGAAAATTAAAGGTTTCTTCGAAATGACATCAGAAAATTCATCTGGTAAATCAAAATGAACTATCATATAGAGATAAATGTAAATAGACATTATGATCTTTCTTGAATTCTTTTTCTGTTAATTTCCATATCCCATTGAGAAGGAATCCAATCATTCAACCAATGATTTCTAAGTCCTTCAATCAAAATCTCAGGATTTCTGAAATTCGGGGAATAACCTCTATTCAACATTTCTTGAATTAAGGATTTTTGTCTCTCTACTAACCATATAGCTTTATTGTAGAAAAATTTGACATGTCCTGTTCCCATAGTGTATCGATGAGGAATATCTATTTGATGAGGTGATAGACCTTTCATCTGAGATTTTTGGATCAACCCAAAGGTTCTAGGAAGTTCTTTATATTCAGCAATCAGATGCTTTACTGATAATTCTGAAGGTGGAACACAATTGATTCTAGTCATTCCATTTTCCTTATCTTGATATGAAAATGTCTCCAATTAAGGAGACATTTTATTTATAGAATATTAAGATTACCCGCCTTAATCAATACTAGCTAGATATGTCTATAGAACACTTCGTGTGAAAACAGATGCGATATAGAATTCTATAAATTTTTAAATTGCAAAGTCATATTTTCCAAGTTTAATACCAAATATTTGAGCAAATTTAGAAGCCTTTTCTTTGGCAATTTCAATTTTATTGTTAGATTCGGAAGATTCTCCTGTAGCTTTACCAAAACTAATTATTTTGCTTCCACTAAAATGAGCATTTTTTAAATTAAAATCGGCATAAACTTCATATTTTGTTTTTGAAGGAATACGAAGTCGATCTTGTTTATTATAAATTGTAATTGAATAAAATATTAAAAGATTTCCAAATTGATCCTTATAGATCCCAGTAGAACGAGGTTCTTCTATCTTTTAAATTCAAGTCCTAAAGATTGAATGGATTTAAAGAAATCTTTAGGACTTGAATTAGAACGATAAATCTGAATAATTGGGGTTTCTTCAGATTCTCTGAGAAATTTTTTAAATGACATATTCTTTTCCTCTATTTTAGATATTTATATTTAAAATAGAGGAAAAGTACATAATAAAATTAATTCTGAGCTACTTTAGCATCATCATAATTTCTGTTATCATTCATAATATTCTTGTAAAGAGAACGATTGCGGAGCATATGATCAGCACAATGAGCCGCAGCCCAACTGTCAGGTTTAATTACAGGATCCACTTGACATACTCCTCTGATATATCCAATTGCTTCCTGAACTACACAAGATGATCCATACTTTTTATTAGGATTGATATCAAGATGCACTTCAATATCTCTATCAGAGATTACATCTGCAAGTCTCAAATATAATTCAGAAACCTTATAAACTTCATTCATTAGTCTGAAGGAAGGGCGAGACACCTTTTTATCATAATCTCGTTCAGTTTGAATTTCTCCAAAAATTTTACATCCATTCTTTCCATTGATATGGACAATAACAACTAGAGCATATTCAGCAAACCAAACATCTCCTTTTTTAAATTTTACCGAATCACATCCAATATAAATTTTCGTATCAGGTGATTGGTTATAAAGAAAATTCTTAATTTCATCGATATTAATTTTTGAACTATTGTCCATTTGATTATTCTTTCATTTAATTTCTTTTACACATTCTGCCATATGAGTCCTAGTAGATCCATCTGGAGTAATTTCAATCACAAATTCTTCATCAATCATTCCATCAAATTCATAACCTTTCTTCCACTGAGGAAGGTGGTCAAAATCTTTACGAGAAGATGTACGAACAAACTTTGTCATGTTTCTATTCCTATCGAGAAATTAGATTTTTAAGAGCTTTAGCGTCTGCGATGATTTTATCGAGTTTTGAGATTGCAGAATCTCTATAGATTGGAGATGTAGGATATGATCCAAACCAACCTCCTGCAGAAGAAAAAGAATTCAACATTTTAATATCATATTCAAGACGATTTAAAGAACTTGAAATATCATTAGGTTGAATTTTCTTCATTTTAAAATTTCCTAGTTGATTTGATAGATTATTAATATCAAAAGAATGAGCAATTGTAAATAGAGAAAATCGATAAAAATGGTGGGTCCTGAAAGATTCAAACTTTCGTCTTACCGGTTAAGAGCCGGATGTAATAGTCACTATACGAAAGACCCAAAATCGTGCCACCTGATAGGATTCGAACCAATCTTTTAATTGAGAATAATAACTAGAAGCTGTTGCTAGGTATTCGAGGAGGTAATACGTGGTTAATTCCACACAGCAACTTTCCCTCCATCCATCTACCTTCTTACGCTTGTTACTAATCTAAATTAAAGCCTCTTTAAGTATCCATACATATTCTTGGCCAAGAATTTAGAGGCAGGCGACATATAAAATTTAATGAATATAAGCTAAAATAAGATCGCGAACAATCTTTGGGGTTACAGCGAAATTGAATCTAATTTCATCCGATTTATAACCAAGTTGAGACATTGGAGTCCCACAACAATCACAAACCCATTCAATTTTTTCACCGACTTCAGTTTTCTTAAAATTGATAGGTTGTTTAAGATTTCCACCTTTAATATGAACATTTGTTTTACCAGCAGTCCATTGATATGTTTTATCTTCTACTTCAATATTTCTATAACTCATTTCAAGATCCTTATTTAGGAGATTGTAAAAATTTATTTGATGGAGCCATAGAGGAATTGAACCTCTTCACCCGCCGCTAACATCCTCCAACTACATTGCCCTTTCTGACAGGCGGTTTCAGCGTAGTCGTCTGACCCCATTAAAATATGGTGTTCCTGGTCGGATTCGAACCGACACTTGATGGTTTCTAAAACCATTGCCTCTACCATTGGGCTACAAGAACAATTTATATGGAGGAAGAAGTTGGTCTCGATCCAAAGACGTAAGTCGCTTTACGCCCGATCAGTTTAGCAAACTGTCTTGAGTCCTACTCAATTCATCTTCCTTAGAATGGCTCAGAGTGAAGGGTTCGAACCTTCAATTTCCTGGATCAAAGCCAGGTGCCTTACCAATTTGGCCAACTCTGAATATTATTTGGTGCGCATGGCTGGAATTGAACCAACATCTTATCAGTTATGAGCTGAGGGCATTGACCATTATGCTACACGCGCTTTGATGTTTAAATCTTTTCCAGACAATGTTCTGTCATTTGAAGTGCTTTATGTAAGAAACCATCAATCATAATTGGGGTTTCTAATTGAACGATAAAGTGGCACATTTCAGGAAATTTAAATGCAATTCCTAAAACTTTACAAGTTTGCCCATCCATTTCAGAATTCGTAGAATGAATCCTAACAATTTCATCACATTCAAATTTCATTATACGATTTTCCTTTTATAAGATTGGTGCGTCTGACTGGGCTCGAACCAGTGACCTTCGGGTTAGAAATCCGGTGCTCTATCCAACTGAGCTACAGACGCAAATAAAGTGATTAGCCTTCCAGGCCGGATTCGAACCGACATACTCCAATTACTCGATTAACGACGCATTAGAAGTGCGTTGAGATACTGGAAGGCTAATCACTTTAAATTATTCTTTATTCATCAAAGGTGATAAAACCTTTTTCCTTAAGTTGGGACAAGAGCATTCTTACCATATAAGAGGTATCACCAAGATCATTATCTTGATCGCAATTATAAAATATTTCAACTGCTGCAACTTTTAACAATTCAGGAAGAGCCATCTGAGAATGGAGAACAATAGGCTCTCCTAAAAGCTTAATCAGTTTAAGCTGAATATTTTCCTTTGTAATTTTCATTTTGAATTACTCTCTCTATCAGTTGAGAGTTAGATACTATCACAATCTGAGAGAATGTAAATAGGTAATTTTTATTTTATTTAGAAAGATTACCAATTATTTCTGAACAAGAAAGGCAAAAATAAATATGTTGACCTCTATTACGAAAAGAATAGGTAGCAATTACTTCTGTTCCACTATTCATTTCTTTATCGCAACCTCGGCAATAAGCAGTACGTAGAATTTTTCTACGATTTATTTCTCTATCTGTCATATTAATCTTTCTAATTTTATATTTTAAAACTGGTGGGTGCGGTGGGAATCGAACCCACGTAACTCTGCTTAAAAGGCAGATCCCTAAACCGCTCGGACACACACCCATTTTGGATTTCCTTGGTTTAGCCTATCAACTTAATAATAGGATTTAAAATACATGATTGCAAACGGCGTATCCACATCGAAGTTTCTATATATAACCTAACGCCGTATAACGGAAATATAGACTTGAGCTTCATCATGTATTTAATTGGTGTCTCCCCTCGGAATCAAACCGAGTCCCTTTGTTCTTCAGACAAATGTGCGCATCAGCTACACCAGAGAGACATTAAAATGGCGGACCATACGGGTATCGATCCCGTGATTTCACTTAGACAGAGTGACATGTTACCATTACATCAATGATCCAATAATTTTCTTCCTCTACTCCAACCTTCAGGAATGGGACCTTTAATTTTTTTAACTTCAATTCCATTATTGATCCAAATAGAACCAAATTGAGAATTATTTTTTCCTATATATTTCCCTTTATGTGAATTAGACATTTTTAATTTTGTTTCCTCAGAATGGCTTTTACCCGTCCAATCAGGAGCTTTTAATTTACCTTCTTTATGAAGGATTTTATTACTTTCAGATAATCTAAGCGATGATCTTTTTCTAAATTCTAGATCTTTAGCTAATATTTTATTAGTTTTCATAGCAGCTTTTGATGATCTTAATTTATGAGATTCAGATCCATCATTAAGATAACCCCATCCACCTTTACCTCCTGGGCAAAGATTATAAACATCATTCCTTTTGAGGAATTCTTCGTTCACAATCTCAGCTTCTTTTTCATTCATTTCCTTTTCGGAAGAGCATTCAAACAAGATTTCTCTTTTAAAATTCTCAATTCCAAATTTAGAAATAGCTCTTTTAAGAAGCTTCCCAGAACCCATATAACCATCTTCTTTATTAGAAGTCATATGCTTTCCGATATAAATTTTACCATTTAGCAAGTTGGTAGTCTTGTAAATTAGGAAAAATTGATTTGATAAACCTGTCATACAGATATTTATACAAATCAATTTTTCGATGAGCGGGTGAAGGGAATCAAACCCTCTTCTTCGGCTTGGAAGGCCGAGGCACAATCAATATACCACACCAGCAAAATAAAGGAAAAACTAATAAGGTGAACTTGGCAAACAAATATTCACTAACATTAGTTTTTCGATGTTGCGGCGCCCGGAGTCGAACCGGAAAAAATTGGCTTATGAGACCAATCGGGAACCCTTCCTCACCGCAATATTTTATAAGGAGAACTCTAAACATTCTCAACTAAAATGGCCGGAAGCTGGTAGTGTCGATCTCCAAACGTGGTACTAGCACGTTCCATCAGATTTCAAGTCTGAGTCAAGGGCCGCCTTGATTAACTTCCGTAAACTTTGTTAATTTGGTAGGAACAATTGGATTTACACCAATACCTTCTGGTTTACAACGCCAGATGAACTGTACCTTATTCGATATTCCTAAATGGTGGGCAAAGAGAGACTCGAACTCTCACGTCTCAAAGGACACTTGGTTCTTAACCAAGCAAGGCTACCATTACATCATTTGCCCATGAACTTTATGAGTTTCATCATTTTGCTCTATAGGGCACGACTCCTAGTTAAACGAACATACAAAATGAATTACTCATTAAAGGTAAATAAGGGATGGATCCGTCGATCAATTAGCCATGCGGACATGCTACACACTTCTTATTTACACTTAATATTTGGTACCTGTAGTCGGATTCGAACCGACTCGAGAACGCTAATCTGGCGCTGAAAGACTTATAAGATCTCCCTGTGTACCTACACCTACAGGCAAAATGGTATCCATGGTCGGATTCGAACCGACACTTTGGAGATTTTAAGTCTCCTGCCTCTGCCATTGGGCTACATGGACATATTATATTGGACCAAATTAATAGATTTGAACTATTCCTTTCTGTTCCACAAACAGACGTGCTAACCGCTAACACTAAACTTGGATAGATTTGGCTGCTGAGATAGGAGTTGCACCTATAATCACCGCGTTAACGGCAGCTGCTTTACTAATTAGCACACTCAGCAAAATTGAATGGTACGCCTGACCGGATTTGAACCGGCGAATGGTCTCCTTGAAAGGGAGGTGGCTTAGACCGCTTGCCAACAGACGTATAAATGGTGGGAGATGGGCTGAATCGAACACCTTGCCGCAAGGACGTGGGCTACAACCACGCGCCAGGACCACCTAGCCTTACTTGCATCTCCCTTAAATTGGGTTAAACTTTTTTACCAAGAGTCTAAAAACTTGGAAACCTCTAATTAAGGGGTAAATGGTACGTATAAATGGATTTGAACCATTGACCACTACCTTATCGGGGTAGCGCTCTACCACTGAGCTATATACGTAAAATTAGATGTATTTGGCTGGGATAGCAGGTATCGATCCTGCCTGGATAAATCCAACCTCTGGTTAACAGCCAGGTGCCTTACCTCTCGGCCATATCCCAACAAAATACATCGTCATAATAATTAAACATCACATTTTAGTTTATAATATTAGGATTGTGACTTCCCTTTTGAGGATAAGTACCTAATTCTCTTTTACGATTTTCTCTATTCAATTTTGAAAGAACTGAGTGACTTGTTATTGTCTCTCTTGATTATGAATTATTTATATCATACATTTGGTTTGTTGTACATAACTTTTTTCAAAAAATTCTAATTTTTTTAGGTTTTTTGTAAAAAGTAACAGATTCGATAGAATGAATTCCATATTCTCCACAAGGACAATATTCTTGAAATGTTTCAATCAAATCAATATTAGCTAGATAATTATCTGGCCAATTATTTCTAAATTCGTGAAATGGAACCTTTCCTTTATGAGCTTTAATTAATTCAATAGCAGGTTTAATGATTTCTTCGATTTCTCGTAATGAAATGTCTCTAATAGAATGCACATAATCAGCATCATTAGTATCACCTTCAATTACAATTTCATAATCTTTAGGTTCATTACTAAAATTTTCCATTAAAATTTTCCAATTCTATATTCTAGAATTTTCTTGTATTCGTTCATAGCATGATATTGATCATAAAGTATTGAAGTCTCTTCTTCTGAACATTTTCTCTCAGAGGAAGGCAAAGAAAGAAATTTTAATAAACTTTCAATTTTTGTTGTCAAATCAGAATGTTCATTCAAAACTCGCAATTCATGAGGTTTAGGTAAATTCATTTCTATCAATTTCCTTTATTAGAGGTCTCATTTGAGAGATATCTTTGTAAAATTTCTTTTTAGATTTTATATCAAGTTCTTCATCTAAAGTATTAATGTAATTTAAAATTCTATCAAGAGTTTCCCATTGACCTCTTATGTAATAAGTCAATTCTGAATCATTCATAAAATTTATCCTATAATGGCGCCAGCTGTAGGAATCGAACCTACTACACAAGGTTTTGGAGACCTGTATGTACCATAACACTCAACTGGCAATTTATGGTAAGCCGAGCAGGATTTACACCTGCAAAGATTTCTGATCAAGAAATCACCCGCTCTTACTGCGGGCGCGTTTATTAATTTCGCCACCGACTTATAAAATATATGGTAGGTCTCAATAGAATCGAACTATTGTCTACTCCGTGTAAAAGAGGTATTTTACCATTAAACTAGAGACCCATAAATGGAGCCGTTAGACGGGTTCGAACCGACGACAACCTGATTACAAATCAGGTGCTCTTCCAACTGAGCTATAACGGCATTTAATAATTATCAAAGAACAGAAGAATAAAATCTTCGAAATGGAGAACTAGATCAGATTTTAACTGATGAATAATGGTTTTGCAGACCACCCCGTTAGAACACTCCGGCACTAGTTCATTAAATCTTGTATATAGCAGACTGGACTTTAACCACTTTAATTTGATATTTCTGCGCAGGTCTTTCAAATTATCTTACTTAAACGTAAGGCTATACCTCTGAAAGGAGAACTCTAAACATTCTCAACTTATATATGCAAATATTGACAACGATTTCCGAGGATTCGAACCTCACCTCTCGCCATTCCGGGCCAGTGTGCTTCCACGTTACACTACATCAATCTCATCTTTATAGAAATCCTGCAAGATTTTTAAAAGATGTGTCTCAAATGAGCCAATAAGAATTGCAGTCCTTATTCCTCATTTCGAATTCAGTTTGAATGTTTCCACCTGATAGCCCACATACAAAGCTCTTCATTCTGGTGGACGATATCGGGTTCGAACCGATGACTTCCTGATTGCAGGTCAGGTACTCTCCCTACTGAGTTAATCGCCCATTATTTGTTGTACTAAATTTGTTTTATTATTTATAACTCAAATTTATTAAATGCGACCTTTATACCATCCATCTGGCATATTATCAATATCTTTTTTAATCTTTTTATTTTCAATTCCATTAGTTATCCACATAGAACCAAATTGGGAATTTTTAGAACCTTGATTCTTTGATTTTCTCATTTTTTGTTTAGTTTCTTCAGAATGTTTTTTACCATTCCAATTATAAGTATTCTTCCAACTATATTCTTCCCAAATTTTTCTAGATGTTCCTCCTCGACTACAAAGATCTTTTATTTTTTCATTGTCAAGATCTTTGAAAAAGCCTCTTCTTGGATTTCCAAATTCATTAATATAATCGAAATTACCTTCACCTCCAGGTGATAAATTATATGTTCTTTCAGAAACAAGAATGATTTCTCTTTCTTTAGAAATCATATCCGATTTATTATCAAATATAAAAAGAATTTCTTTTTTAAAGTTTTCAAACCCGTATTTCTTAATTGCTTGTTTTATAAGTTTACCAGAACCCATATAACCATCATCAAGATTTTTAGTTTTATGCATTCCAATATAATATTTGGAATTTATTAAATTAGTAATCTTATATACGGTATAATACATCATCAATCTCTAAAATATAAAGTCATTATAGACTATTTATATTTTAGAGAAATACAGTGGTCAGGGTAGCTGGATTTGAACCAGCGTTGCCACCTTCCAAGGGTGACCGAATGACCAGGCTTTCACATACCCTGACTAAATACAACTCTATAAATTATTATGGAGCACTTACAAGGATTCGAACCTTGATCCTGACCTTCGTAAAGTCTCGCTCTTTCCAGTTGAGCTATAAATGCATTCTCCAAAATCAATTTATGTAACTTATATATAATGTTTCTCATAAAATGTACACAATTAAAATTTAGAAATGTACATTTTATTTAGATATCCATTATATTCAATTATACCATTATAATTTTTAATAATATAATTTTCATCTAAACCTTTAGGATTTATTCTCAAAATAATTCCTAATTTTCCACCAGAGGCAATCTTTGAATATTTTGTTGCCTCTGTTAAATTTGAAGTCATATAAATTGTACCAGAATATTTTGATTTTGAAGGATCTAAACCTTCCTTCAAAATCATCTCTGCAGAGTTTTTATCAGTTCCATGATAATAAACATTTGCGATTTGTTCATTTAAAATATTTCTGGATTCAAATATGAGATTTTTCATAAATTATTTATTCAAAATATCTTGAATAAAAACTAAGAGCCATAAAATTGAAATGATAGGAAAAAATAAAAATCCTATCAAAAAATTCAATGTATCCTTAATTCGACCCAATATACTTTGTTCCATTGACCTTGATAGCATCAATATCTCCTGCGAAATTTTCTTCCAAAGTATCTTTGAGAGTTTTGATAATAAAATCTAGTTTCGCATTTCCCCAATGAGTAGGATCAATGAGAAGTTTAACATCAATTTCAAATTTTTCAGTCTTAGAATAGAAGGAACTATTTTTTGAATAGCTATCTCCATATCCTACATCGAGATCGAGTGACATAGACATATAATGTTCCTTAATCATCATTAATATCAAAAGTGCCTGGTACCATCATAAATGAATATGATGGAGAACCTTTATATTGAAGGATCAATTGATCTAATTCATAAGAAATCTGATCAAATACTTCAATTTTATTGATAAGAGGAAAATATAGAATAACCATATTCATTTGAATCACTCCTTAAAAGGATTTAACTGCCAATTCCATTAGAATCAAAATTCCAGTAAATACAATTACGGAAATTGATTCCATCGAAGTTATTTTAATCAATAGTTCTTTCATTTTGAAATTACCTTAAATTCTAAACCTTTTGTACCACAATAATAAAAATGAGTTTTACTCAAATCAAGAGTGGCATCAGGCGCCAATTTTTTCAATTTCTGATTAATAATTGGAATATTTGCACTCCAATTCTTTTCATTCAATGTGGTCGACAAGTTGGAATTACATTCCAAGAATTCCTCAAATGTCATAAAGAGATGTTTATAAAACGATCTGATCTTGAGAGAAGGAGCATTCACATAAATGCCAATCTTAACTTTTCCAGATCTTGGAGATCCACGACTTCCAGACATTTTATTTTCCCTAATTTATTTACATTTGATGAATTATTTATAGTACATTTTTGAATGAATGTACACATAAAAATTCACAAAAAGAAAATTAAATTTCTATGAGCAAAGGTTGATAATTAGAAAAATTAGATTCTCCCCTATAACCTTTTGGATGACAAAGAATTCTGCATTCTCCTATTTTAACATCTACAGAATCATGAACATGCCCATGGAACCAATATTTGATTCTAGGATTAGAGAGAATTAAATTTTCAAGATTATTGACAAATGATCCATTTAAATCATTTCCTCTTGATCCTTGAAATCTTTCATTGATGCAAAGAGTAGATGGAGCATGATGAGTTACCATCATAATCTTTTTATCCGCATCTAAATGTTTAATATGATTTTCAAGACATCTAATGAAATGGTTAAAAATAGAAACCTGTTTCTCTGGAGACCAATTTCTGATATATCTAAAATCTGCCAAATATCTTTTTGTAGTTAACATTTCAACAGGGTTTTCATTGAAATAATTTGTCCACATCGTATGAGATATAATGACCCAATTATCTTCTATATGTTTTACTTTAATATCTACAAATTGAGGATCATGATCCCAATTTTGATAATAATCATGATTCCCATAAACTTTAACATAATGCAAAGAATTAGCTATTCCTACATTATCAATCTCATTGATAATTTTAGGTTCATATACCATCCCATAATCTCCGCAATTGATTACTACATCAGGAGATTGTTCTTGAAGTGAATTTCTAATTAGTTTATATCCATTGTCCCAGGGCTTTAAATGTAAATCTGAAAAAAGTGAAACCTTCATTTATTACAATCTTTCTTAAGTGAAAAGGAGGATTTTTGTCCTCCTTTGTAGTTGTGTATATTAAGATTTGTCTTTTTCTGAAGATTCATCAGAATTTTCTTCTTCTGTTTCTTCTTCCTGTTCATTAGAATTTTCTTCTAAATCATCAGGATTTTCTGGATTTTCTGGATTTTCTTCAGATTTGACTTTCTTCTTTCTAGGCTTTTTTAGAGGAGCATCTTCTTTCACTTCTGATTCATCAGCATCTGGTGAATCACCGCTTTGCTCCAATTTTTCTGGCTCAGGGGTTTCTTCTGAAACAGGAACTTTAATAGTTTCATCTTCCTGAAACTTTTCTGGAGCAGGAATAAGATTAGGAAATGCCAAATGCACATCTTCCTGACTTAAACCAATCTCTACCTCCTTATCCTTCAATTTAAAGGCAAATTCAGCATCAGTTCTATCGAGAGATCTCATAAGTCTCAACCAACCAATTTGAAGTCTATCAGTATTTTCAGTATTTACAAAAGAAGGAAATGATCTGATTGCCTTTTCGAGGGACAAAGCACCCTTTTCTGTAAATTCAAATCCATCAGGAATTCCCTTTGGAAGAGTGATTTTAATATTAGGATTGAATAGTAAACTGAGAACTGCCGCAGTAGAAACCGAATAGTGATGTTTAATGAAATCAATTTTTTCGGAGACTGTTTCCAAAGATGCAGCCTTTGCAAAAATTTCTGGCAATGATAATTTAGCAATTGTTTTAAATGACATAGATTTTATTTTCCTTTTAATAAGTTTACTTAAAAGCCTTGAAATCAGCTAGAACATCTAGCATATTTTTCATCCTATATGATATAAAAGCTTGACGAAGAAGCTCGAGAGAACCTTCATTTTCCTTATTATATTCAATTTCAATATTATATTGAATATTCTGAGGAATACATTCCAAAAGATTAATCAAAGTTTTATTTCTAGAAAAATTCTTTAAGAATTCATCTTTTTGAATTTTCGAATTAACTTCTATAGGATTTTCAAATTTTGATTTGAATTCATCTAGAAATTTAGTGGTAATAGGCTTTTGTCTAATTTTATCTATAAAAGTTCTATCAGATGATAGAATATTAGGCACAGAATCACCTACATCACCCTTGGCAATATGCTCAATGAGAAATTCTTTTGGATTTTGGCATTTTAGATATTTTTTCAAAGTTGGCGAATATTGTGTAACATTCTTATAAACTTGGAGTTGTTGGAAATCTTTATCTCCAGAAATAATCAATATTTCTTCTGATTCAGAAGATGATCCAAATCCAGCATAAATGTCATTATCATCAGAGAAGGTCTTGCCATATTTATTACATGCCCATCCAATGATATCATCAGCCTCAGCTCCAGGAGCCTTGATACATTTGAATGGAGAAAATTTATCTAACATTTCAAATGTCTCATTAATTACCTTATAGACAATTTCCCAATCCAAAGAATCAGGATCATCTTTAGTCTTGTCCTTATTCAAAGATCTAGTAATCTTATAAAGTTCAAAATAATCTTTTCTCCAAGATCTAGAATCGGCGCAAATAACCATATTTCCATAATTGGACTTGAATTTTGCATAATTTGATCTTACAGAATTCACGATAAAATGCCTAATAAGATTTTCTTCCATTGGCATATTTGGATTATTTAGTCGTTCTTGATGAATTGAAGCCATCGAGATTTGAGAAAAATCTAAGAGAATCAAACTACATTTCCTTTCAAAAGAGTGCATTTAAAATGCATTTAAGGGATTTTATTGATAATTATGCATAAAATGATTTTATGAAAATATGATAAAATAAGTTATTGATTAGATTATCATATTTTGAACAAAAATCATTCTATGATTAAAATACTTTTGCGATAATCATATCGCCATTAATTCTGAAATTTCCTTGCCTTTCTGTAACTTTAAGAGCCGAAAATTCCTTTTCCATTCTCATTTTTGTAGTAGAAAATAGATCCTTTAAAAATTCAGGCTTTCTAATTTTTTTAGTCTTAACTGAAGTACCATTAATCAATGTAGTTCCTTTGATATCAAAACCATCTTGAGACTCCATTACAGAAAGATCTCTAGTTTTTGTATTAAATGCCCAAACTATCTTTGCTCCAATGATCTTATCTGGAAGAACTGAAACCATCTTGAAAGTGTCTGAAATTTTTAGATATTTTAAATCTTTCAATTTCTTCTCAATCGGAATAATTTTCTTTTTTCTAGTTCTAACGACTCTGGAAGCAGAACTAGAAAATTGAATATAATCACTAATAGATTGATAAAATTTCTTGGCAACTCTAATATTTACAGAATTGTAAATTTTATAAGCTTCCTTGAGATCTTTATCCGAATTCAAATTCTCTAATTCTTGAATGATTGGTTTTACACAATCATTCAAAATTTCCATTGAATTTCCTTTAGTAAGAGTAGAAATCAATGTTTTTGTTTTTTCAAACGATTCTGATTGATTAAAAGATTTCCAAAAGGAGTCTTCTATCTCATTAAAATTTGAAATATACGTTTTTTCAGAATAAGAAAGAGATATATCTTTTTCTGTAGAAGGAGTATCTTTTTCTTCTGTATTGTTAAGATATTTTTTAAAAATTTCTTGAATATAATTATCGCGCTTTTCTTTCATAAGAGGAGTGATAATACATCCATTCTTTTCCATAAGATACATCCAAGCAAAAGAAGGATTGATATCTGAAGATGAAACTTCATTCCACTTAATTTCAGGCAAATTTTTATTTAAAACATCCCTGGCATCTTTCAAATTATTTTTATAATTGAACCAACTAAATACTCTAACTAATCCAGATAGAGTCAAATCATTCATATCAATGTCTTTAGGTTCTCGACCAAATTCAGCTTCAACCGCTGAATTTGGTCTATATGCTTTACCTTTTGGGGCCATTTCAAATTCCTATTCCAAAGTTTTATGCAATATAATACATCTAATTCGAATAAGATACAGCCAATTTAATTTTTAATGCTGTATTGAACATCACTATTATAGAATGGAATATTCTTTTCATAAGAAAATCCAGTTGTTCCATGGATATAATTTGTAAAAATATCAGCCATTGTAGATGAAGCTTTTGTATAAAGAATAATCTGTTCTTTTGCTACTTTATATTCATGCTCATTTGCGTAAGGAAGAACTTCATGAAAACCTAGACCTTTTTCATTTTGATTAAGATGTCTAAAATATTTCATTTTAATTCTATCTTCAGGTTCTTCGGAAAAGCCGTCCAATTTCATAACTTCTTCATCAGAAATCATAGCAATTGATTGCATAGGTCCTTGACCTACATTGATGAGCAATTGATAAACATTATTAATATTTTGAATTTCATTAAACATTATCTATAGCCTTATAAATTATATTAAGTTGTTCTTCTTGATAATATGTTAGTCTTTTAATTCCATGAGAATATGTGATATTTTCTTTTGATTTATATCTTAAATCATCGATGATATCAAAAAGATATCCAATTCTTCCATCAGGGGCTTTTCTAAGAAGTCTCCCAAATGATTGCATAACTCTAATTCTTCCTTTAGAAGGAGCGCAGAATATAGCATTATGCAAATTCTTGATATTAATTCCTAATTGAAATAATTGATAAGTTGATATGATAACTACATCATTTTTAGTTTCAGCATATTTTCTAATAGCTTCTCTTTCTTCAACTCCTAAACTAGAAGACATCAAATGTACATCAAAATTTAGTGACTTTAATAAATCAAAGATTAATTTAGAATGTTCAACTGATCTAAAAAGTAGAAGTGTATTCATTCCTGCTAATTTTTTTAGAAGAGAAATTATCAAATTATTTCTTTTTTTATATGTTGCCAAAAATTTCATTTCAGCTGGATAAATCTTTTTCTGTTCCTTTTTCTTTATCAAAGGTCCAATTATATCATCCCAATATTTTTTTGTTGTAGTTTCTTCATATTTCAAAACTACTGCCATGACAGGAGTTTTTGTCAAAATATTAAGATCCATCAATTCCTTGGTAGATTTGGTTTTTCTGATGACTCCAAAATGTCCAATCAATTGAAGAGGATTACATTTTAATTCTTTAAGAGTTCCTGTTAATCCAGTTCTTCTATCTGCATTTACCAATTTCTCCATAATAGAAGAAATTTCTTTGGCTTCTGCAGTATGAACTTCGTCGCAGATGCAAATATCAAATTGAGTAAAATAATTCTTATCTTTAATATTCGCAAGGGATTGCCAAGTTGAAACATAAATTCTTTTTGAAGAATCTTTTTCTTTTCCTGCCATAATCATATGACACATTTTATGCGAATCAAAACTGGTATCTAGTTTTGAATAATCTTCAAAATCAGAAATCATCTGAGAAACTAGATTAATAGTAGGAACCATAACTAGAATTTTTCTATTCGAAATTCCTCTAGAAATGCAATATCTGAGATAGAGATAAACAATGAGTGATTTACCTGATCCCGTTGGAGATAGAATTATATTTCTTTTATCTAATATAGCATCAAGAACTGCCGATTTTTGATAATCTCTAATTTCATAGCCATCTGGAAGTTTTATATCTTTGGAAAGGAAACGATCAAAATCTTTTTGAATAGATTCCTTTTCCAAATTTTCAGGAAAACCTTCCAATGAAAATGTCTTATTAGATTCATTTAAAAATTCAATTAAGTTATCAAGAAGTCCTGCAGGAAGTGTTCCGAAATTTCTATTGAAAAGTCGAATTTTCCCATCCCAATATTTGCTTTTAAATTTTGGGTTCCATTGATAATTGTCAGCAAAAAATGAATAATAATCACTTAATGTCTGAGAATACCCCATATCCGTTTCTATCCGGATCAGGGCAGAATTTACGTAATAAATGATAACATCTTCTTCCATGAAGATATTTATCTTAACTTCCTGAAGTGAATTTATCCCACTCAATGATTGATCTTATTTGCCAATTTCTATCCTTTATCATAGAAAGGATAGATTTTACAATTTCTTGAATTCCTTCGTATTCTTCAATTTTTGCTACAACCGAAGAAAATTCATCATCAGATGATATGAAAGTATCAAGATCACCTTTTAGAACTTTTAGATGAAAATTATCTCTTCTATAAGTATCATCATCAGCCTTTCCTGAATAATATAAAGACTTCTCTCTATAGAGAATTTTCTTTCTTTTTCTAAGTTTGACTAGATTTTGATTAACTTGTTTTAAGAGATTTAAATATTTGAAATGTAATTTAGGTATATTGACAGCTTCTCCGGAAGGGTCATGCCTATCCATCTTTGAATCTTGTTCCCAATATTCTAAAATTGTATCTGCTAATGTTTTCTTTTCTTCAGATTTTGATGTTGTCATATTTACATATTATCAAAAATGATATAAAAGGTACATAATTTTTATGTGAATGTCGGAATAAAATTCGAGTATTCAAAGGCAGCATTAAATTTCATATAATCAGTATTAGATGATGTAGTAGAAAATTCTATAGATCCTAAAGCAATAGGATAAACATCATTGAAAGTAAATGTTCCTATTTCTTTATTATTGTTGTCTAATACTACTACTTTAGCATCAGTCGTTATTTTAGAAAAATCTCTTTCAACGTCATCATCGGTAGATGCATATGACATAATCCATTTGAATATTTCTAAATATGCAATATAATTTTCATCTAAAAGAATTTCTATAGTCCAAGGTTTTTCAAAAACCAAAACATCTCCAGGTCTATTGAAAATACCTGAACGCATAGGAATATTAACACTACTTGCAGATATTCCAGGAATTACAAATTTTTGAGTCAAAAATTCAAAAGTAGGTATTTTAGAAAATACTATTTTTGCATTTGATTCTCTTGTAAAGGATTGAAAGCTTGTTGGTTTATTGACTGTTATACTATCCATAAATTATTTATCTAGAATTAGCCTGCTCATCGTGAAACGATGTTATCTAGAAAGCTTTCTAGATATAATCTAGATTAATCGTTTCACGATACAAGCTAAAGCTTGTTTTCTTTAATTTATATTCTAGATATAATCTAGAAAATAATAAAGCTTTTTAAGATTTCCTTTAAAATATTATACACCGGTCCTAGAATGTTGTACACAAAATAATGCATTAAAATAGATTATTTGAGAATTATTTTTATTTGTGTGATAATAAAATAAACAGTGTACATTCAATTATAATAATGATAGATTGAATTTATGTTTTTAACAAAAGGAAAATAACTATGACAAAATTTTTGCTAATTAAGAGTGAAGATTCCACATTTATTTCTACAAAGAAGAATTTTACAGAAGATCTAAAGACTAAACTTCTTGCAGAAATAAGTGCAGATGAGAGTGCAATTTTTGAAGATTATTTTGATGTTGAAATTATCAAAGATAGTTATATTTACTTGAATACCGAAATTAAGGTTCGATAATGGAAGAAGATACAAGACCAAAAGAATGTAGATTTCGACTTCAGGATGAAGGAAAATCATACCCAAGATCTAGTTGCTTTGCCTGTAATAAAGGCATCCTAACAGGATTGGGGAAGTCTTGCTCCCTTCAGAAGGATAAAGAACAAGAAACTAAGAATGAAATTGATCAATTGAATAATTTGATCAAATCCCTTCAAAAGGAATTAGATTTTGCTGATATGGAAATAAAAATCCTAAAAAATAGAACTGCGAAATCGATCCAATTTACTTATGAACCTACAAAAGAAAGAGTCAAAATATATTCTGGCGATGATAATTCATTTGAAATCTTATCAAAGTATCCGGAGTTTCTAAATCCATCTAAAATATTTGATGGATTTTCGGATAATTTTCCAGAGGACTTTGATTAAATATGACAGAAACATTCAAATCACAAGCTATTAGAGATTTTTTAATTTCTAAAATAAAGAATGATGAATTTAAGGTTGACTCTACTGGAGCAATAATTGTTGCATTTCCTAATAAATCTGAATTTAGGATTTGTTCTGGCCCTAGTGGAATTACTTCATATCATTTGTCAATGTTTACTAGAGTTCCTAGAAAGCATATATTTGATAGAATTATTACAGGAATTCATTGGGTACATTTTCCTTCTGATCTTATTTTTGGAGGAATAACAGATCCTCTGCGAATTTTAATTAATAAAAAATTTCTAGAAATAGAACAAGAAGCTAAAAAATTAAGAGCTAAAGAATATGAAAATTATCTTAAGTTTGTATCTAATGAAACTACTAAGGATTTAGGATTAGCATGAGTCTATATCTTTTAAGAAATAAAGATAACGGAAAATGGGCAGATTCGGGTGTTTTTGATTGTGATAATTTTTATGAAGCCAGGAGAAAGTATAATTCTCTAGAAGCTGCTACGAAATCTATGAAGCAAATTATTAAATGCCACAGACAATATAATCTTAGGAATTCTTGTTCAAATCTTCCGGAAAATTATGAAATTGTTGAATTTTCAATGATACCTTTGGGAGTTTGTGACTAAATGACTATATTTTGGATTTTATTTGGAATTTGGGTAATTTGGGCTTGTAGCGGAATTCTATATTTTACATCACTCTTAGGGCAGAAATATAGAAAGGATAAATGGTATGATTCTATATTTTATATTCCTTTAATTCCTATAATTTGGTTTATATCATTTTTAAAACTCTATAATCTTTGACAAAGAAAAAGGCTTCTAGAAATTCTAGAAGCCTTAAATTTTTATACTTATAAAGTATATTGCTTAGATTAGGTTGCTAATCTTCACTTTTCTGTAATATGGATTAATATCACGAGTTAAGTCAGAACCATCTGGCGTACCATTAGGCAATCCATTTGTTAGCTTTTCAACGAATGGATTAGCAACAACACCATAACGTGTCTTGAATGCCATTTTAGGTTGGAAGCTATGTTCATCGATAGTCTTACGTACATAGAATGGAACGTAAGGGCAATAGAACAATCCAGCATCAAGTTCAGTGTTACCCTTGAAACCTACGACTGCGAAGTCACCGACCATATAAGGGTCAATATAAACTTTGAACTGTCCATTTAGAACACCTGCATAGGTTGAATTTGCGATGTCGTTATTAACTCCTGTTCCATCAGAGATGGCAGAATTATAATCGAGCTTTCCAGATTCACCTAGAGCAGTAGCTACGTTTTGAGATACGATAATGAAATTACCACGACCTCTACGAGTTTCTGTGAAGATCTTATTTGCTTCAAAGTTAAGGTGAAGCATCAAACCCTTGAACTTTTCAACGAACCAACGTCCGTCAGAGTCTGTATTTACGTCAATAACACCTGAAGTATTAGTATACTCTTGAGCTCCAGGCTTTGCAACAGTATAAAGCGTACGAATAAGTTCACGGTTCATTTCTGATACAAGTTCGGTTGAAAGAATATCAGCAAGAATAGTTTCAGGATCCATTGAGTGCATTGCTTGCATATCCTGAGAAAGTTCATCTGACCATTCAGTTGCTAGAGCTCTCGTTTGAGCTGTAACGCTGATCTTATCAACGCTGAATGCCATCTTCTTAGTGATATCACCTTCACCAGTAGCTGTAGCAACCCCGGTACCATGATCAAGTGTATGAACTGGTGGAGATCCTGTTGTTGCAAAGATATCATTTACATTCTGAGTACCAGCACCGGAGAATGCAGAATTTGGTTCATTCAAACCAAGAGCTTCAACACCATTCTGTGCAGTATAACGAGACTTCATAGCAAATGCAAGACCTGTTGGTCCTGTCATAGGCTGAACTCCTACAACATCATTAGCAATAAGCGAAGGCGCAGTACGACGTACCATTGCAATAAGTACTGGATCCCATTTTGCTACACCACCTGTGATGTTAGTTGGGGCATCTTCGTTAAGCATTTGACGATCTTGTCTAAGTTGCTTAGCTTGATTTTCCAAAAGAATTGCAGTACGGATTTTTGCATCTCTAGAACTAAACTTAGGGGCTTCCTTCGATTCTAGAACTTTAGCCCACTTGCTAAGAGCTTTTTCCTGTAAGAGTTGAGTGTTGTTTGTCATCTGAGTTTATCTCCTTAATTAGACTTATTTATAAAATTGATTATTTAGAAAGAATCTTTAATGATTCAGAAACTAAATCGTCAGCTGTTTCTTCTTTAACGAGAATGTTTCCATCATCATTATCCTCATCTGACTCATTAACCTTAGAATTATCAACATCTAATTCTTCTGATTCATACTTTTTCTGTTCAGTAAAAAGCTTACGCAAAGTTTTCAGTTTTTCGTTTAGATCTTTAACATTGTCAAATTCAAGACTTTCAGCTAGAGATGCAAAACGACGTGCCTGATTTCGTGATAGACCAACAGTTGCATTTTCATACAATTGCTTTACATTAATATTCTCTACAATACTTTCGAGTTTATTATTTCTTTCAAGAACTGCTTTGTGTTCCTTAATAAGTGTGCTATACTTGTTTCCAATTACACTTTCAGAAAGAACTGTGTCAAATCCTAGTTCTTTGAACATCTTAGACATTGCATTGAAACCTTCTTCAAGTTTCTTCATACGAGCTTTAGATTCAAAGATAGGCTTATTTTCTTCCTTCCACTTACGAACTTCTTCTTTAGCATAAAGATCGAGAGATTCAATTAGATTTGCTCTTTCTTCTTCAAGCTTCTTTTGGAATCTATTTGCAATTCTTTTCTTTTCAGAACGAAGCTTATTAGCTACCATTGATTCAAAAATAGTTTTGACTTCATTTTTAGCAGATGCAGGAATATTAAGAGCTTCAAGAACTAGCTTTTGTTCCTTATCGGATAGAGTCTTTGACTCATCAAGGAAATCTTCTTTATCCTTTTCATCCCAATCATCTTCATATTCGTCGCCGTCAGCTTCTTTAATTTTAGCCTTTTTCTTTTCCTTTAGCTTTCCATCCCAATCTGTCTTGGAATTTGTGCCATCAGGATTTTGCTTTTCTTTAAGCTTATCGTCTTCGTCGTTATCGCCGTCAGCTTCTTTAAGCTTAGCTTTACGCTTAGCCATAATTTTCTTGGCTTCTTTAATGACATCATCTTCATCCTTGGAATCATCATCTTCAGCTTCTTTAAGCTTAGACTTCTTTTTTTCCTTTAGGGTTTCTTTGTCGTCATCATCTTCGTCTTCAGATTCAAAAATGTCTGCACTATCTTCATCCTTTGACTTGATGATATTTTCAATATCTTCAAAGATATTTGCATCCTTTTCATCCTTAGATGGATCTAATTCATTAGATGTGCCAGACTTACCTTGATTAGTAATCTTGCTTCCTAAAGCATTAAATTCATCCTCATCGATGTTAATTTTGTCTTTACGTTCATCTTCGGAATCGTCATCTTCCTTCAATTTAGCTTTACGCTTAGCCATAATTTTCTTGGCTTCTTTAATGACATCATCTTCATCCTTGGAATCATCATCTTCCTTTAGGGTTTCTTTGTCGTCATCATCTTCGTCTTCAGATTCAAAAATGTCAGTTCCTTTTCCAACGAATTTAGGTTCTTGCATTCTCATTAAATCGTCGAGATCGTTAATTACTTCTCCCGAAGACTCTAGAACTGATTTTAATTTCTTTGCCATTATGAAATAATCTCCTTATAGATGTATTTATTAAAGAAGAATTTTCTTTAAAATCTTCAATTTTTGTTTAAGTATTACAGATTCGACCAATTCTCTATTAATCTTTGTAACTAAATTTGTTTTAGGGTCAAACTTCCAATCTACAGATTCGAGGAGACCATTTACAAAAGCATCAGGAGCTGAAGGTGTACCAACGATATCTATAGTAAATAATCTAAAATCATCCTGTACTACGTCAACCCCATCATTTCTAGTTTTAACAGACCCTAATGCTCTTGTTGAAACTCCTAATCTTACCCCACCTTCTAATAATTCAGCGGCATGTCTTCCCATTTTTGTAGGAAGAAGTCTAGCTTTTCCATAAACATTAGAACCTTCAATTCGAAGTTCGGTGATTAAATGAGATGCTTGTTTTAAATCAGGTTGGGGTCTATCAGGATGCTCAATTTCTCCGACAGCCTGGCATGTTTTTACACATTCATTAATATATCTTTCGAATTCTGGCATCAAAATAGAAGACGGATAAATTCTATCATTTCCATTTACTACATCAGCTTGAGCAAAAATTCCTTCAATATAAAGTTGCTTACCAGATGATGTATTTTCTGTAAGTAATTCTACATTAGAATTTAAATCTTCAGAAAGAAGTTTTTGAAACTGTACCATATATTTTATTTGATTTCCTTTTTGGAATCTTTTTTGGCAAGACCAACTTCAATAGACTTGTCTTTAATAATTTTAGTATCTTTCATGGCTTCATTGAGAAAGCTATTCATCATTCTTTTAATGACTACTGGATCTTTTAATAGGTCAACCATTTGTTTAAATTCCTTTTTCTTTATTTATAAAATCAAAAATTCTAAATTAATCATCTTCTTCTGGTGTCGATTCTTTATCATCACCAGGTTCCGTTAATTCTATTTTTAATTTTGGAGGTTCTTTGGATGGTTTATCTTCAGCAACGTCATCTAAACCATCTTCTCCATTTCCATCACCTGTGTCTTCTGCAAATTGGGGATTATTCTTTTCTAATTCAATTTGCTTAGCATTCTGTAGGATATCTTCATCTGACATTCTCAGAATATTTTTTTGTACATATTCATGGGAAAAATATTTTCCAACATATGGCTCAATCTGTGCCAATGCTTCAAGTCTAGAAGTTAAAAGTTCCTGTTCTTTAGCTTCAGTATAATATGAATCTTTTATGAAATTATACTGAATTTTGTCTTGAATAGCTTCCCATTCTTGTTCGGTGAGAATTTCTTTAAGAATAAGTTGAGTTTTTAAAATATCATCAAATAAATGAGAAAATTGTCTACGAATTTTATTGATGAATTTTGAAAACTTTAATTCTTCTCTAGAAACTTCTGTGCTTTGTCCTAAAACCATCTGAATGCCTTCAGATTTAAATCTTCCTGGAGGAACTCTTAATGAATTATAAAGCTTTTCTTTCCAATATTCAATATCCGCAATATCACCGAAATTTACAGGATTGTTAATATTTTGAATTTCTGTAGATTTTTGTCCATCGATACGAGGTAACCAAATATTTTCTTGAACTGACATAACTCGAGCATCAGTTTTAACATTACCGGTAATAACATCATAAGAAAGTTTATTCTTATAATTATTCTGGATAGAAGCCATATATTTTTCAGCATTTTTAGGATTCATTTTTCCTATATCGACATAGATAACTCTAGTGTCAGTAGAATTTCCTATACGCTGAACTAGGGCAGAATCTTCTGCCCATCTAAGCTGATTGAAAGGTCTAAGGCATTTTTGTAAATATCCATAAACAACGCCTGTAGATGGATCAACCATTCCTGAAGTAATATAGGCAATAGAATCTTTATTAATTTTTAATGCGGCATTACCTCTAAAAGTAGAGGCATTTAATCTATCAATTGTAACATTTGAAGATCCGCCGTAAGTTTTGTCATATTGGAATGCTGTTTCGAAGTAAAGAAAATATTCATCAACGGTCTTATATCTAAATGTGCCATCATGATTATCAATCTGTTCTACTTCTTTAATTTTTCTAACTTTTCTTGGATCAAGAAATTTTAGACCTTTAATACCTACTTTTGTATTATTAGGATTTACTAATTTGTGATAAATTAATCTAGAATCGATATACCATCTTTGGAAAATATCAATTCCTTTTTCCTTAAAATTTAACATTCTAAGGATTTCTTCAAATTCTTCAACTATTTCTTTTTTTGTGGCTTCAGGAAGTTCTGAATTATCAATTCCATCAAGATTAATTTCAACAGAAGCTTTATCATCATCCATGACAATAGCTTCATTTACTATTTCTGAAACTGCTAAATCAGGTTCAGTAAATAAAGAAACTTGTCTATATTGATTTATTAATTGCGATTCTGATGAAACTTGGGCATCTAGAGAAATTTGATAAACAAAATTAGTCTCTGGGCCTGCAGGAATCTGTAATGCCCCATCTTCATTATCAGGAGGGGAAAATTGAGGTACATCTGCCTCAGCTTTAAGGTTTCGGCCTTTATTGATATCAAGGCCGAAACGATTAAGAAATTGTTCTACTAATGTTGCCATAATATTATGTATACCAATTCAAAGTAGATTTTTTCAGGATTAACCTGTAGTACCGAAACTGTCCCCAGAAGTATTGTTTCTTGTAGTAGTAGATTCCCACCACTGTAAAGCAAATGTTACTGAAAATTCTTCAATGGTATCTGATGATCCCATATCGAGTCCAATATCACTTACAGACTTTGGCCAAGCCCCTGTCATTAGATATGATTTTACAGTTGTAGAATTACGATTCAATTGAGCTACTGTTCCATTTGACATAACTCCTAAAGGATCATCTTCTAAGAAAGAATCTCTATCTACGTTTCCAACTACCATATCATTCCATCTTTCGAATACGTCTCTAATCAAGAAATCGGAATCATTTATAATAGTTACATTCCAATCTGAGAATGTTTTATCACCAGGAATTTTAAACTGACCTCCCCTAAATGGAATTTGAACTTCTCCAATTTCCATAGAAGGAATAGCTGTAGCCTTTACATAAAATTTTAATCTATTTTCTGCAAGACTTGCGTTTGTAATGCTTCCTGTTAAAGCTGCTGGAAGAGTCAAATCTACATAAAATTGATTTGGTCTTGCCCCATCTTTCATTACTGACATAAAGTTTTGAAGGTGAAAATTCTGCACCATATTGTTATCTCTTTCTTTTATATTTGGATAAGATCAGGAGAGTTTTTAGCTCTCCTTCTATTAGTTAGAATTAATGATTTCATCAAAAGTTACGTTTCCATTCACGGCATTGAAATTAAGTGTAATTCCATTAATTGAATAGATTGGACGAACATAGATATCAGCAATAAATTCATTTCTTGAAACGATATCAGGTGTATTATTCTTTTCAGAACAAACAACTTCATATGAATCAATACCTCTACGTCCCTTTACAGTTCTAAGATACGGAGTTACCATATTCTTAAATCTGTTTCTCGTGAATTCATCATTCTGTTCGAAGAGATAATATCTAGCAGCCTTTGCAATTGATTTTTCTAGAATAATGAATAGGAATCTAACATTCATTCTATCAAATGCTGAAGAAGTAGATAACCCTGTTTTGTCTCCGAATAGGACCGGTCCTTCTCCCAAGAATGTAACAATAGGATTAATATTGTTAGTGTACAATTTATCTCTAGCAGTTTTATTTGGGTTCCAAGCAAGTTTTGTTGCATTCTTAATTCTTCCCTTATTCAATCCTGCTCCGGAGATCCAAGTATCATAAGTAGAATGAGTAAGAGCATAACAACCAGCAGATGCTCCAGAAGTAGGAATCCATCTAAACTTATCATTATAAGTATCATATACATATGACCAATTGCAGTCTATATGATAATATGATGAAGAACCTAGAAGATTTCTATAATCTACACAATCATCTGCCTCATTACCCTTATTTTGAACAACTGCATCCATAGGAGGAGAAACATAAACCACCAAATCTCTTCTGATTTCAGCAATATTTTGAATCGCATACAAAACAGTAGCAGGAGTTTGATCAGTCATAATCAAGTGATATAATTCTACATCTTCAGGATTTTTGAATAAGGCATAACCTTGTTGTAGAATTCCTACAGTTACTCCATCCCCAATAACATTGTCATCAACCCCGCCTGAAAGAACCTTATCTCCGAATGCAAATAATTCTTGACCAATTCTAACATATTGAGATCTTCTATTAATAGCATCAACATAATATTTTGCTGTACCATCGAAATAAGTTGTTCCAGGAACAACTGAAAGATAATCGAATCTTTCAAGAACTGTATTAGCTTCTCCAGTCCATTTACCTGTTCTATCAACAACTACTGCATGAACTTCAGTTTGATTTGAGAATACCTTCACATTATTTTTAGAAGCTTTAGGGAAGCCATATTCTACTGAAATTGCATCCGAGATGAATCCCCATTCAATTACAACATTTCCTTTTCCAATTCCTGGAGCAGTAAAAAATGTTAGAATTGTATTACCGCTAGTTTCAGTAATTTCTACTTCATTATTTGAAGCAGGAGCCACATTCACAATAGTTTTTTCGTTTCCATCTACTAAAATTTTAGAGGTTGCTGCTAAACCTGTTACCCCATTTACCACAAAGATCTTTGTTACAGAGTCACCATTTAGAAGACGAGTATTTAATCCATAAGAAAGATTATTTCCATTGAGTAAGAATTGTCCTACTCCTGGATTTCCTTCTCCAGTATAATTAGTTTGAACTACCCCATCAACCTTCACAACATAACCAGCAGTAGAAATATTATCTGTATTTGCTAATGTGAATGTATTCTGCTTTCCGATAGGAGTAATAGTTTCACTATCAGTGTTGATAGTTAGAGTATTTCCATTAACTGTAAATTTACCAGGATCTGTTCCCTGTTCAATTGTAGTTCCATCAACAGTTACAACATAATCAGATGTAGGTAATGGAGCATTTGCAGCAAAAACCTTTGTAGAACCGTTACCAGTAAACTGTACAACATTTGCAGAAGGAGCTACTACGAATCTATTAGCATAAGCCCAATTATCAAATTCAGATGCTCTAACGATTGAGAGCATTAAACTATTTCCAAGAACCCCTGGGAATTTTCCAATTACTTCTGGCAATTCTACGGAATTTTCAAAATCATCTTTATTCTTGATTAAAACTGCTGATTGCGAAATCGTAGCAATTCCAGTTCCTGATGTATAACCAGATCCTCCGGAGATAACTTCTAACATAGTTACTCCTGCAGTTTCATCAACATTTGTTACTTTATAACTCGCTAATGAAATTCCACCAATTACGAAAATGGTATCACCTAATTGGTATCCAGTTCCTTTGTTCACGATTGATGCTGAGGAAATAACTCCATTAATCGTAACAATGCTTAAAGTAAGTCCTGTTCCTAATCCACCTGAAATTGAATTTCTAGCTAAATCACCTACAACTCTAACAGTTTGGAGACTTGAAGAGTATGATAAGAAGTCATTTGCTAGATACCAAGTTTTATAGACATCATCGTTTGGAGGACCAAACGTAGACTTTAAGCCATCAGCATCGGAAATCTGAACAATTTGTTCGACTGGTCCCCACTGAAATGAACCGGCGATACCACCAGTACTTGTTGCAATGCCAGAAACTATGGTAGTGTAATCATTTTCAGTTGTGATTACCCCTGGGCTTATATGAAATTGTGCCATATTGAATATCTCCTATGTCAATAAGTATTTGAAATAATATTATGATTATTTATAAAATTGACTTTTTAGGAAATGTTAATTGGCGAACGACAAAATTCCAAATTGGCCGAAATGACTATCAAATCCATTTTCTTCTTTTCTTGAATTAAAAAATGCTTCATATAGTCTATTGATTTTTTCTTCTTCAGTATCTTCTGCGGAAAAATCATTTACCCCATCATCAAATATTCCAAAAGGAGGAATTGAATACTCGATGTCAAGTTTATTTTCAATGTAGAGATACTCATAAAGCTTTCTAGCATCTTCATGATATTGAACAAAAAAATCCGTAGAAATAAACCATGAGAACATTACAAGATTCATTACAAGATCGTCGTGATTATTTTTAGATGCTTCGTAAGAATTTTTTACTTGAACGAATGTTGTCATTTCAAATATAGTTTCTTCATCAACAACGAGCATTTTTCCTTGCTCTATCAAATCCTTTAGATTTGTGCAACCAATAGATTTTACTCTTTTAGTCATCTCGACACCTAAAGAATTCTTTTGTCTAGATTCAGTAAAAACATTAGGATATTCTAAGTCATATAATAATGAAGAAATAACAAGATATCCTTGATCATTTGCTTCTGCCACAATTAAAGCTTCATTATAAATTTGACCCCATTTTGCAATAATTGTCGGATATAGAAGAGGAGATATCATATTATTTCTATATCTTGCTACTACTCTATAAGGATTTTTAGAAATATTAATAACTGAAAATGTAGAATAATCTTGCCCTCTTCCTTTTCCTACGTCTACTGTGATTATGTATTTGTTATCTTCTTCAGGTTTTTCGAAAACATATAGAGAATCATCTTCAAATATGTGGGATGGACGAATTTTTGTTAATGACATTAATGCATTAGCAGAAATTAAAGTATTTTGAGCTCCAACGAATTCATTTGCAAATTCTTGAGCAAATTGTTCTTCAGATGTATTAGCAATTGTTTGTCTTTTCCATTCAGCATCTCTACCTGGAACTTCCCACCAATCTACTCTTGTAGGTTTATAATCATTTGTTCCATTTATAGCCCCTGTCCAAATTTTATAAAATTGATTTCCTATACCATTGGCAGTAGATACAATAATAATTTTTGTAGACTGCCCTGATGAAATAACTGGATAAGTTGAAGTCATAAATTCTTTGTCATTATCAACAAACCCAAACTCGTCAAGGATAACCATGTTGATAGAGTCTCCACGAATAGCATCTTTCGAAGTAGATGCAGCATATACCGTGGAATCTGTTTCAAATTCAATAGACCCTTTATTTAAGGTTTTAACCCCAGGTTGTAAAAAGAATGGAAGATTTTCTAAAGCTAAAGTTACACGGCCAAGAATTTGTCTAGATGTTGCTGCTTTATTCGCCAATAGAGCAATTCTGTAGTTTTTATTAAAAATGATCTGATGCAAAATAAAAACTACATATGCAATAGATTTACCCGACTGACGAGCGGCCAATACTACATTAAATCTATTTTCTCTGAATGTTCTCCACATAACCTCCTGATATGGATAAGGTTCAATTTTCATGATACCCTTATCAAGATTGATAATTTTTACATATTTTTTGGCAAAATATTCTACATTATGATAGCAAAGTAAATATTCGCGCGACATTTCTGGAGTAAATTGGGTTTTTACTCCATTTCTTTTTACTTTTCTATTTCTTCCTAGAGCATCAAAGACAGAGTATTCAGTAGGATCATGAATAACTCTATCAATATCTTCTTGTGTATAAAGCATCATTTAGAGTTTTTCTCCATTAATGACTTTGTATTCAGGTTCAGGTCTTTTCTTTTCAATCTCAGATAAAAGATCTGCTACAGATATTGCTACAAATTGTCCATTTGAATTAGAAGTTTCCCCCATTGTAGGCTCTCCTTCCACTTTACCAAATCTATTTTCAGGAAGTTTATTTTTCTTTTTAATTGAAAGCAAACTTAAATTGGCATCAGAAATAGTTTTTATTAGATTTGAAAGAGCTTCATATGGTCTAGGATGCTCGGAAGATGCTGCTAAATCTGCAAGATCTTTTATTGCATTATTACCATAATCTATAACACTTCTTAAATTATGTTCAACTTCTATTTCTAATTCTTCTTCTGTAGACCCTTTTGTTCTATCAAAATTTTCTATATTTTGAGTAAAATTTTGTGTAGTGGCCAATTTAGTAGAAGGTTTTATTCTTTCATCACCATCTTTTAAAAGATTTAAAAGTTCTTGATCTATCTCAGTCATCGACATTCCTAATTGCGACTCTATTAAATCTGATAGGAAAATACCAAAGAGGTTTTGGTAAATTTAGGTCATGATTTGGATTATATGAGATTGATACGTGAGGAAGAAAATCTTCAAAATTATGTGTCAATCTCATATCTCTTATAATATGATCTCTAAGTCTTGTTAAATCAGAAGGGCATGTAGTTTTTATGGCAGTGGCTTTATCTCCTAATTTCATTAGACATGCCCCATTCACCGTAATAGGTTGAATATTAGCAGTTTCAAAATTAGGATATGAACTTTCCCCAATAGAATATAGAAGGGTCATATGAAATTCGAATGGCTCATCAGAAATACTTCCATCATATTTTGTAGAAGTATCCAACCCCCATCTAGACGCTAATTTTTCTAATCTTAAACTCGTAACATTATCAGTTAAAAGGCAAACAAATTTTCTATTCATAGGATATTATATTCCTTGCTTTGCATCAAAATCCGCAATTTCTTTCAAAGTAGCTTGAACTGTTACTACGGAATCTGGTAATCTAGACTCATTAATATCTATTCCATACTTATCCACATAAGAATTTATTATAACCTTTTCAATTCTATTGGCCTTTTCATTCCAATTTTGATTTTTCGGAGGAGTACATGATGATGGATCACTAGGATCATAATTTGTAGTAATAAAGTTTATTAGAGCATTTTCATAATTTGATCCAACATTACTATAAAAATTAATGGTTGAAGAAAAATTTAAAGTTACTTCAATTCTTCTGGGATCAGATTCTTCACCTTCATAAGAATCATCTAAAGAAACCGCCGTTAAAGTAATTGGAACATCTATAGATTGATTTTTAATTGGAGTATTCATCATAGAAATTGTTAATGTAGGATTAAAGAAAGGAATTATTTGCTCTATAATTTGAAATACATCATTCATATCTCTAGCTAAAATATAAAGAGCAGTTTCAATGGTATATGGAGCAGGTGATCTAATGCCTTGAATTACATTATGCTGATTTATTCTAGCATCTGAATTCATTCCAATTCCAATAAATTCAAATGACATTCTTGGAAATATTTCATTATAAGGTTGTCTGTCTGGCGTGTCTTGAATAAGGGTTTTATCCAATCCTGCATACTTTATAGGAACGGTTGTAGCATGGACAATATATCCATTTTCATTAATAGTTGCTATTTTTATGTCACTAAAAAGAGATGCAAATGCTGCTAAAAATTTTCTTATGTGACCATTATAAAATGGTTTTCCAAGCATTATTTAGAGATCCATCCGGCAGTTTCGCCAATATAAGTAAATGAATATGATTTGAATGCCTCATTTAGCAATAAAGACGCTATAACTTGGCCATTCAATCTTTGGCCATTAAAAATTAATGTTACCGGATTTAATTGAAATGTTCCTCTTTCGTCAAAGAAAGTGAATGAACTTCCTATAGTAGGATCCGATGGAAAAATAATAGAAAATGATTGCTGAGCAGAATTTACTAAATAAGATCCAGATCCATCAATTAAATTTGTAGATGAAGAAATTGAAGAAAAGGAAGTCGGAGAGATTGTATTGAATATTTTTTCAAAATTATTATTTACTTTTCTAAAGGCCGCTCTAGCTGTATCTCCATCTTTTGAATTAGGAGCTGATCCTACATTTACTACTTCATATGATATTGTCATTTAAAATCCTAAGGTTGTTTTTGTTCCATAAAGTTCAGACTCAACTGAAATAGAATTATTAACAGAAGAATTTGGGTATTTCATTTGGGTCAATTTTTTTGGACCACTTTGATTATTTATAATATAATCGTCATCCCAATCAATTGAAGTATCCCAGTCATTATTCGTGACTGATATATCTTCTCTATCTGAAGTAACAGGAAGAAAATAATCATCAGACATATCTTCAGAAGCTAATTTAAAAGAATCATCAATTGTTACACATGTAGAATCTGCGGTAAAAAAGTGATAACCATCAATTCTATTTGAAGACAGAAAATTCTCTATGAGATCTTCCGTATCAGGTTCAAGATAATTGAAAACATCTTTCTTAAATTCTTTATTTTTATTATGTTCATATGGTCGACATTCCATTTTCCAATAATAATACTTTCCTCCTGAAACCCAAGGATCTCTATTTCCCATATCATTAATTTGATATATTTGTTTAGTTTCAGTGAAAATTAGAATATCGCCAGGTTGAGGGAATTGCTCACCTGTTAAAAGGGTAAATTCAGTTTTGGAAACGGCAAAAGTGGAGCTTCCTCCATTAAATTCAGGTCCGAATTTTTGAATGATAAAATTGTTAGGATAAAATCCCCCAGTTTCTTCTCTAAAAACTGTAATTTTTATAGCTTCTTTAAAATTTGAAAGAAATAATTCATTCATAACAATATCTTGGATAACTACTTCTCTAGGTAGATACCAGCAATCTATTCCTGCCCAATTTATAGATTCTTTTACTAAATTATCAAAAAGATTTTTTGCATCTTCATTGAAATAATTTTTCATCATTGGATGCATTTCAATTATTTCCTTTTAAGTTTTATGGAAGGAGATAAATTATTCTCGCTGAAGGAAAAGCCTGTTGAACTTTCTTTTCTGCAACTTTATAATCATCTGTATAATCAACAATCATTCCAGATTTTTCTAGTTTCCCATAATCTGAAGGATGATCCGGATAAGTATCAATGGTAAATGTCCATGTTCCTTTACCATTTGGGGTTTCATCATTAATAGATTCATAAGGAGAAGTGTCAATTCTAGCTTCAGTTAAATTCTGTCTAGATTCATTGACTAGTTCATCTTCAAAAATATTTGTAAACATTAATTTCTTTCTTTCTCTTGGAGGTATTAACTTACGTAAATCATTGTGTAATCGGAATAAGTGGAGAGGAGTTCATCTTCGAGTTCTTTAATACGCTCATTTGCTTCTGTTTTAAACGCCTCTCCATTTAAAGTTATTCCTCCTGGCAATTCAACATTACTAAATTTTGTAAGGTTTTCTCCCCAAGTTCTTTTAAATAGATTTGTTGTGTAATCAATGAACCATTCAACTTGCCAAAAATTTTCTTCGTTTTCTAAAGAAACATCCGCATCATAAACAATAAAATTTCCTGATTTAATTCCAGGATTTCCTATAATTCTTAATTGTCTTTTCGTTCTAGACCATCTGAAAATATCTTCTCTATTAAAATGAGCATCATAAATCATTGCATCTTTTTTAGCTAAAAAGTAATCAACAATAGGGCTTGTTCTAGAATCACCAGGCCCAATAGGTAACATATAACCATTTTGTGTATAATTATATGATCCTTGGGTCTCATAGGCAATTCCTAGAGCACTAATAATAGGAGCTGTCATGGATATCGCAGATCTATAAGACAATATATGATTTACTTCATAAACTTCATCTGGGACTGGATAATAACCATTTTGTAAATCTTGGTCAGTCACCTGATGAGCAATAAATAATTTTTCAGTAGAATCCCTATGATATTCAAGAAATTTTTTCTTTGCTGCTGCAACTAATATCTTTTCCTGATCAGGAGTGATATTAATTTCCATGAAAGTTAATCTCTTTTTGCAATGAGAAATGAACTCAGACTGATTGGTTGGGTATTCTAAACTCATAGATAAATTCTATATTTCCGTTTTGTACAACATAGTTATTGTTTTGTTCATCATTTTTATATGTAACATATACATTATATCTATAAACATAATCAAACTTCAATTCAGGATTAAATGGTATCAATCCTATATTATCTTCAAAATTTATCTCTTGATAAAATCTTTCAATTTCATCAAATGGTCTATAAATAAATCCTTTAAAATTTAGTAAACTAATATCCGGGACATATCCATCCAACTCAATAGGAATAATATCAAATGTATTATCCTGTCCATAGATAAATTTTAGATTGATATCTTTCTTTTTAAATGACAACGTCTTCTCCCAAAAGTTTTAGGACTTTATTTAATTTTTCTTCTATAGACAAAAGATGTTTTTCCTTTGCTCGTTTTCTTTTAAAGTCTTCATATGACTTTAGATCAGAGACCAAAATCGCTTTTGATCTCTTATCTCTTACCAACCCAGATGAATTTTCTACTTTCAAATAATCAGTGCTTTGTGTCATATGATATCTATTAAGGAGCCGTTGTTACAACTCTAAAATTTTTAACTTTAGGTACGACAGAAGAATTATCAGAAAGAAGTACTAATTTAATTGCAATCACATTCGCTTTAGTATATTCATAGTCATTGTCAGTATAACTAATAGTCGTAGTTGTTGGAATAAAGCTTACTTCTGTAAAACTTGTATCATTTCCGGATATAATTGCATTTGAAGTGCTTTGCTTCATCTTTACCCATTGCTTTGACTCAATAGTATTATTGTCATCTGGAGATTTAGCTCTATAATATACTTCTACATCTGTACCAAATCTCTTATTAACATCAAATGTAACAGTTAAATAATCTGTTTCATATCCATCTTGAAGTGTAACATTTCTAGTAATATATCTTGCTAAAGCATTACCTCCGGAAGGATCAGTTTCAAATCCTTTATAGGAAATTGAAGCTCCCGATCCATCTCCACCATCAATAACAAATGTAGGAGCAGAAGTATATCCTGAACCAGGATTTACAATTTTAATTCCTGTTAAAACTCCAGAGGTAATAATTGCCTGAAGAATAGCTCCTGAACCACCTCCGCCTGAAACTGCGATAGAAGGAACGGTATTATATCCTGAACCAGGATTTGTAATAGTGAAACCTGACTTTATAAGTCCTAAATTATTCACTTGATTGTGAACTGTAATTAAACTATTTCTTGTTAAATCCAAGAATGGGCTTACATCTTTATTTGTAGTATTGATAGTAATCTTTGAAGCAAAATCATTATTTCCAAGAATTACCTTTTCGAGAGAAGGAATTTCTTTATTCTTAAGATAATACTTAGTGAATGCTCCTTGTACTAAAGTAGAAGAATTCTTTAGAGAGTATTGAGCATCTATCGTAGTAACATTAGAGAAATTTATAGGTTCAAAATTATGAGTAAATTCTGAAATATAAACATCCTTCGTATAAACCGCATTGAAATTAATTTCGCCTGGAGTATTTGTTGGAAATACTGCCTTATTAAGTTTGAATGTCAAATCCTGATTTTGGAATGCTGTCCATGTAGAAGCATTCTGAGATTTAAATAGAGACCCTAAAGAAATCTGAGACATAATTGTAGAGGTTGTTCCTAGGACAGTTTGACCCATTGTTGCAACATAAGTTTCATATTCTAAAGATGAAGAAAGAAGAACAATAGCATATTCTTTTCCTGGTTCAAGATAAACAGGAGCATCAAAATAAACATCAGTTCCAGCTGAAAGAATACTTGCAAGATCCGCGGTATTAGTCGGAATTGCGATATCATCAGGTTTTACATAAACATGAGAAAATGGAATAATATTAGAACTGTCAGGATATCCATTTGTTACAGTTCTAAGTTGAACTTGAAGAGGATAACCAGAAGAACTTGGCTTATTTCTCATATAAAGAGTTGTTGATGTTACAAAAATACCATTTGGATATGCAGCCGAAGATACAGAGAATGTTTGAGCTAATGGGTCAGCCCCTGCTCCTCCATTATGGTCACTATCTCTCGCCGTTCCTGTTCCGGAACTTACAGGAACAGTTGTAACAGAAGATGATGTCGAAGAAGTAGAAACTACCGTTTGAGATGCAGTAACAGTTGAAGTAGAAACAGTCGGAGTTCTTGTAGAAATAACCGATTCTCTTACAGTTGTTTGTAGACCTGAAGATGTAAAAATATAAGTCGCATAAGTTGTAGCATTGTCTTTATTTTTTTGAGAATCGTCAATTACAGTGATAGTTCTATCACCAGTCTTGAATTTTCCTGCTGGAATATTTAAGACAAATTTAACTAATCCACTACTATCTGATCTTACTACGCCTTCAGAAAGAGAAGCATAACCAGTTAAAGGAGTAACTAAACTATTTACATTTGTTTCATCGAAAAATACGTGTAAATCTCTATTAGCTCTAAGAGCACCACCTTCACAAGCAATAGAAACTGCTCTCATATAATATGCAAGATTTACATCTGTAACATATTCACCAATAGAAGAAGTAATAGTTTCAGTACCCAAAGTTGTTTGGGTACCCGTTCTTACTTGATTTGCTGTAGTTGTAGTAGTATTTGTTGTAGTAGTTGTATTTCCTGAAGTAGAAACTGAAGTATTTGTCGTTGATCCTGCCCAAGTAGTTTGCCAAGCATCCCATTGAGTTCCAAATCCTGGAGCCATTCCTTCAATTGCAGAATAAAGAGCTTCCCATGCGTCATTATCACCTTCAAGGTTTACCATAACAGCGGGGGCTTTTGTGGTATCAACCCAATCATCTGATGGGGGATTACATGCCATTACTCCAATATAATCTGTAACTAAGAAAGGAGTTACAGATTCAGAATTCGAAGCAATATTGTTCCATAAGAAAACTTCTTCAGACCATGGAAGAGTGATAATTTCTCCGATTCTATCCATAGAAGAAGTATTAGATTGAACGCCTGATCTCGATGAAACTTGTAATGAAACATTGGCAGAATCATAAGCAGGTCTCATAATATTATTGCTTACATCAACTGCACATTTATAATCCGCATTATCAACATTTCCAACTCCATGACCTGTAAACGAATCGACCAAGAAGCCATTCTTGAATCTTTCAAGCCCATTTTCATCATAAATAGTCGTATTTTTTGTATCAAATTCAAGCAATGATAATGCCGTATAATATTCAAGACGATCGATTCTCTTTTCAAGACGCCCGATATCTCTCATAGTATATCTTTTATTATCAACATATCTAGTTTGGCAATCAGTTCCCTTTTTTGTATATGCAGGAACATCAAGATAATAAAGAACCATAGCATCTTCAGGAATTTTTGGATACTGTGGATTTACATCAGGCTTTCCTTGAATAGTTGAGAATGTTCCGTTCCAATAAAGAACTACTGCATCTTTTCTAGGAAGATAAAATTCGTAGTCAGCTGAAATCGGAATATTAGGAACAGGAATTGCCTGATTATTTGGAGAAGGTCTAAAATCTAATACATCAGAAAGATTATAAGTTTTTCCTGATGTAGAAGTATATGTTGGAATATCAGCATAATCATCAGGATATGAATCAACTGAAAAGTATCCTTGCCCAGCATGAATATAGTAATCAATATTAATGATTACAGTCTTATCTTGAGGAATGCTTGCTCCATTTCTTAGAGTAATAGCCCCGCTTTCATAAGTGGTATCTCTTTGTCCTTTATCAAGAATAAAATTCGAAGCATAATCAGTTCCATCTATAGTGATAGAATTAATTTTGATCACATCAATTGTATTCAATGAATAGAATGAATTAACTCCATTTATCGTTCCTGCATTGACGTTAATATTTTTTGTAGCTCTAGTTTTTGTTCTTGGAGAAGTTTGCCCCATTTGGACTGGGATTAGAGCATTAACTGAACCTGCCGTAGAAGCAAATGTTACATTTAGCTGTTTTCCTGCATTCGTAATTGTGATATTTGATACTTGAAGAGGTAAATTTGTATCGGCACTAGTGAAGATATAAAGTCCTTGTTCAATATCAGTTCCTGCAAAATTGGCTTCTATAGGTCCATAAAATGTAGATTGATTTCCTGAACTTAAAGAGAAAATAGCATTCGTTCCTGTCCCAGCAGAAGAAAAATATTGATGTGCCGTGAATGACGTATTTGACGCCCCATTTGGAGCAAGAGTAGCAACTCCTGCCTGGGGAATTTCATAAATTAATGAAGATGATGCTGATGAGAAAAGTGTAACTTTTCCTGAAATAATAGATGCAGGATCAATATTAGCAGAAAATCCACTATATCCTACAGATCTTACATTATCAAGAGCAAATCCACTATTAAAAGATGAACTTAAGATATAAAGTCTATATTTTACAGTTCCAGAAGTGATATTTCCAGAATCATATCTCATAAATAGAATTTTTAAAGATCCTATTACATCACCTGTATTATTAATACCACTATAAGCACTAATTGTTGCAATATTTGATGTATTTAAAGTTCCTGTAAAATTCGTAACAAGAATATAATTTCCAAAAGAAGGAACAATATTATAGTTTTCTACAAGTTGCTTTGTTCTAGCTCTAGGAACATTGATTTCAGTAGATGAAATCTTTTCAATTTCAAATCCTCTAACATAAGCTTTTCCTTTTCCGATATCAACAGAAAAATCATCTTCAATTGTATAAGTCATACCAGCCTGAGAAGAATTTGCCGAAAATGTTTTATCAATTCTAAATTGATTCGTATCAATAACTTCAACAATATTAGCTTTGCCATTATTTGAAGGAAGGCCTTCAAGAATAATAACATCTCCAACTGACATAGAATGAACTAATGAAGTTCTTAAAACTCCAGTAGTTAATACTTGAGAAATTTTATTCTTAACACCTTCTTCGAGAATTAGAGTGAATGGATTTACTGTATAATTTCCAGATTCATCATAAGTTCTTCTTGCCAATTCTTTTGCGAGATCAGAATATACTGTAGTGTTTGTTATAGATTTTGTATTACCATCTCTAATTTCATAAAGAACTGCATAATTAGAAGGTTTTGTATCTCCATCCTTGACATAAATTAATTCAGCATTAATCTTAAGTCTATCTGCTCCTTGGGCACCATAATTCTTTGAACCTCTAGCTGGATCCAATAAAGAACTATCTTGAACTGATGTTACAATTTCTTCGGACCAAACTAGACCAGCCGTTCCAGTAGGAGTAGAATTGAAATCTTCTAAAATAATAGATTGTTTTGCAATCTCGACGAATTTAGAGTTAATGAAGAATACACCATTATCAACACCTAAAAAGAAGCAGAATCCTGTCTCAGAAATTGTGCCATAAATATTTTGATCTTCAACTTTTACTCTATTTCCAACAGCGAATAAATTTTTAGAATCTACGAAAAGAACTTTTTTTCCTGAAGAAATTTTTGTCTTTAATACGAGCCCTTGATATCCAGTAGTAGCTCCTGTACTATCAATTTCATCTACAACATTATCAACGAATTCTTCGAGAACAACTGGGAATGTATTATAAGTGTCTTCAAGAACTACATAAGAAATTTGTTTTACTGTAAGCTGCCCACCAATAACTTGAGTTCCTTCAGTAAAGATGTGAGAAGCATGTGTCCCCATCTGATTTGAAAGAATACTCTGAAGAGTAGTTAATTCAGATGCCTGAACAGGTCTACCTGGATTAAACAATACTTGATGGAAATTTTTCGAAGAATCGAAATTATCGTAATAAGGAGCACCTGAGATTAATGACATATATTATCTATTCTATTGTTCTAAATTGATTTGGAAGACAAATCTGTTTATTTGTTCATCGGTTCTGAATAATGGTTCTATTGGAACATAAATAATCGGATATCCGTAATATTGAACATTTGCTTTATTTATGTATGTATCATTTAGAACATCAGTCTGATTTGGATTTAGATAAATTCCTATAACTCTAAATTTTCTATCTAAAGGAAGATATCCGGTTTCATCACCAATTATAGAAAATGAAACCCAAATTTGTCTAATAATTATAGGAGTTTTATATAGCAATTTCTCCGATAAAAGAGAAAGAGGGATCAAATCTTCAGAGACTAAATATTTTCTATCATCAGTGATAGTTTCAAGGAATTCCCATAGGGCCGTTCCTGCATTATCTACTAATATACCATTAAAATGATTGGGAGATGCACCTGATGTACCTGCCTGAGTGCATAGATATACATTCCCATTATTGGAATAGATTATATCTCCAACTGAATAATTTTTAGGAATCCAATCAAATCTATCAACCATAAATGCTAATGACTCTACACCTAATCTTTTCAAAAAAATGATTTCATCAGAAAAATCTGATGGGCTAATTTCTGTCAAAGGAGGAACATCTGGATTTCCCCATACTGTATCACTTCTTCCTAAAAACCCATACATTTGAGATGCTAAGGCTGAATTTAATATAGTTGATATAATTGAAAAATTTCTATTAATAGTTGACATAATCTATTTATTTAGGATGAAAGCGCCTTTACAAAGAAGTTATTAATTTCAAGAATTTCGCTATTTCCATTTGGAACTATTGTTACTAAGTCTCTATTGATAGCCATCGGAATTCCGACATATCTAGCTGAAGGATAATATGATCTATCTTCAAGCGCATATGAGCATTCATTTGAATAATTATTATCCCAACCTGAGTAAAATGTTGTGCTTCTTCCAAATGGAAGATATCCAGATGGATTTACCATTTTATAAAGAAGATCTTTCCATTGATAAAAAGGAATATTTACATCAATGATATATGAAAATAGCATAGTCAGATAATTATCCTGTAAAACTATTGTCGAATCATCAAGTATTCCTTGGACATTATCTGAAGATATTAAATATCTTTTTCTTTGAGATGTAAAATCGATTTCAAGATTATAAAGAACTCTAAATAAAAATCTAAATGAATCTTCTGTTCCTCTTTCTGCATAAAATTCTAAAATATACTTCGAAAGAATAGTTTTATCAACTGCCATATCACTAGGAAAATCTGATAAAACCTCCTTAAAAATATAATCCTTGAATTCATCGAATGTAGTATCAATATTTGCATACTTTTCTAGATTGTGAATTAAATCTGATGGTTTATATTCTGCACCAGTATAAAGAAAATAGTATTCAATGAGTTTTTTAAATAACGGGTATTCATCGGAAATATATGCAGGAATAAAATCTTCAAGAGTTAATGCTAATGTTCTATCAGCATATTCTATAGTTACACTTATAATTCTATCAGAAACAAAAATCCAAAGATCTATATTAGCTTCATTTGGGGCAATATTATAAGTCACCGAATTTGTTCCATTATCTGAAATTTTAGAAAATGGAACAATATAGTTTTTGTTAGTCGAAACAAAAATTAATGATGAACTATTTAGAATATATTCAGTATTTCTATATAATCTTATTGATGAAGATTTAACATTATCAAGATTTATTGTATTTGTTACTATATTCACTTGATAACCTCATAACTAATATTAATATCCTTTTCGAGAATTCTTAGAATTGTATAATCTTCAGAGAAAATACTTTCTCTCTTAGGAAGAGCTGTAATTTCCATAGTATTATCAGTGATCGCTTGAATATTAATTTGACCAAAAGATCCACTTCCTTTGGAAAGATCTACGGTTCCAATAGTTTTCACTAAATTTCCATTTGAAACATAATAAAGATTCAAATCAGATCCAGAATTTTTGATAAAACAAGAAACCCCCTGATAAGTAAATTGATTAGTTTTTAGAGATTGAATTTCATTTTTAAAATCAAAAGTATACGAATCCAAAGTATTTACATAAATTGGTATACGTGATATAATATTTAAAGAAAAATCATATTGAATATTAACTGAAGTTGTAATATCATTGATAAATTTATTTGAGATAAATTTTCTTTTAAAATCTTCAATATTATTCTCCGAATAAGATAAAATCGTATCATAAAGATTTGTTTTAATAACATCAGTAGAAACTGTTCCATCAAAATATACATTTAGATTAATATTTAAATCGATATATTCCGGGGCTTTATATTCTAAATTAGTTAGAATTACAAATCTGGAACTTTCCAATTCTGCTATAATTTCATCAATTCTATCCTGGGTTAAATTATCAATATAAGGATTAAGTGAAACGTAAGTGGTTCCGAATGCTCCGGAATTTTTTCCTGACCAAACATTGACAGATTTAATTTCTGGGTAATTGTGAGGAATAATTACATTTGCATTATAATCATTAAGAATAATTCCCTGAGAAGAATAATATTTTGGGGCATTGAATTTTATAGAATCAATACTTTCTAAATCTGCCCCTCCTGAGGATTTTTCCTTTACATTTATGGTAAATTTTGCACTATTAATTGGATCTGAAACTGTAGGAGTTTTTCCAAAATTAAAATTTTTATAATCATTTCCATTGATACCTGATGATACAAGATATGTCACAATGACACTTCTATTCTTTGGAACTACTTTTCCTAATACTCCATCCCCAAAATAGATCTTATACAAATCATTAAAGCTAGTCTCAAGATAAAATACTTTACTATCTGATTTCGCATCGAATATTCTATTCATTTTTTCATATTTTGTATAAACAACGGAATTTAAATCTTCTTGAACATATACTTCAATAGTAGAAGTGTCTACATTCGCATTAGGAATTTCTATAAAATCTCCATCGAATGCAACAGTAGTATTTGTAAAAATTCCTTCATAGATTGGAATAGAAGAAAATGTGTATCGATTTCCTATTCTCTGAGCAATATATGATGAAGTTGTCATAAAAGAAAGAGTTTCGGTTGAAGATTTATTTGTTAAAAATTTCGTTCCTTTAGGAAGAAACAGAGTATTTGGTAAATTAGAAGAATCTGAATCTGTGACAATAATATCAATGATTGATCTTGCTGATGTAACAGATTTAGGTGTGTACATCAACATTTTTGCTCTTGATGTTACATTTTTTCTCAACTGGGCCGAATCTAAAAACATTTCAGAATTGGATACATTTGCCTGAATGGAATCTACATGAATTCCATATGACATTAAATTGATAATTTGATCAAGTCCTGATTGGGTTAGATCAAAATCAGTAAATTCAGTCTGAGATTGCAAAAAATTTTTGAAATCATCTCTAAGATCAGAAAAATCTGTTTTTGCTATAACTGCCATAATGTTTTAATGAATCCTTTTTAAGATAGTTTTAAAGACTCCAACAAGTCTTGTCTGATTTATTGTATATGAAATAGAGGCAGTTAAATTATGATCTTCCATTTGGACGATAATTTCATCCACTGTTATTCTAGGTTCAAATTGTTTTATTATATTTTCTATAACATTCTTTAGAGTATCTGCTATAAATTGGCTATATGGTAAAAATAATAAATTTCTGACATCTGCAGAAATATTATTCAGAAAAGGAATATCATCTTGCTCAGTCAAAATCAACATTTTTAAATGCTGATTTATAGCTTCTACATTTACTTTTTTCCTGATATCTCCTTTAGCCGTCATTCCTAAGGACATATCGATATCTGTATATTTTTTTATTACTACCATAAGACTATTTATATTTCTTTAAGGTGTCATATATGATATCTTAAATTGATTCTGTTATCACAAAGATCAATTTATGTCACTTTAAATGTAAGTGAACCCTTTATCGAATCCTTTAACTTCTGTATCACCTGATGCATAAGATTGAGTTTTAGAAGTATCTATAGGAGTAAATTTTTCTATTGACTTTGAAATTTTATCACTTTTTGAATTTTTAGTTCCATCCGAAAGAGTATTAGCGGCTCCTCCATCAGATCCTCCTCCAGATTCTGCGGGTGCTGATCCAGCTGAACCACCTAAAGCACTAGCTAATCTAACTACTCCCCCTCTATCGGCCCATTCAGCTCTATCAACTTTAGGACTAGCATTAATTTGAGATCCTTGTAATTTAAGAGCTCCTGTAGAAAATACTGATGTTGTTCCATTTGAAGTGAATGTGCTATTTCCAGATGATGAACCTACTACCGAATTTCCTTTTGATACTACATTCATATTTCCTACTGATAAAATATTAGCATTTCCATTAGCAGATAATGAAAAATTACCTCCAATATTTAAAGATGAATCTGATGCGGAAATCATGTTTATTTTTTTAGCAGATCCTAGAGAAATGTCTCCATCATGAGAAATTCCCGAAATAGAAGCAGCTTGAATCGATAAATCTCCATCTACCCCATAATTTTGAAATCCTCCAATATTCACAGCAGAATCTCCTACTATTTTTAACAATGAAGATCCATCGATACTTTCACTTTTCTTTCCATTAACAACAACATTATAATTTCCTCCTACAAGAAGATTATAATCATTTGCAATGGAATGATTTAAAGACCCATTAACCTTAAGACCACAATCTCCATTAACTATAATTTGGCAAGTTCCATTGACTAAAATAAAATTGTTTCCTAAAATGGCTTCATATGAACTTCCTACGACAATATGTCTATATGATCCATCTGGCATAACTTCATATCCTGTCCCAGTTTTATGCCTTTCTTGGATTCTTTCAAATCCTGGAGTGCTATCATATTCTTTAAAATGCCCAGATTCATATTCATTCATTTTATTATGAGGGAAAACGGGCGCTGCTGGTGAAGAAGGAAATGCGAATGATGCCGCATCAGGTTGAACTTGAGATGAAACGGCATTATGAGCTGCGGCATCATAGGCTTGTTTAAAATTAGAAGCTTTGGCAGCAGAAATTGGGTCACTATTAGTTCCACCAAATTCAGAAACCATCATTGCATAATATTGAGATGCCTTTGTTCCATTAGCATCTGCACCATCTGATCCATTTCTTAAATTTCTAGCTCCTCCTGCACCAGTTAAATGAGCAGCTGCTAAATAACCAGCAACTTCATCAGCAGGAGATCCAGGATTTATAACTTTCATTCTAAGTAATGCTTTATAATTCATTCTAGTGTATTGCAAAATACACTTATTTTGAATTTCTTGATTACTTAAAAACGATTCCTGGGAAGAAATGCTTTCCTTTCCAGTCCAAGATGAAGGATTTTTAAGAGCTCTAGTTGCACATCCAGCATTTACAAATCCTAAGTCTTGTAAAGCAGGTGATCCTAATTGCCATCTTCCAGAATAACCGATGCTATTAACTTTAGAATAATCATTTCCAGATTCTCTTTGCCCTAAACGATTTTTATATTTTTCCCATTGATCTGATGTAAATGGCCCCACAGTTTCATTTGCTGCATATGATTGTTCTGATGTAGAATCTTGAGCTTTATCTCCTACCCCATCAGAATTTGAAGCAAATTCTAAATGGCTTGGTACCTCGTGATCAGCCTTTTCAGCGATATCTCTCACATCTGGTTTAGTTTTAGCAAAAGTTGTAGCAGCCATATTGGTCGATGGATGACCAATATCTCTATATTCAGGTCTAGAGTAAGAATTTACATCATCGCTTTTGGAGGTTGACGTAGTTTTATCCTGAATAAATTGAGCAATGTCTATTCTCATATAGGAGTAAATACCGTATCTGTATCAATTTTACGAAGCGTTTTTAAATCTTCATAAGAATATTTTATTTCATCTACAGTTAGAATTTGGGAAAAATTATCAATAACTGAATTTAATGAAGATATTAAATTATCCATCTGTTCTTTATCTTTTATGAATTTTATAAACGAAGAATAAGATGCAATATAATCATATAATATATCTATAGCATTATTCAGCTGGTCATAAATTGAATAGACTTCATTATATACTTCATCAGAATTAAAAATGGACTGTATTCCGCTTGAATATGATGTTAGATTATAACTAGAATGAATATCAACTAATTGGTCAATAATATCAAACAGAATTGTATTTTGATTGAATATTTCCAATCTAGAAATATTCAATTGGATATAATAATCAGTAACTAATTTTGCATTTTCTTCAGAACTATTTCTAATATATCTTTCTATGAATGAAGGAAAAATATTGAATGGATTATAATTCAATTTTAAATTTGCAGAATTTAATTTATTTTCCGATTCTTTAAATGAATAAGAGGTTTTGTTAAATTCTGCCACATCTTTAAATAGTGATGATAATCCATTATCAGAAACAAGTTTAGATAATTCTTTCGTTAATCCATTTTTTGCTAATTGTGCAATATCAGATGGAGAAATATTTGTGTTGAATATATTTCTAAATGATTGAGCAGTTTGAAAAATTGATCCTAAATCAGAAGCTAGAGCATTTATTTTTGTAGGATCAAAATCAATATCAAAGGGTCTTGCAATTTCTGTAGGCAAGACTGTTTGTAAAATATCTTTTGCGTCATCAATTTTATTATAAAATAAGCTCATGCTGGTGTATAAATTCCTACTAAATTTGCCTGAGAATACCCAGATATTTTAACCTGGTCAGATTGATTTCCTCCTAGAACTAAAATTCTTCCATTCTGAGTACCACAAACGAAGCCAACATGACCAGATTGAGAATTAGTTCCTCTATTAAAAACTACAATATCACCATATTCAATATTATCCTTTTTTCTAAATGAAGGAGAAGTAGTAAAAGATTTTGCAAACCCGGTCACTCCTTTAATTGAAACTCCTGCATTCTTCAAACACCATGCAGCGAATGCAGCACACCATGGGGTTTCATCTCCAGATCCAATTCCTACGGTTTTTAAATATTCCATAATTTTAGGATTATGTTGAGATCCTTTTATTTCTTTTGTTCCTATTTCCCCTCTAGCAATTTGAAGCCATTTTGGCCCATCACCTTTTGGTGTAAAATCTCCAGGAACTCCATTATTGTTATCATTTACATTATTAGAACCTTTTGAAACTATATCAGTAGGAGATCCAGTTCCTTCTAAGGTATTCACAGAACCTAAAACAAAAGGCATCTGTTGGTCTTTTCCATCTAACCAAATTCCAAATACTGTTGATCCTTCCATTAATCCATTAGGAGTTGTTCCTACTCCAGACAAAGAAGCATTTGTTGCAGGCATTAAAATTTGGGCCCAAGGCAAAAGATTTGTAGGAATAAGAGTTTTGTCTTCAGTATGACTTCCAAAGACTCTAACTCTAACTCTTCCTAATTGAATAGGATCAGCTCTATCTTCTACTACTCCGAACCAAAATTGAGGATCGGTTCCAAAATAATTTGGAAGATATTGTTGCTTCACTTAATCACCGTCTTATTTGCTTCATTAATTTGAGCATTTCTTTTTGCAATATATTCTTTAACTGCTGCCATATTAGGGGCGCATCTCAAATTATTATTTCTAAAGAGTTTATCAATGAAATCTATAAGTTGTTTATTTGTCGCATCTAATGGAGGAAAATCAGATTGTTTGATATATGGGCACACTAGAAGTGAGTCAGGAATAGCAATATTCTCGAATGTAGGTTTATCAACGTATATAGTCTTAGTGCACCCTTGGGCAAGGGCGAGGACGCAGGCCAATACTAGAACTTTAGATATTGATTTCATTTTCCATACACTCCTTGAACTCTCTTTAGATATTCCATAACAGATTTTGGAGCCTTTTCATTTTCATCGGTTCCAAGATTAGAAGTTGTTCCTTCTAATTTTTGGCTTAAATCCGAAACTTCCTGATCTCTCTTGTTTACCTGATCATTTATCAATTTATAGTTATCTTCAGCCAATTTTAATTTGACATTTAATTCTCTATTTGATTTATCAAGTTCCTCAATTCTCACTTTTTGCGTTGCATTTTCTTGAATGATTGAATATGATTTATATCCAACTACAGAAATGAAAATTAGGCCGGCAATAATTGCCAGCCACTTTATATTTGTTTTTAAAAATAGGGTAATAGCTTCTAATGTAAACATGATAAAGTATTTATCATGAGATGATTAAGCAGGACCATTTTCCCTTCGAGATTTAATATAATTTTCTGCACCAATATTCATATTGATTCGATCTTTATTCCATTCTCGAAGCTCATGCCCTTTCTGAAGAGGAACTACCTTCATAGAAGTTACATCAGGCTTACGACGATCAGCATCGATGATCCAACGAAATACCTGTGGAAGGCGATCATATGAACGCTTAGACATTTGTGGATACAATTCCATTTCATTTGCTCGCATTGTATATGTCCTTTCAAGACGGATAAGAAAAATTTTCCAAAAGTGGCATTAATTCTTTTTCGATAGAATCGCCATAAAACCCAAAACTATTCATTGTTTTTGTTCTAGTTTCAAGAGGAGTCTTCATAATTTGTTTTATCACTCTATTTCTGAATTTGATATCAAATTCAAATTTAAGTCTTCGTTCAATTTTATTTTCAATCTTAAACATTTGATGAACTTGATCTTTACCGAGGGTTTTAATCAATTCATCAAATTTTTCAAAATCCATGGACTGGCGAAGATTATTACATTTATAACAAGAAATTTCTAAATTTTTAGGATCATTGGATCCACCAAATTCTTTACAAATAATATGCTCAAGTGTTGCAATTAATAACTCATCATCATGAACATCAGAATCTAAATAAGTTTTTTCTCCACAAAAGCAACACTTTCCTTCATTTATTATCCACTTTCTCCTCTTAATGATTTGAAGATTTAAAGATTTCAAAGACCAAATATCATCCTTTTCTAAGAGAGATTTAATCCGAGATCCATGAGCTTCAAAGCTCAAATCAAATAAGTTATCAGTGATAGACATTTTTACAACCTATGTTCAACTCTTGATATTTTATATCACATGCAGAAGATAATGTAAATAGTCTATGTAAATTAATATTTTTTAAAATCCAAAAGCCCTGCTGCCTCATTTTTATAAATTGAGGTAATTTCTCTTTTAAGATTATCAATTTCAAAAATCAATTCTGATCTTGTTTTACCTTCATATTCATCATAAAGAGGATGAGTCATTCCATAATCTTCAGGTTTATACCCTAATGATACAATGTAATTATATGGATGATCTTTATCATCATGGTTTAGGGCAAACCTATTAACTATCATTCCTCCTCGCTTAATCCAAACTGGAACTTCAATATCAGGAGGAAGATTGGTATCAATATCAGCTACAGTATTCATTATGATTTTCCTTTTGCTGGGTCGTTTCTTTCTTCAGATCTTTCAAAATAATCCCAATCAAGTTGAAGTTCATGATTGATAGAATTTCCTACCAAATTATATTTTTCTTTAGAAAAAGAAATCTTTACGAAAGTCCTCATTCCAGGCTTATTTACATTTGCAACTCGATGGATAACTCCTTGATCAAGACGAAGGAGATGCTTATCTTTATAAACTCTGTGATGTTCAACATCAGGTTCGGCGATATCTTGCATTTCTTTCAAAGAAATAGAATGATCTTGTGTAAATTCTACAAACTTTGGCGGTTCCCAAAATAATGTTCCATTTGTATTTGACCAAATATAATTCAGATCATCCGTCATAAATCCATCAGAATGCCATCCAGGACGATTTCCTGGATTGTCCGCAGATACGTAAAGTGTTTTTGCTGTGATATAAACATAACTATCCTTAAAGATTTTAGAAGCATCATAAGCGGCTTCTCTAATGATAGGAAGAAATTGTTTCAAATTTTTAGGAGTGTTTGTCACACAATTTCCAGGAATTTTGATAGGGCAATAAAGCCAAAACATCATTTCTGTCGGATTTAGATCAATAAGACCAAGGTCAACAGGCTTGCTTCCATAAATTTTACTCATTTTCCAATTCCTCAAAAATATAAAGACCTAATTCCATCTGAACAAAAACTTTACAAAATCCTACATAACGAAGATTTAGATTATCTGGAATTTTACCTCCACACTTAAAGGCCCAAAATTTTCGTTCTTCATCAGGAACATCCGTTCGAACGACTGCCCAAAGCCAGAACATTCCACCTTGATCTTCCATTCGAATAATTTCAGCTCCTTTAGGAAGTTTCATTGTAAATTGTTCAAGTACAGGCATTTGATATTTAAAAATAACTTTGCCTGTAGTATCTGACATCTTTTGCCCGCGAACGGTTACATCCCATTGATCTAATTGAATTTCTGGATTCATTTATTTACCTCATTTTCAAAAACATGATGAATGATATCAATCCCAAATTCTTCCCAAGACTTTTGTTTAGAAGAAAATTGTTGAAGTTTCATTCTAATTTGTTGCTTTGCAATATTTTTCACAGATTGATTTGGATCATCATTCTGCAAATCTACAAACAATTTGAATGCGATACCGCATTCTTTATTTTGAAGCTTAGAATTATTAATTGCATGAGCAAAATTCTTTCTATCTTCCCGAGTTTTTTCACATTTGAAGAAATCGATATTAGAAATTTTACAAATTCTAACGATTCTAGAAATCAAATCTTCTGCATAGTAATTAATATCATATTCAACAATCTTCTTTGCATGATCAAGCTTTGGCTTCAAAATTAAATCAGCATTCGAATAAATATCATCCCATTCTTCAGAAAGATATGCTCTTACAAAATGTCGATCAGATCGCAACAAATCAGTATATCGATGCATTTTGACGTACCAATCGCCTTTAACTTTCACCCGATGACCTGAATCCAGACGAATAACAATTCCTTCTTTGTCATCAAATGATTTTACTTCTTTGATCATTTCATCAAAAGTTGAAAATGTTTCTTCAAAGGATCGAACGAGTGGAATTGAATAATCGCTAGAAATAGATTGAAGAGTTTCAAGATCAAAATAAGTTCCTGGAATATTTTGACGAATATCCAAAAGAGTCAATCTCGGTTCAGGATAATCAATCACAATTTTATTAGATCGCGAAGTGAATTCAAAAATAGGAGTACAATCATAGATTTCCCACATATCACGAAGAAAATCCTGAATATTTTCTTCAGTACATGCAAAATTTTCAGCAAACATAGATGTATCAGTGATGCCAGCTTTGGTACCGAGTCTAATACCCTTTTCCAAAGGAATTGAGCGAATCATTGATCCATCTAGTTTGATGAATGATCTATGAGGTTCTTGTACAGGAAAATATGAAGTTTGTTCACGTTCTCCATAATTGAAAAATTTATGAAATGGTCGAGAAATAAGTTCACCGGTAGAATTTAAAAATGCAATTCCTCGGCATTCACGAATAAATTTGTCTTCTTCCTTTTCAATAGGAGGAAAATTATCCGGGTTCAACCCATTATAATTAAAAACAGTATATTCGCCTTGATCTACTTCATGAAAAGTAGTAGGATCACGAAGCTTTTCACGAAAAGCTTTAATATTTTCAATTACTGGAAAATTATAATTTAGGTCCATCTTTAATTTTTCTCACTATTAGATATGTCTCTCATTTGTAAATATAGGATATATTATTTTAGTGTGATTGTAAATAGATAAATATAAAAAATAAGGATTAAATTACAATGGCGACACCATCAGCTCATATAGCCCTAGGAACTGTTAAAGGCGGATTTCCTATTTTGGATACAAAATTCACTTCAATCGATTTAGTTCCAGGAGATGTTTATACCATAACAAATTCTAATTTCAATTATATGGTAATGTCATCTCAAACAAATTTGTGGGTAGCGTTTACATTCGATGGCTCTACTCCTAATCCAGAAGTAAACCCAAGATTTTATATTACCGCTGATACTTTATGCCCATTTTTTGTATCTCAAGGAACAAAAATAGTTGTTGCTGAGGTAGTTTAAAATTGCCAAATTCTGAAAAAAAGGGTTCAGCCTTTACAATTTATAAATTTAAAAAATCACAAGAACTTCCTACTCTTCCAAGCGACGGAAGATATGTGGTTGATGATACTGTTGAACCTATTCTTTTTGTAGTAAATGATGATGGTAAATTTGTAATAGATACGGAATAGGGAATAAAATATGGCCATAGAAACAGTAAATTCATTAGTTCAATTAGTTACGGACTTAAATAAACAAACTATTCCTTTAAAAGCTGGAATTAATGCAAATTTAAAACCTAATTTGCAATCTTTAGGAACAGTAGGAGGGGATGTAAATCAAATCCCAATCTTTACAGCACCTGGAGTATTTTCTACTATTGATAAAAATAATCTAATTCAAGGTCTTAATTATGATAGTTATGTTCCTACTATTTCTGATAGGTCTGCTTATGATAATGAAGCAAAAGATTATAAAGTTTTAGTTGGAGATAATGGGTCTGGTAGAGCTGTTCTCTTTATTAAAAAATCGAATTTGAGTGCTGATTGGTCAAGCGCAATTTTTATAACAGGAGACAGAGGGCTTAGAGGGTTTCAAGGAGATAAAGGAGACAAAGGTGATCCAGGAGTAGGAACTCAAGGACCAAAGGGTGATACTGGTCCAGCTGGAGCTGATGGCGCAACTATTAATGTTGTCGCAGGAACTACTACGACAACTTCTCCAGGAACCAATGCTCAAGTTACTTCAACTTTAGTTTCTCCTACTCAATTAAGATTAGATTTTCAAATACCAAGAGGACAAGATGGTTCGGGAACTGGGAATGTAGTAGGTCCATCTACAGGGACATATACTGGGCAATTTGCGATATTTTCTGATTCAACCGGAAAAAGAATTGAAGGCCTTTCAAATATTTCAGCTGATATTGTAACATTTAGCGTTGCAGGAATTGATGTTCCTACAACTGCAGATGATGTGCAAAGTGTTATCGAATATTTAGTTTCAAGAAGACCTCCTTCTTCTCAAGTTCCTTTTAGTAATACAACCTCATCTCTTCCAAATAATCCATCAAATGTCCAGGCTGCTATCGATTCATTGGCAGGAAGAACTATTTATGGATCTGGAATTGTATTCAATAATACAACCTCATCTCTTCCAAATAATCCATCAAATGTCCAGGCTGCTATCGATTCATTGGCTTCGAGACCAATAAATTCTAATCAAGTACTTTTTGATAATACTGGAATTAATATTCCAGGAAGTCCTACAGAAACTCATGCTGCTATTTCTAATTTTTATTCAGACTATTTGGTTAAAAATAGTGAAAGATGGACAAAGACAGAGCTTCCAGCTCAAGCTTTAGGAAAGAGCATTTTAAATTCAAATGATCAAACTGCGATTAGAGGATTAATTTCTGCTAACAGATATTTGGATGATATTACTCAATCTGAAGCGGAAGCTGGAACTTCTACAATTCAAAGAAATTGGTCATCTTTAAATGTAAGACAATCGATAAATTATCTTTTATCTAATGTATGGGGAACTCCTTCTCTTTATTGGACAAAAGCTGAACTTCCTGCCTCAACTATCGGTAAAAATCTTCTAAATGTAGTTGATCAAGCTACAGGAAGATCTTTATTGAATGCTCAAGTTCTTTTAGATGATGTAACTCAAGCAGAAGCTGTAGCTGGAACAAGCACAACTAATAAAAATTGGTCATCTCTAAGAGTTAGACAGGCTATTAATGCAGTCACGAGTTTAATTCCTTCCGATGCTGCTAGTGTAACTTTTGATAATTCTATTGCTGGATATCCATCTGCTCCTACAAATGTTCAAAAAGCTCTTGAAGTTGTAAAATCCATCATTCCTACAACTGCGACAGGAATCAATTTTGATAATTCTGTAACAAATTTCCAGGATAATCCTGTTAATGTACAAAAAGCTATTGAATCTGCGACAAATCTGATAAATCTTCAGAGTGAAGCTACGGGGGTAGGATTTGATAATTCTACAATTCAGTTAACTGGAACTCCAGATACAGTTTATAAAGCTTTTGCATCAGTAAAATCGATGATTAATACTGTATCATCTTCTTCAAATATCTCTTTTTCTAACACTGCATCTTCGATCCCAGGATCTCCTTCAAATGTTCAATCTGCGATTGATAGTTTTCATACTGAATTTAATTCTGCCGTTGCCGCAAAATTAAATCTAACAGGTGGAACATTAACCGGGGATTTAAATATCCAAAAGAATACTCCTTCGTTATATTTAAATGAAACTGGGCTTAATGCTAAATGGAGAATTCAACATGGAGGTGGAGGAAATTTAAGATTTGACCAATTTGATTCGTCAAATAATCAAGTTACTCCTTTAACTATTAGCCCTACAGGAGAAATTACTTCTCCATTAATTGGGGCATTATCTACGGCTCTTGGATCAAAAGTAAATGATACTGGTGATACAATGACCGGAGATCTTGCGATTAATAAGAATTTTCCAGCAGTTTCCTTTCAATACCCAACATTTCCTACTTGGAATATTGGGCCTAGAGAAGACGGTAGATTTTATTATTATTTACCAAATACCTTAGTAGCTCCTTTAAGTTTTGGACAAGATGGATCTATCGCATCAAATCAATTTGGTGATTTGTTAACAGCTTTAAATTCTAAGGTTAATGATACTGGTGATACAATGACCGGAGATTTAACAATCTCCAAAACTTATCCACAAATGAAATTGACTTATACCGGAGTGGCTTCATGGGGGATTTACACAAATATCGATGGAAAAATGTATCATCAATATACTCCTAGCGGAGGATCTCCTTCAAATCCTATAGTATTTGGATCTAATGGATCTATTTCAACTGCACAAATTGGAGATTTAAAGACAGCTTTGGACAATATAAATACAAATACTATAGTGATGGCAATAGCCTTAGGATAATAAATTGACAACAAGTAATTTTTTACAAAAAACTAGTTTAGATATTGGAACTTCAGTTGTCTCCATTGGAGGTTATACAGTTCCAGCTTCAACACAAACCATAGTTATTGGATTAACTGTCTCGAATAAAACTACTTCAACTATTCAGGTCTCCATTAGTTATTATAATGGAACTACTGATGCTTATGTAGTCAAGAATGCTTCGATTGTTCCGGGAGGATCTATCGTAGCGGCAGGGGGAAATCAAAAAATTGTGATGGCAGCAGGATCTAGTGTCAGAGTAATCTCATCTGCAGCAACATCAGCTGATGCTATAATGTCAATTCTTGAAATAGGACCATAATAAATGAGTTATATCGGAAATACTCCTACATTAACAACTAGAATAGATTATATTTTTGTCTCATCTCAAGGACAATTGACATTTTCGGGAACAGATTCTAATAATCTGGTTCTCTCTTATAATCCTTCTAATGTTGATATATTTGCGAATGGAGTGCTTTTACCAAGAAGTGATTTTGTGGCAAATGATTCAAGTTCGGTTATATTATCTTCAGCGAGAAATTCTGGAGACGTTATTACCGTTAGAGCTTACGGAATTCCAGATTCTATTAATGCTCTTTTACCAGGAAAAGTAGATGTTTCTTCTGCAGGGATCCTTTCCTCTTTTAGAAACAAAATAATGAACGGAAATTTTGATCTTTGGCAAAGAGGAACTACCCAAACGACTTCTGGATATGGAGCAGCAGACAGATGGCTTTCAGGTAATTCCGGGTCAACTAAAACTACCTCACTTCAGTCATTTACTCTAGGCCAAACTGATGTTCCTGGAAATCCAACTTATTTCTGTAGGACTGTAGTTTCATCTGTAGCAGGAACTGGTAATTTTGTTAATTTTTCTCAATCTGTAGAAGGAGTCCAAACTCTTTCTGGCAAAACTGCTACTTTAACTTTTTATGCTAAGGCTGACGCATCAAGACCTATGGGTGTTGAGTTTGCGCAAAATTTTGGATCATCAGGAAGTCCGTCATCACCTATATTAGGAATTGGTGCAACTAAAGTAAATCTAACAACTTCCTGGGCAAGATATGATGTTGTAGTTTCTATTCCTTCAATTACAGGAAAAACCTTGGGAACTGATACTAATAATCTATTATTTATAGGGTTTTGGTTTGATGCAGGATCTTCTTATAATTTAAGAAGTGCTTCCCTTGGTCAGCAATCTGGTACTTTTGATATTGCTAGAGTTTCTCTCGTTGAAGGAGATGCCAGATCAGATCTTAATCCATTTTCGGAAAGACATCCTCATCAAGAATTAGCTTTATGTGAAAGGTATTACCAAGTAATGCCTGGGACATATTATGCTTTTTCCGCAGGAGGAACTGCTACAGTTAGAAGATATCAAATAACATTTAGAAATCCTATGAGAGCTTCTCCTTCAGTTTCATGGAATTCGGGAGATACTTTTTATGTGGATGAAAAAAATAACAAAATGATTAGATGGTATACGGACCCAGGATCAAATGCAGGTGAAAGAGCATTAGGAACTATTATTTGCGATGCAGAACTTTAAGATATATAATGATATTAGAAAAGGAATATAAATGGCAGTAGAATCAGCACACTATGATATGTTTGGAAATATAGTCGCAGTTATTGACGGGACGACTTATTCCATTCCAGATGAAATGGGAAATCGTTTCAGACAAATGGTAAAGGAATGGGAAGATTTAGGAAATACGATTGCACCTTATGTAGCTCCTCCTGCACCTATCGTCATTTATAAACCTATAATTGAAGCTATTGCGGTATTTAATATTAATGGGGATGATATTGAAACTGTTGATCTATCAACAAAATTTTCTGGAGCAGCTAAAGTGGATGTAGGTAAATATGTTCTAATGTTTTCTGAGCCAAGAGCTGATTCGAATTATATGCCTCTTGCATATTCTAATGATAATACCGATGCTAAATGTTCAATTAAATCTGATGAGATGTTTGATTCTTATTTCTTTGTAACTTGTGTCGATTCTCAAAATACTCCTATTGATATTACAAAATTATCAGTAGAAATTAAATCTCTTGTAGCAGCTTAAAGGAAATTAAAATATGAAAATTGTATGTAATTCATTCAACAAAGTAACAGTATGGACGACATTTTCTGCTGATATTCCAGCCGCTGTAAAACAAATTGTTGGAGTAGGAAATCCTTATTGGGCATGGGCATCCATTCCTGCGGGAAAAGTAATTGGGGCAGATTTTACAAATGCACCAATTTGCTCCTCAGATTTAACTCAAATCGCTTCTGATATTGCTGCCATTACAGCTCTTCCAAATGATGTGTTAACTTATCAATAAGGAAAATAATAATGGCTGTAGAAAGTGCTAAATTCGATCCTAAGGGGTCGATTATTGCCGTTATCGATGGAACGACATTCACAATTCCAGATGATTTTGGCAATAGACATAGGCATATGATTGAAGAATGGGTAAATGAGGGAAATACTATAGAAGAGTATGTTCCTCCTCCTGTTGATTTAAATGCATACGTCGCAAATCTTAGATATGAAAAGGAAATAGGCGGAACTGTTTGGAACACTTATCCAGTTCATACAGATAGAGAAAGTCAAAATAAAATTTCTGCGGAAGTTTTGGCTATTTCCTTAGGTTTAAGACAGGATGGAGATCCTTGGAAGTTTAAGGATGGTGAATTTAGGCCAATAACAAATGCTCAAATGACGGACATTGCTAATACGGTAAGATCTCATATTAGAAATGTTTTTGGAAAAGAATCTTTAGTAATTGATAAAATTAATTCTAAAGAAATTACTACAACAGACCAGATTGATATCATATTTAATGAGTAATACATCAGATTTATCATTCTCGAATATATCTAAACAATCTGTTTCTTCAGGAGGAATTCTTTCTTCTTTTAGAAACAAAATCATAAATGGAAATTTTGATTTCTGGCAAAGAGGGACATCTCAAACTTCAGCAGGTTATGGATCTGCGGATAGATGGTATTGTGATAATATCGGTTCTACTAAAACTACTTCTAGGCAAACATTCACTCTAGGTCAAACTGATGTTCCAGGAAATCCAACTTATTTTTGTAGGACTGTAGTTTCTTCTGTTGCAGGTGCTTCAAATTACGTAAATATCTTACAAAGAATAGAAGGAGTTCAAAATCTTTCTGGTAAAACTGCTACTTTAACTTTTTATGCTAAGGCTGACTCAGCAAAGCCAATAGCAGTCTCATTAGTACAAAATTTTGGTACAACAGGAAGTCCATCATCTAGAGTTTTGGCGATAGGTTCAACTAAAGTAAATCTAACAACTTCCTGGGCAAGATATGATGTCGTAGTTTCTATTCCTTCAATTACAGGAAAAACCCTTGGAACTGACAATAATGATTTTCTAACTGTGGTATTTTGGTTTGATACTGGATCAAGCAATACAGAATCCGCTTCTCTTGGCCAGCAATCTGGTACTTTTGATATTGCTAGAGTTTCTCTTGTTGAAGGAGATGCTAGATCAGATTCTGACCCATTTTCTCCTAGACATATTCAACAAGAATTGGCCTTATGTCAGAGATATTATTATAGTTCTTCTCTTGGGGTTGTTGCCTTTCCTGACTCTATTTCGGGTACACCTACTGATACGAGATCTAAATTTGCATATCTTTATTTTCCTGTTAGGATGAGAAGGGGTCCTTCAACATCTGGTACTGCAGGATTTTCACTTATAGGGGGAATAGATGGAATAATAGCTTCTATAGCAGCAGCTCAAAACGCAAGTTCAATTATTAGTACTTGGATAGCAGACGCCGAATTGTAATTAGTGATAAATAATCCTATATAATCTAAGGAGATTTATCACCATGCATATTATCGATGTCGTAAATAAATTTTGCCCAAATGCAAAACCTGCTTACATTCAGGCTTTTAAAGAAAATGATTCCAATTTTGTAAAATATGGAGTAAATTCAACTAAAAGAGTTTCTCAATTTTTAGCCCAAACTATTCATGAAACTGGGCAATTTACTATTTTTGTTGAAAATGGAAATTATAATCCTGAAAGAATTCCTGAAGTTTGGCCTACAAGATTTAAAACAGTAGCTGCCGCATCTCCTTATGCTCATAATCCTCAAAAATTATTCAATAATGTTTATGCAAATAGAATGGGAAATGGTCCAGAATCTTCAGGAGATGGATACAAATATCGCGGTAGAGGAACTTTACAGACTACAGGTAAAGAATCTTATGATGAATATGGGAAAGAGTTAGGAATTGATCTTGTAACTAATCCTGATCTTTTACTTGATCCAAAATACATCCTTCTTCCGGCTCTTCTTGAATGGCATAATAAGGGATGTAATGAATTTGCAGATAAAGGAGATATAAACTCTATTACATTAAAAATTAATGGAGGATATACAGGTCTTACTGAGAGAAAGCAATGGCTTTCAAAAATTCAGGCATTCATTGGTTCTTCCAATATAGAATTTGCTTCAGCTTAAATAGTGATAAATACTAGAAAAGGAAGATAAAGAATGTCAGCACATTTAGTTTTTGGAAATGTCAAAGGAGGTCATCCTATTATTGACACAAATTTTGTATCAGCGGATATAGCTCATGGAACAATTTATACATCTCCAGATGTATCTCATAATTATCTTATTGTTCATACTGATGAATTAGCTTGGGTAGCATTCAGCTCTGATTCAACTGTAGATCCAGATCCTTCTAAATCTCCTAGAATTTTAGTAGCAGCTCACTCGCCATTTCCATTTTACATTAAGCCTGGTACTAAAATTAAAACGGCAGCAGCTTAAAGGAAATTTTTTATGATTTCCTTATCAATGGGATTAGGATTTTCTTTGATAGGATCAGTTTATTCTAATCAACAAGATACTACTAATATTCCTCCAAATGCCATGTTTAGGACAGTTGGAGGAATTGTATATTATGCGACAAGTAGCGTACAAAATAATGCATATGCAGTTAGGAATTCATCTCAATGACAACTTTAACATTTGATTATGATTTAGATCAATTTTTTCAAAGGCTTCGAGGTTGGTGGTCTGCTCAATCTTTATCTGGTGCAGTCGATGGATCAGATGTCAATAGACTTCTAGATTTAACATCACACGGGCAGAGTATGGTTTCTGCATCAGCTTCTACGGCTCCTATTCTTAAATTAAATGGACTAAATGGGCATCCTACTCTTAATTTCGCAACAGGTAAAAGACTTGTAGCATCAACAATGGGTAATGGAGGAATTTTTCAATCTGGAGCTATTTCACAGCCATTTACAATGATAGCAGTAGCAAAATCAAGAAGTGTAGATGCAGGAACAGCTAGAGTAATTTTATCATCAACCTCAGCAAGTCAATGTAGTTTACTTATCAATTCGACTGGATTACTCCAAATTGCTGCTGGAAGCAATGGAGCTCAAGGAGGACCTGTTATTGATGATGACACTTTCCATATCGTAATTGGTTGTTTTGACACTGGATCAGCTGCTTTATTTGTTGATGGATATTGTGCAGGTGCTTCTTCAGGACAAACCCATGGAACAAATACTCTTGCTCAATTTACTATGGGATCAGTTGCTTCAGGAGCATCTTATTTTAATGGTGAAATCGCCGAAGTAATGCTTTTAGAAGGAAGACCTAAATTGCAAGAAATTAAGATGATTAATGATTATCTTTCTTCTAAATGGGGATTAAATCTCGTAATCCCTTCTCAATCATCAGCAAATCCGATTACAGGAATTGATGCAAATTCGGTCACTTGTCGTACATGGTTACCTACCACAATAACTTCAACAACACCTGTATGTATAGTTTCTCACCAAGCAGGTGGAGATAGCAATATTACTTTATCTTATGGCATGTATCCATACATAAGAGAATTAGTAAATGCTGGTTTTTGTGTAATAGCCTCGGATAATGGAGGAGCAAATACTTGGGCTAATTCGGCTGCTCAAGCATCTCTTATGGCAGCTTATAATTTAGCATCATCGCAATTAACGGCATTAGGCGGTGGAGCAGGAAATGTCATGCTATTAGGATTTTCTATGGGCGGAGGAAATTCTATGATAGGAATAGCATTAGGAGGATTTCCTGCAGGTAAAATAAAAGCTTTAATGTCAGTAGATGGAGTTATGGATTTGTCTACTCTTTATTCTCAATCTACATATACTTCAACAATTGAATCTGCTCATGGTATTACATCAGGAATTTTATCGGGGGCAACGATAGTAGGTGCAACATCTATTCCTACTACAGCTTCATTTCCTACAATAGGAACAAAACTTATGGTAGGAAATGGAACTTCCAATGTAGAAATTGTCACAACGACAGGATCTTCAAATGGAACTTCCGTTCCATGTACAGCATTGACAAAACCACATGCATCTTCAGAGCAAGTTTCAGATTATCCTACAAAAACTTCAGGAAGAAGTGCAGTTACTCGTTCTCCAAATGATTATACAGGTGTTAGATATTTTAGATTTTATGCTTCGTCTGGAGATACATCAGTTCCTAAAACTTCAAATGCTGATGCAATGTCGGCTCTTTTAGCCACAGCATCATCTCCGCCTATAGAATATGCGGTTATAAGTCACCCAGGTGGGCATCTTCAAGGTGGGCATATGGCAAAAGATATGGTAGCATTTGCTTCTAGATCTGGTTTAATTACAGTATAAAGGAAAAAAAGTGGCTTCATTATCATTAGGTGTAGGATTTTCAATGGTAGGTCTATCTACTAAATTAGTAGATCTTGTAATTTATCCTATATCAATTTCAGGAACCCTTGAAAATGCGATAGTAGGAAATTATTTTTCATTTTTTCCAATGGTTTCAGGAGGATCTGGAACAAAAACTTTCTCTTTATCTGGAACTCTTCCTTCAGGATTAACATTTAATACTTCAAATGGATCTATTTCAGGAATTCCTACAGGATCTGGAATTTTCTCTAATATATCAATTGCAGTATCAGATCCAACAGGTTCTGCTACACTTTCAAATATTTCATTGACTATAAAAGAAACATCTTCTATATCTTTAATTGCTACTTCTTATGATATTCCAGTTTCTGTAAAATCTTCAACTTCTATAAGTCTTTCTCTTTCTGGAAATACTGCGACAGAAGGATCAACTGTAACGTTTATTGCTACAGTTTCAGGAGCAAATATCCCTACTGGAACGGTAACTTTTTATGATATGGGATTACCTCTTTCTACCGTTAGTTTGAATAATGGAGTAGGAACATTTAATACATCTTCTTTACCTTCAAGAGATCATATCATTTCTGTAGCATATAACGGAGATGACAATAATAAAACATCATTTTCTTCTCAATTAAAATTAACTATTGATGCAGTTATTAATCCTCCTGTAAATACTTCTGTTCCAGTTGTATCTGGAAGCACAGTATCAGGTTCAGTTTTAACCTCAACTACTGGATCTTGGACAGGAACTTCCTTAACATATTCATATCAATGGATCTGGGCTGATACTTCAACTCCTATTTCTGGAGCAACATCATCTACTTATACTCTAGTAGATTCTGATGGTGGGCATCAAATTTCATGTATAGTTACCGCATCAAATTCTGCTGCTACCGTAAGTTCTACTTCGTCTCCAACTTCTACTATTACTATTCCGATAAGATACCCAGTTAATACGGTAGCTCCAACTATTTCAGGAACTCCTTCAACTGGGTCTACTCTTACTGCATCAACAGGAACTTGGTCAGGAAATTCTATTGTCTATACTTATCAATGGATCTGGGCTGATACTTCAACTCCTATTTCTGGAGCAACATCATCTACTTATGTTCCAGTTTCTGGAGATGTTGGACATACTATAAATGTTCAAGTTACTGCAACAAATTCTTATGGAACAGGAACTGCTTCTGCTACTCCTACTTCAGCTATTACTGCTCCTATATTATATCCAGTTAATACAGCAGTACCAACTATTTCTGGGACTGTTTCTGTAGGATCTACTTTAACAACTACAAATGGAACTTGGGATGGAAGCGGAATAACTTATACCTACCAATGGTATTGGGCTGATACTTCTACTCCTATTTCTGGAGCAACGTCATCTACTTATATCATTGCATCAACAGATGCTACACATACTATCAGTTCTCACGTAACTGCTACGAATACCTATGGAAATTCTACAGCAAATTCAGCTGCAACAACAGTAGTAGTTTCTACTTCTGGTGTTACATTCTTTAGTGATACATTTACCGCAGCTGATGGAACACAATTAATTGCAGGATCTTATGTAGCTGATACAGGTCAGGCATATGAAACTCAAACTGGGGTAACTGTTGACGTTCTTGCTAAGATTTATAATGGAGAAGTGTATAACCCTGCCGCTTCATCTTGGACGAATACTCCAAGAGCTAAAACAACACAAACCGCGTCTAATTATTATGTAGAAGGTGTTCTTGATTGTATTTCAGTTCTATCTGGAGAAACTGTAGGTATTACAGGTAGAGCTTCTGCTACCGAACAATCTTTATATTTTGCTAGATATTCAAGAGTTGTAAATGGGTGGCAATTATATAAAACTGTGACAGGAACATCTACTCTTCTAGGATCATATTCTGATACCTTTACATCAGGACAAAGAACTCTTCGTTTAGAAATGAATGGTACCTCATTAAAAGTTTATGTGGATGGAACTCTCAGAATTTCTGCGACAGATTCATCGATCGCAGGACCAGGATCTCCAGGAATGAGAATTGGAGGATCTACTCAATCTCCTACCACCGGTACTCACATTACATCACTTAAAGCAGTCACATTGTAAGGAAATAAAATGACACTATCAAATATTATTAACAATGGAACAGTATCCTTAACTGCTAATGTAAATTCAACAACCCCACTAACAGGAACAGTTGAATTTTATGATGGATCTACTAAAATAGGACAAACTCCTATTTCATCAAATATGAATATTTCATCTGTTATTTCATCAATTGGAAATCACCAATTGCAGGCAAAATATTTGGGAGATGCGACACATTTAAGTTCAGATTCTTCTCAATTAAATGTGAATGTTTCTGAATCAAATCTTCCAGATTTTACATATGATTCTGATACAATTTTATGGATTAATACAGTTAATGCTAAATTAACGACGGCATCCTTGACTCTTTTGACTAAAAGAGAAAAATATCATTATGATAGAATGATTAAAAGAATGAAATTTGATGAGACATGGTCTTATCAATTATCTCTTCAATTAAGAGCTGCCCCTTCTCAAGGAAATTCATCAAGACAAAAGATTATTAGTTCTGTTGATATTAGAAATCCTTCTATTAATTCAACTGAAATAGGAACTATAAATGAAACTCCAGATACTGGATCTATTTCAGGAAATACTTCATCTTATATTAATACGGGATTTGATTCAAGTCTTTTGAATCAAGATGATAATTTCATCATGATGATGACAAATAAATTGGAAACTGAAACTTATTCAGGAACGGCCCTAGATTTATGCGGTGTTATTTCTGGAGGAATTGGATTGACTATCAATCCTTATGTTTCAGGAACTGGTGGAATAAGTATAAGAAATAACAATGCATCCTTGACACCAGGGTCTGCATCAAGTGTTTCTAATGGTTCTGGGTTCGTAGTTATTAATAGAGATTCTTCCACTTCCGTAACATGCTATAGAAATGGCAAAAAACATCTCAATTTAAATCTTTCATCAGCAGGAAAAGTTTCAGGGAACATATTTCTAGGTGCAGTTAATAATGGAGGAACTCCTACAACTGCTTCTACTGGGTTTAGATATTCTGCTTTTGGGGCAGGACGTTCAATGCCAGCAAATTTACAGAAGAAATATTATGCATCAGTTAGAACTTTGGTTGATGCCATTCAATGGGGGCTTGTAGATTTCAATGAACCTGGAACGAATCCTACTAATGTTGTAGCAGATGCAGTTGTTTATGGTCTCACTTCTAATGGGATTGCTGCAGCTTATGAATTAAAACGTCAAGGTAAAAATGTAATTTTAGTAGGAGGTTGGAGAGATTTTCCAGGAAACCTAGGAGGAATGATGGCAGGAGGATTAGGGTTCTCTGACTTTGATAATCCTTCAGGTATCGCAGGACTTTCCAAATTAATTCTTGCTCTCATCAGATCTAAACAGAACATTAATACTGACTATTTTAATTGTAGATTTGCTAATTATACATTCAAACAACTACTGGATCCAAATAAACCATGTGGGCTTGATATTCCAGTCTATCTTTCGGAAGGAATTGAATCAACTACGAATGATGGTGGAACAGTTACCACATCCATTAAGACAGTTGATGGAAGAAGATTTTATGCAAAATATTTTATAGACTCTTCATATGAAAGCGATTTAATAGCTCTTTCAAATATTTCTTATAAAGTAGGAAGAGAAGCTTCTTCTACCGGAGAAGAAATAATGAATGGATGGAGAGGAACTTCTACATCCTTTAATGAAGGTTCTCACCAGTTTAATGTTAATGGAACTTTGGTAAATGTAGATCCATATAAAACAATAGGAGATTCAACTTCTGGATTAATTTATGGGGTAAGACCTTGGCCTACAGGTAGAACTACAGGACAAGGAGATGTTGCAATTTATAAAAATAGATTAGTAACAAGTTCATCATTAACTACTCCTGTGACTCAATCATTTAATTTTAGATTAATGATGGCCACCTCTGCGGTTTTTGTTTCAGATGAAACTTGGGCTTCTACCCCTCCTCCAAATTATCAATCTTCCGAATTTGAATCTCTCTATAGATTTTGCGAGGCTGCAACCGCTGCAAGCTTATCTTATGGATATGTTGGAACTATTTTAAAAGCAGACTCTGTAGGAACAGGAGCTCTGGATATCAATTCTCAAGGAGGATTGTCAACAGATTTTTGGTTTGGAGCTTGGGATTATGTAGAAGCTTCTTATGCTGCAAGAGAGATAATCTGGAATGAAACCAAACAAAGAACTTATAGATTATTTTATGCTCATAGAAATGAACCTAGAATTCCATCAGCTTTGAGAACATCAGCAAACACATTTAGTTTTCATAATGAAAATTTTGTAGATGTTTATAAAAATGATGATATTCATATGTCAACTCAATTGTATATCAGAGAAGCAAGAAGAATAATTGGAGATCTTATCATTGATGCAAATGATATGGTTAAAACCGATGGAACTACTCCTAAAAGCATAAAAACTATTGGATTGGCTTCATATGCAGAAGACTCGCACCATACTGGTCAATATGTTCATCCTACAATTTCAAAAATTTGGAATGAAGGAGGCTTTCTAAGATTTGGACCAGGAGGCGCTGACCAATTAACTCCAATTCCTTATGAAGCAATTTGTCCTAAAAGAACAGAATCTACGAATGTATTTTCTATTTTTGGATGTTCAGCGACACATGCAGCCTTTGGTTCTATAAGAATGGAATTTACTGCTTGTATGTTAGGTCAAGCTGCTGGGATGGCAATAGCCATAGCCTTGGAATCGGGAAATATTGCTATCCAGGATGTTCTTTATAATACAAATTCTAATGATAATTTAAATCTTAGATCTAGATTATTAGCATCTGCAACAAATACTGCCTATGGAGAAACAACTCCTATTCTTCCAATGGTTAATTAAAATATTTGATGGGATCAAAGATCAATCCCATCAACTTCTTTAGCAGAAGAATCCCATTGCTTCCGAACCTTTTCGATAATACCAGGATAACGATATTCAAATTCCTGGTACAATCCTTTTCGAACTTCTTTAGCAATTTTAATATCATCAGCCCAAATCATAAAAGTTTTAATTTGGGAATTATAACCAATTTTATACTGAGTGACAGGATCAATATCTACGATCCATTTACGATCACCCGAAGAATCGATAAAAGTGTAATAATTGAAATAATGAAGAATATCTTCGAGATCCTTTTCAATAGTCTTTACAAAATCTTCAATCTTGATCGGAAGATGACGAAGCCCTGAAATTTTCACATTCTTGATCATTTCTTTTTCTCCCTTTCAATAATTCCAACATATTCAACTTTATCACCACGATCTTTCATCTTTTTACAATAAACTCTTGCGAGCCATTCTGAAAAATAAGATGATTCAAAAGGAATAAATCTATCCCCATTTCCGATCTTAATTTCTCCTTTGATAAAGTATTGTGGCATCTCTAAATTAACCTCTTATAACTTTCTATAAGATATTATAGCATATTTCATAGAAGTTGTACACTATTCTTTTTCATATTATGACCAAAATAATAAAAATCTCCAGATGTAATTGACACAAATTCTCCTTCTGAAGAGTCACACAATTTCATAATATCGGAACAAATTTTATATTGAGTTTCCCATCTATTTTTCAATCCCCAATATTCGATTTTTTCAAAAGCATCTCCATGCTTTTCGAGATTTTCTTCTGTTTCGAAATATTGTTTTGAATGATGAACAAAAGGAAATTTAAAATTTACGGAGATTTTTAGAATATAATGAGTCGCCAAAAACTCATCAATTAATTCTTGGCGATTCTTCATAATTTTGTCAATAGATATTTGACAAGCTTCCTTTACATCCTTTTTATTCAGAACTCCAAAAGATTGGTTCAATAACATACTCATTATCAAAAATCTCCTGGAGCACATTGAAAACAGGGAATTCCATTTTCTCGCCACATTGAAACTACAATGTCTCTATCATCCACGGCAAATTCAATATCAAAATGCTTGACAAATTTGTCAAGCATTTCCTTTTTTACGATATTATCAGGCCTGCGATCCCCTTCTGACCTCATAAAAAGACGATTATGGATGCTGATTTGATGATCATGAGAAAGATTTTCTTCAAGCCATTGAACAGTTTCATCATAAAATTCTGCTGATCTGCCTGAAGAATAGAGAATGACAAATTCTCTAGATGCAACGATCATATCATGCAAAATCTTTACATGCTTGTTTGGTGTATCATTTACACATGCAGCATTGAATGCATACCAATTCTTTGGAGCATGTTGAACATATTTTCGCCGATGAGTAGCATCACAGAGTGTACCATCGAGGTCAAAAATTACAGCTTTAAATTTCATCTAAGACAATCCTTTATAAATTTGTTATTGAAGATATAATCTAAATTTTTGGTAATGTAAACAAAATTTATTCATCTTCTTCATCTGAATATTCAATTTCTACTTCTTCTCCAGATTTTACAGCAGCAATGACCTCATTCAAAATATTAGAAAAATCCATTGGACTATAAAGATCTCTATAAAATTTACAATCTTCTGGTTCTATATTTTCAGAGGCTGATCCTCGAAATTCGCCATTCACATAAATGGAATGAGTTTCAAGATCATCTCCATAATGTGAATTTTTAGAAGTTTTAAATTCAATTTTCATTTTAATAAACCTTATTTATGTGATTAAAGCCCTAGTGTATAAAGAAATTCCCAATGTGATTTACCATCTGTATCATCCCAAGCAAGCAAAATTCTTCCCGTAGGTAATGTATCAATTGAAACAAAATGATATCGAAAATAATTATCAATATAAAATATAATTTCATGGGTCATTTCATTGAACCTTTATATCAGAGGGTCTTTATATTATCAACTAGATTTGCGAATTCAGGATCTTCCCTGAAATGAGTTTCATGAATTTCTTCAATAAGAGTTGATTGAAGAAATTCAATAGAAAATGTATATTTTCGATTTTTATTGAATGGAGGTTTTGATCTCCAAATGAGAGAATTGTCCTTATTGTCATTGTATTTTACAAGAGGAACAATGAGATTTGGAGCAAAATAACAAATCGATTCAATCATTGATTCATAAGTTCCTCCTACATCAGACAAAACTGCCTTTATAAAAATCTCTTTATTTTGATCAGACACATATTCCGATTCAAGAACCCTTTTATCAAAGATAATCCTCGGCTTAGTCAAAAGGAGAATAGAAAGAATAGCAACTTCCTTTTCTTCTTCAGTCAAAAGAGGAACAATATCTTTCAAAGTAAAATCAGTATCTTCGATGACATCATGAAAAAGAGCTACCTTAAATGCAGTCATATAATCAACCCTGGAATGTAGTTGATATTGTTCTATGATTCTTTTAGTTTCAAGAGCTACACGAAATGGATGAAGCCAATATGGGCAATCCAAGGAATCTACTTGACCTTCATGAAATTTCTTCATTTCATTTACGAGATATTTCTTATTGTTGATCATTACATTCAAATCCTTTTACATTCGATAGAAATATGAGAAACCGTTGTATTTCCGGTTTCTTGTTCTATAATTGATTTTATTTTATACAATGTTTCAGGATTGTAAACATATTCGCATTCATTTATTGAATAATTTGTATAAGATCTTTCAATAGTCTTTATTTCATGGTGACCATTGACGGAAAGAATGATAGAAACAACAGCAAGAATGTTCATATTATAAACTCCTAATGAAAAACTCATATTCAAGATCGGAAATAAGTTTAGGATCAGAAATTAATTCCCACCCTTCTCCTCTAAAAATTCCTTTATCCCCTTCTCCATTAATCATTAAAAATTGATTCTGATAACTCACTGCTTCAATACAGCAATAGATACCTGAATGGAATTTTGATACATCTTTATAGAAGTTTCGTGGGAAAGGAATATCAATAAATTTTCCTAAATCATCATCACTTTCCATTTGAAACTTCCTCAATGACCCAATTACATCCATCAGGAATTGTAATTCGACGATCATGAACAAAGAAATTATAAAGACCTCCTCTTATAATTGCAATATTGGTTGCAACCATAATATTGAATTTGGAAGCTTCTTCGATAGCAAAAGTAAAACAAGGTTCACCATTATCGTTTGGAATGGTAACATATGCCTTTGTCTTATTTGCCAATTTAAGAATTACAAAATAGTTCTTACCCACTTTAATTTCCTTTTCAATTAGAACGAGGGATCTGAATTCCGCGAGAAACACATTCCCGGAGAACTTCACCAAGAATCAAAAGCTTATCTGCCAAAAGTTGACGGCAACCAAGTTTTTCCATGAGATTAACAATTGCGTCATCATCACCAATAAAACGCCTTGAATAGGGTTTTTCTAGATTATCAGATGAGATGATCACATCAATTAATTGCTGATCGGACATAAACTTTGCAAAATGTTTCATTTTAATCTCCAATTTCTATAAAAGAAGACTATCATGTTTAACATTGAATGTAAACAGAAAAAGAGGGATTTTATCCCTCTTTTCAAACCTTTATTGTATCTCTATCAAGAGTCATAGAATCTTTAACTATTTCTACAACAATCCAAAATTTATCCTTTTGGAACATTCTTCTCAATGAGGTTATCAAATAATTTCCAGAATAAGCAAGATCGGGGGTTACAGTTCTTCCTATGTCAATATTTTCAACGTTAGGCATATCGAACTTTAATATCATTCCCACCTTCATTTCCAATTCTCCAGGAAGAATTCCTTCTATAACAAAATTATCTAATTGGAACATTTGAGAAAGTCTAGGTGAATACCAATCTTGTACCTGATTTCCTCCTGGAACTTCATTTGTAAAAAGTCCTTGATGTTTTACAAAAACTCTGGTATCCATTGTCATGTCATATAGATTATTGAGTTGATTTGAAGAAGAAAGAGGATATGAATCTCCCAATTTTCCTTTTAGATGTTTTGATTTATAAAAATCTTCAAAATAGTTATATTCAAAATCTTCTGATCCTTTATGAATTATGTCAATCAATTTAATTCTATTTTTATACATCCCAAAGGACATATTCTCTAAAACATCTGAAGATTTTTTGATGCTCATCTTTTCAAATCTCATCGTATCTTTTTCTTGACGTTGAGAATATGCATGTTTATAATCTTCTACTTTTCTCATAGGATCATACGAAACCTCAGCAAATGGCTTATTTTTAGTTTCATCAATCAAATTTTCAAGAGCCAAGAAATTAAATCTATCTTTGTCTTCAAAGAAAAGAAAATTTCCTCCTACATATTCTTCATCTTGAGCTCTTGAGGCTATCCATGAACAAGCGTTCAAAGGATTCCAATTAGGTATAACAAAGCATTGCTTCAATTTTGTAGTTGAGGCTAATAATTCCTTCGAAGATTTTAAGTAATTTTCTTTGATATCCTTAATAGCATCCTGATAAAATACTGAATCATATGCTTTTGAAACTTTAGTGAATGCATTTAAATACATTTCAGCAGAACAAAAATTCAAAGTATATTTTAAAACACCAAAATTGATTTGTTCTCTATCAGAGATTTTGTAAATCATGAATGTTCCCTTTAAGGTACTATATCCATCAAATACTTCAATTTCTAAAGTTTCCTCTCCTATTATAGGAATATTTTTGATCATATTTTTCGTGTCAACTATGACCAATGAACCAGTCATTGTAGGAGATAAAAGATCCTCAAAAATATTAAGTTCAACAGCATTAGGAATGACATCAATATTGTTGATTTTTAATTTTCTATATTCATAATATCCTGGATACTGAGCAATATTTTTCGAATATTCTTTTGAATTAAAAATTACACTCATCTTAAAAGACTCTTCGCAAGATCAGTTATTTCAGGAAGATATCTCTTATCCAATATTTTGATATTTTTCTTTTTATCATTTTCAATAACAAGAGAATCATATGTCGAAATAGGTTTTCCTAATCCATATACAATATTATTTTTAATTGCTCCAAGCCCATCCCCATTAAAATAATAGCTTTGGGTATTTCCATCTTGATCTATAAATGATGCAGGAAATTTTTCTGAAACTATTATTCCAGATGAGTCTTCATATCTTTCAATAGTTTTAGGAGTGTCTCCATATTTCCAATCCATAAATTTTGACATGACTTTGTCAGATTTAGGCCAATCTTTTAAAGTCATTTTATTTGTGATAAGAATAACCCAATGATAGTATGGAACATTATAAAATTTATTTGAAACGGAATCAGGTCTTTCACCATCTTGGACATAATATTCATCATACATATATTTTGGATCATCAAGATCAATAGAAGTCAATGCTTTTGAAAGATCTGTGATGTATTGATCATCATATAAAATCGTATTAAAAAATGAAAAAAACAATTTGATTAACTTCCATACGTAAATAAGTCTGCAATAATACCTGATCTTGATTTTCTGATATCTTCTTTCGTAAGAGGATACAATTCCAGAAAGGTCAAATCTAAATTAGTAAATGCCATATTTTGATCTTTAAGAATTTTAGGACCATATGGAGCATAATCAACATTCATATTAGTCAAAACTAATGTTTGTAATTTAGGAATTCTAGTTCCTACAAATTGTAATTCAAAAGAATCAGGAATAAAATATGATGAAAGATCTCCTCCTGACAATTCAGGATGAGATGATAATTCTAGATAATAAATTAGATTTTCTAAGGTTTTCGATTCGGTAGAATTTCTAGGGGCAAATTCCCAAGAAAATGTAAATGTTCTAAACGACACCCCATTATAGTAAATTTCTTTGAATGGATTAGAAACTGCTCCAACATTTTTTTGCATAAGTTTTCTTAAACCTAAGGTAGGAGCAATATCAATCAATTTATTCTTTGCAGCATCTCCAAAACTTCTACCGGCATCCGCTACTGAAGAAATATCTCCATTATTAACTCTTGCTATAGCTTGTTCAAGGAATCCTGTTTCTTGTTGAGACCAATCATTTGACCAAGAAAACGGAATATTTCTAGGAAGAGGTAAAGCAATCGAGGATGTAAGTCTACTAACAGCAGAAAATTTATTGCCTCCTGATGTATCTTCAACTGGAACGGTAGTTCCAGCAGAAGTTATAGTTGAAGATTTTGTATCATTATGCCTAGTGTTTTTAACAGTTATCTGAGTATAAGTTATATTATCAGGAACTTTTGTCCCTGATATTGTAGATGAGTTTGAATTATTTTCATCATCAGATGTTATTGTCGAACTAAGATCAAATACTTGAAGTGCCATTTACTATTTATAAGATTTATTTTAAATACCCTTTGAATTTATAAGGTATTCATATTTTCCAATAATAGAAACTAGTTGATTTCTATATTTGAAAATCCTATCATTCAAGACCCATCTTTCATAAATTTCTTGTTCATAATCTTTTCCTTTTCTATTCAAAAGAAATGAGTCTTTTAAGAAGAGAGGAAAGTCATACTTATTGACTCCGCATCCAGTGATCATCTTTTTTCTGGAATTGATTTCTTCTTCAATCATAAGTGAATTAAAAAAATTAAAAGATTCCTTAAGAAAGGACAGAGCTAATTCCCTATTTCCTTTAATGATTTCAATTTTTTCCATCTAACTTATCCTCAAAATGATCAGAAATAGCTCCAGATAAACCTAGATAAGGATATTGGAAACATTTTACTTCAATTGTATTATTCTTTTCAGAAAATCCATCGAAAATTTCCTTAAGTTGAAGACATGTTTCAATTCCTTTATAGGAAAGGACATCTGAAGACTTTACACCATCAATATTATAATTGATAAGAGCAATTACTTCGGGATGATAATTTTCAATTCTTTTTAGCTTTTCTAAGTAAAGAAGATAATAAAGTCCATTCCACAGAATGGCTAAAGTGACAATAACTATGATAAATCGATAGAATTTTTTGTTGCCTTCATTCATTTTAATTTTTAATCCCATTTTGGTATTGATTGAAGATATCTAGTTTAGATAGGAAATAATAAGAAACAAGCTTTAGCTTGATCGTGAAACGATAATCTAAAACAATTTAGATTGTTTTGTTTCATCACTTTCAGTGATCCTCAAGCTAAAGCTTGCGGTTTCTTTTAATATAGATTTTAAGATTTCCTTTAAAATATTATACACCGGTCCTAGAATGTTGTACACAAAATAATGACAATTATTTCATAATTTCATTCAATTTGTCTCTCAATGTATCAATAATATCTTTCGATTCACCTTTTATAATTGCATCAAGTTTTTCATATCGAACTCTTTGACTTTGCTAAAATTATTATACAAAATAAATCTCCTAAAGTAAACACTAATAAATAAAGAATGAGTGGAAGACGGACATATCAAGGACAATATTATCCAATAAATGAATCGAAATATATTGGAGATCCTACAAAAATAGTTTATAGATCATCATGGGAACTTCTCTTTTCAAAGTTTTTGGATTTTAATTCAAATGTAAAATTTTGGTCTTCAGAAGAAATTGTAATTCCTTATTATTTTCCTTTAGACGGAAAAATGCATAGATATTTTCCAGATTATTGGGTAGAATTTCATAATGGGAAAAAGGTCATTATTGAGATAAAGCCTTATAATGAAACTATAGAACCTGTCCTTAAAAAGGGAGGAAACAAAAGAGTTTTTGCGGATAGAATGGCAACATATTTAAAAAATAAAGCAAAATGGGAAGCTGCGAAAGAATTCTGTAAAGACCGAGGATGGGAATTTCATGTTTTTGATGAGCATTATTTAAAAAGATTGAAATAAATATCAAATAAGAATAAGGAATAGAAATTGGCTTTGGATATTAAAAAGGTCTCAATTGGAGAAATATTTCCATTTGAAAATAAAGATGAAGGATTTTCAGGAGATTCTGTTAGAGAAGCATTTGACAAATATAATCAAAATTTTGATGCAATAAGTTCTCAAATTGGTGGAGGTTCAGGAACTGGTACAAATATTTCTGATTCCTATATTGATGCAAATACGGATTATACACAATTCTTTAATGGAGAATCTCTTCTAGATTGGTCAGTTTCTAATGGAACTTTGACCATTGATAATTCTACATCAGAAGCTATCTGGACAGCAAATTCAAATTCATATATTTACAGAAAATCAACAGCAATTAATGGGAAAAGATTCACTCATTTTGTTATAGAAATTGTAAGGGTTTCAGGAGGAGCGGTTCCTAATCAAAGAGTAACTACATTTTCTCCTAATCACGATTTTAATTTTTCTGTAAATTATGCTCAACCTATTGGAAATCCAGTTTCAATTCTGGTAGGTGACACAACTATTTTAGTCTTTCCTCTTTCTGATATTCAAGATTGGACTGCAGGAACTACAACAGGTTTAGCTTGTAAATTATCAAATTCAGCAGGATCATATAGAATTAAATCTATTAGATTAGTAGGACCTGATTCTTCATTCGTTCAACAAGCTTCTATAGCAGCCGGCAATGCTGCTACTCAGGCAGAATTAGCACAGACTTTAGCTGAAGCATCTGCTCAACTTTCAGATATTAGAGCTACTGCTGCTAATGATGCTAAAAATTTAGCTGAACAATTTAAAGATCAATCCAATGATTTTGCAAATCAAGCCCAAGGTTTTGCAATTGATGCCTCAACATATTCTGAAAAATCAAATTTTTCAGAATTAATGTCTACAGCAGCATCAAGATTTGCTCTTTATCAGCAAATAAATCCTAATGCCAATTGGGATTTTTCTGATGGAGGAATTCATGGATGGACAGGAGTTAATGCGACTTTAACAAATTCAGGATCAACTCTTAAAGTAACTCATACTGATCTTGATGGGCAGATTTTTTCCCCTGTTTCTCTTTCATCTTCTGGGGTGATTTATACAAAAGTTGTAATCAAAGTTCATGTGGAAACCGGAGTTGTTCCGGATTTTACCCAATGTAGATTATTTTATACAACCACATCAAGACAAGCATTTAATGCTGATTATTACATTTCTCCTATAGGGTTTGAAAAATTAACTCTTAATGAGAATAATAATGTATATTTAATGTTTGATGCTGACACACCAGGAAGCCCTCAAAGTGATTGGGAAACGTCAACAATAAGGCAATTGAGATTTGATTTAGCGAATCAAAATCCATTAGTCTATGATATTGATTACATTTATCTTCTTGGAACAGATTCTGCATTTCCTTATAAACAAGCTCAAGCTGCTGCAACATCAGCCCAAAATGCTGGAACGTCTGAAACTGCTGCTCAGCAATTTGCTCAAGCTTCTCAGACATTTGCTACAGCGGCTCAAACTTCAGAATCAAATGCTTTGACTTCAGCAAATCAAGCTTCTGTATCTGAAACAAATGCTCAAGGAGCAGCTACAACTGCCACAACTGCTTCATTGGCAGCAGCTCAGTCTGAATCAAATGCCTCAAATTCATCAGGACAGGCACAATCATATGCAACCCAAGCAGCCTCTTCTGCTTCTTCTGCGGAAGGTTCTTCAGTTGCAGCTTCACAATCAGCAACAGTTGCAGCTAGAGTTTCTCAAGGAATTCCGGTTTCTCTAAATCCTGTATTCAATAATTGGCCAACATCAGGACTTCCATACGGTGGGCAACTTCTTCCTGGAACTAATTTAGTCAATATTGTCAAAAATACTGCCAATGCAATTTATTCGCCATATGCTTTGCAATTTAATATTCCTTCATCTTCAGATTTTGGAGTAGAATTTAATAGTTCATCGACCCAGACTTCTGTTCAATTAGTTGATGTAGAATATTATGTAGCAGAAATTGATATGGCTTTGGTAGCAGGTGATGGGGCAGCAACTGGAATTGAAATTGCTAAAATATTTTCTGACACTACTTCTGTTGTGACTACTATTCCATTTTCAAGTTTCACTAAATTCTCTTCAAATCGCTATCAATATTCAGGATTAGTTCCGCTATCAACCCCTACTGGCAAAACTATTTCTACGATTAGAATTAGAATTTATGGAAATAATGCAACAATAGGAACAGGAATAGCAAAAACTATAATTTGGCATAAAGTAAATATTAGAAGTGCTTCTTCATCAGAAATAGTTGCTAATAAAGTAAATGGAGAAGTTTATGCTTTAGTTCAACAAGAAGCTGATGCTAGAATTGCTGCGGATGGAAGTATCTCATCTAAGTATACTGTAAAAATTGATAATAATGGTTATATCTCTGGATATGGACTGATTGCGACAGAAAATAATGGTGTTCCAACTTCAGAAATGAGTTTTCTAGTTGATAAGTTCAAGGTTGTTTCTCCTGGAGCAGGTGGAACAGCTGGAACTCCTACTCAAATGTTCTCAGTGGGTTCTGTGAATGGAATTACTTCGATGGTTCTTAATGGAAACCTAATAGCTGATGGAGCTATTTCTTCTAGATCTCTTTTAGTTGGAATAGGCGGAAATTTAATTGATAATGCAGATTTCTCAGCAAGTCTGAATTATTATTCAATGTATCAACAAGGAACATCTCATACCCTTACTCTCGACAATTCATCAGTGTATTCAATTCCTCAAGGATCTTTAAGACTTTATGGAAACACCGCTTCTACGACTGATTTTGCAAATTGCCTTATGATGGATTCTTCTGGAAATTTTAAGTCATATTCGATTACTCCAGGAAAAAGATATGAATTTTCTGTTTATCTTTTTGGTTTGAGATGTAAAGGTGGCCCACGTATCCAATGGTTTGATTCTACAGGAACTTTGATTTCAGAGGCTACTTCGAATGATTATACTTTTGGATCTCCAGCCTCTCCTGCTAGATTAATTTCGGCTTATCAAAGAGTTGGAATTTTTGCCACAGCACCTGCAAATGCCACATCTGCAAAGATTTTTATCCAAAAAGGACCAACATTATCAGGAACGGATTCATATCTTTGGATTGCAAGACCTCTATTTTCCGAAGCTTTGGCAAATCAGACAGAATTTTCAACATGGCAACCTGGAGGAGCAACATCTATTCAAGGTGGATCCATTGTCACAGGATCAATTGCTGCTGATAGATTAAATGTAACTAATTTGTCTGCAATTTCAGCAAATTTGGGATCGATCACTGCTGGATCTATTAATGTAAATAATAAATTCATAATGGGAACAGATGGATCTATCGTAATAAGATCATCGACAACTGGACAAAGATTAGAAATAACCTCATCACTCATTAGAGTTTTTGATGGAAACAATGTAGAACGAGTAAGATTAGGGATTTGGTAAAATATGGCTCAAGGATTACAAATTAGGGATGGATCAGGAAATATCACATTCGATTTTACTGATAGAACTACACTTATTTTGGGAGAATTATATAAACCTTCAGGAAGTGGAATGGTAGAAGTTTATGATGATAGACTTTATTTAGGAAATTCTTTCTATATTATATTTAATGCAAATTCTATTACATTTGATTTAATTCATATATCTGGAAATAGAGTTTGGGTTGATATTTATGATCCTTCAGGAGCGGGTCCATTTACAAATTTTTCCTGTAATATAATGTATGGAATTTATTAATGACAGCTGGAATACAAATTATAAATAATTCCGGTCAATATCAAGTTATTCAAGATGGATTAAATTATTGTTTTAAATATAAAACTTCATTCATAGCAACTCCGACTACTACCTCTGGTAGCGATTTTAGAAATGCTAATGATGTAACAATAAGAATCTCTGGAAGCCAGAGATCAATTTTATCATATAAAACTAATGGAGTTTATATAGTAGGAAATTTTGATCCAACTTCTTATTCAGGAGGATCTATGAATTTAAATATTTCTTATATAAATCTAACAGGAGGAAACCAAACTGTAGAAATTTTCATATTTGATAGAATTTTTGATAGAACAAATTTCGGAATGGAAATTTATGATTCTTCTGGAAATGTGACAATGACTACCGCTTCTAGACCTTTAAGAATTGCAGGATATGCAAAACCGGGGTATTCGTTCATTGTAAATAATTTCGGAAGTTATCTTTATGATACTATGAACCCATTCTTTTTAAGAAATGGAGGTTCCGATGTTGAATTATCAAAACAATGGGTTTTTGATAATGTCCAGAGATTTGCTCCTACTCTTTATCTTTTTGTAGATAATGATGGAATATAAAAAGGGAGGATTTTAATCCTCCCTTTTGACTTATTTAAAATTTATTAGTGGAAAGACCCTGTACCACCAGACTGGACGGTAATAGTTTCGAAAGTTTTACCACCTCCGATACCAACATATGGAACATCACACTTAGTATCGAACTTTCCAATAGGACTCAGACGCTGACAATCCTTGACTGTTCGATATGGATGACCTGCAATTTGATATTCAGACGACTTCATAGAAGTAGTATATGTTCCAACAGTAGAACAACCTGATACCAAAACAATTACAGCTACACTTGCAATAAGACTCTTGATCATTTTATATTCCTTTTTATCAGAGATTATTCTCTATGGATTATTTATAGATCAATTCATAGAGAATGTAAATAGACAAAATGAAAATTATTCCATTCTTTTTCCAAAATGGAATTTCTTGATCACCCCAAATCTCAAAGCATCCGCAGACGTATATCCCTGAAATTTTACAGTGGCTTCTGTATTAATAATTTCATCTCTAGATTCAAAAATCTTTTTCAAGAAATCTTTTGTTCCTTTAATTCCAGATTTTGAAATAGTTCCTTTAGGGGTTCTAACTTTTGCAGATTTCGCAATTCCTTCCCAATTTCCTTTTCCTTCATTGATTTCCAAAATTTTCATTTCAGCATCAATAAAGGTTTTATGCTTTAGAAGATTATCAGATCTTCCGAAGGTATAAGGAGCAAAAGGATTTCTGAACATCATTCCTTCATAACCGGCTTCAAGATATCTCTCATGAATAATCTCTGGATCTTCAATATCGATAGAGATAGTTTCTGATTTTACCAATCTTACGGTCTTCATTGGAATATTGTATTTAGTAAATACCTCAATGAGATATGATTCTCTTTCATCGAAAGACATATCTGGATGATCATGAACAATTACGTCATAAATATGGAACTGAACTTTTTCGCGAATTTCTTCAAGTGTAGGCTCAGGAATAGAACTAATTTTCTGCTTTTTAATAAAAGAAGAAAGTTGCTCAAAATCATCCTTAAATTCATGATTGTAGAGTTCCCCATCAAGAGTGATGTTTTCTTTTTCCGTAAGATCTCTGATTTCTTCAATAATATGGTCCGCTGTATAGAAGGGTTTACCTGCCCTGGATAAAGCTGAATTATGGTCAATAACTGATCTAATTCCGTCAAGCTTAGGTTGAGTTTTCCAGAAGAACATTTTTCGTTTAATAAATTTAGCTTTATCAAACTTATTAGCCAATTGGGGTTCTTGAAAATTACGTCTTCCAGCTGATTCTGGAGTTTCTGAGTATTTTTGCTCAAGTTTTTGTCGATATATGGATTTAATTTCCCGATCGGCTTGCTCTTCAGCAGTAGTGGAATTCGACTTACCTTCGTTCTTGGCATAAGATGTTTTCCAATCAGATTGTACAATTGCCCCACCTAGGACACCTGAGTTTGCCCGAGTCTTGAAACCTTCACGTTCCATCCACCAAACTCTTGTATTCCCATTCGAATCAATATTATAAAGCTTCTTATAAACTTCCAATTAATTTTATCCTTTTATTTCTATTTTAATTTTTTATATTGAATTCTTCATTATAAAATTTTACAAGTTCAGATAAACATTGTAAAGCGGAAATATTATCAATTTGATTTGATGATCCACCATCTTCACTGAATTTAATAATTTCATCCAAATCCCAACCATAATCAGAGAGAATTTTGTTCATCATTTCATAAAAATTTTCATTCATCATTATTTCCTTATATCATATCAATTTTAGAATGTAAATTACCATATTTTAAATTTGCTCTTAATTTTGTCAAAATTGAACAAAATTCTCTTTCGGTTAGAACTGTTTCAGATTCTTTTGAACTTCCTATGGAATGAGTTAAAACTGAATCTTCTGAAGCTAATAGTGCTTTCTTGAACCCAGGATTGTCGCTGAGTGCAACATAAGCTCCGATCAATAGTTCTCTATATGCAGGAGAAGAACGTTTCATAGGAACCCCTTTCCACCAAAGAGTCTGAATCTTTTTCCAGGCTTTGTTTCTCTTTTTGCCTTTAAATTTTGCGGCTTTCCCTACAAGTTTACAAACTTCAATTTGAATATGTTCTTTGTCATATTTGAGCGATTGTAAAAATCCTTCCATAGAAGCACATTCTACCCCATCAAACACAAAGGAGTGTGGGGCAAAATTTGACAAAGCATTTGAAGGATAAGAATTACCTGAACCTATATTCATTTGAGGGAATTATCTCCGCTTAAGATTTTCGATCAATTCAGAAGTAGTCTGATCCCAATCTTTAAATAGAATTCCAATACCACCAGCTTCTCTCCATGGATTGATATTTTTAATGAAATCGTCAATCAAAATATCAAAAGGATTTTGCATAAAATTTTTCTTACACTTCCCACTATTCATAGGAAGAACAAGATAATCCTTTTCAGAAAATTCTCTACGAATTGCCTTAATTTTTTGCTTTGCGATATAATCATAATTTTGGATTGGACAAGCGGTCAAGAAGATTGGTTCAAACCCAGAATTTTCAATAAATTGAATTCCTTCAATGGCACCTTTAATCAAAGGAAGATCATAGAAAAATTCATTCTCATGAGAATGAATATAATTCCAAAGTTCAGAATCTGTCACTTTTGTAGGATGAGATCCAAAACATTCTTCGAAATGTTTATCGAAATCAAACATTACTCCATCAAGATCTACAAAAATTCTTTTCGCCATTATTCAATATATCCTTTGATCTTTTCTATAAATTTTTGAGCCTGATCAGAACTAACTGAAAATTCTTCTTTAATAATATTCATTATTTCAGAAATATTGTCATTGTATTTTCCTTCAATCCTGATAGATTTAGATGACTTAACTGTAACGATCAAATCCCCATCATCATTTCCAATTTCTACAGAAATATCATCTTGATCAAAAATATCATCATCAATAATTCTAATAAGAGTTTGCCATCCATCCACGGAATCGAAAAATACTTTTATCCTAAGACAATCATTAATTCTAAATGTCTCATTTGTATAAAATTCATCTTCAAACAAATATGCTGATGATGAATTTTTAACTTCCTTCAGGCGTGTTTCAATAATATCATCAGATCTTGTGCGAATATTTAAAACATATGTTGTCATTTTTCTTCTTTCTAATTTATAAACCATTCGAAAAAACTAATAAATTGTTCATCAATCTTTTCGAATAAAGTAAGTTCAATAAAATCAAAATATGAACTATTTCCTTTTAAACAAAATCCTTCTAAAGTAAATACCCCATTTTCAAGAAATTCAATTTCAAAACTAAATCTCATTGAGGAAAAATGGACAACAAAAGAATTTTCACTTTCCTGTATTTTATGAAATGGAATTAAGAATGGAAATAATCTTAGTATTTCATTTAATTCCTGATTTTTTTGATTCATTATTTGAATTGATGATTGAGGTTACATTAATTTTTAGAGAACAATTGCAACAATAAATTGAGGCAATTGTATCAGGATCTTGGATTGACGTTTCATTATAAATTACATCGGCATGAGTAAATTCAAGCCCTGCTGAACATCTAGAACATTCCACAAAATAGTTAGTAGGAGGAGATATAATTTTCATTTTAATTAAAATCCTTTTTATTTTTAGAATACTTTGATGCAATTGGATCACCTACAGTATTGAGATCAAATTCTGGCCATTCTTTTGCCAAAACTTCCCATTCTCCATGTGTCCAACATCTAAGAAAGGTAGAAGCTTCAACTCCTTGAGAAATGGCAAATTCAATCGCAGAATTAAAAGCTGTCCGCATCGATTCAATATTTTTATTCATTGAAACCTCTTATTTTAAGAAATTGAAGAAGAGATCTGGATAACTTTTTCAGGAGGATTTTTAAAAACCAACATCGATTCAACATAAAGATTATATTGAATACCTGCTTCTGACATATGTTTCATATATCCATGAATATCTCCAATGGCAATAGCTAGCTCTGCCAAAGAGCAATAATACATATATTTTTCCCAAAGAGTTTCTGATTCTTTATTCATCCTACAATAATCTCCTTGATAATTTCCTTGAAATATTTAGAAACTTTTTTAGGATTTGTTTCAGAAAAAATTACTTCACGAAATCCATCAACTGTAAAAATTTTAATAGTAATAATAGAGAGCGTAATATCCCAAAGCTCTTCTGCCAATTTTTTAGAAAATGAATTCAATTCCTTAATTTCAAATTCATCAATATCCCTAATAGATGTTTCTCCATCTTCATATTTTTCAATAATAACAAGACGAAGATAATTTGGATCATCCATTACTTTTTCAAAAAGAATTTCGATATTAACCTTAGTGACCATGGCGATAATCTTTCCTTTTATAAGACCCTTTCCCCTTTTTAGGGGAAATGATTTTATTTTTGAAAATCTTCATATTAAGAGCTTTAGCATGAAGATTATGATTTTGTTTATGTTTTACTTTTAACACAATCTTCATTTGATGTACACCCTTTTATTTGAATCTATCTAAAATAATATTCTTCGTATTTGATTTACCCGTTTTAATAAAAACTTCATATTTTTCGTCAATAAATTTTTGAAGTTTTTTCCAATATTTTCCTTTGAAGAAAATAAAATTTCTATCAGGTCTAATTTCAATAGATTCATATCCACTCAGGTCATAGCAATAAAATGAAGAAATTTTAAACTTTTTCATTATAGCCCAATTAGTAAAAATTGAAATCTTTGAATTTTTAATTTCTGCTTGTAAACAATTTCGATATTCACAGAAATCTTTATATGAACAAGTTATTTTAAAATCCGAAATTATATTTTCATAAATCTTTTTATCTATGATAACCGATCTTGACATAAAATATCATTCCTTCTTCAAATTTTCTACGATGAATTTGTCGATGATTTCAGGGGATTCTTTTACTTTAAGAATATTTGAAATATTTTTCTTCAATTCCTTTTCAATTCTCATAAAATTGAAAGATTTGAAACCTCGATAAAATGGAATAATCTTAAAAGAAATTCTTTCCATTTTATCATAAATTTTAATTTCTTTCAATTTATTCTTTTTCCAACAATAATATAATCTTAGAAAGAATCGATTTGTATCGGGCAAATCGATTGAAATATCATTACTTCTTGAATGTACATCGTAATCTCTCAATTTATCCATATAAGAAATAATGGTCGAAGTTAGATCATTAGAAGGAAAGGGAATATCCCTATTTGGATATCTTGAAATCTTAAAAGTCATTATTGCTAAATTCCTTATAAAGTTTCTGAATGGCCTGATCCTTTGTAGTGGCTCGGCCTCGCTTACTATTTTTAAAATGTCTATATCGAGTTTCATATCCCCATTTATTTTTGGAAATTTGCCAAATTTTTCCAATATCATCAGGATTTTTATAACTTCCATATCTCAAAAATTTATAAGGATAATAAATGAGAGTTTCAAACTTGCGATCGAATTTCACTCTGAATGTATTATTCATATTCAATTTCCTCTGAATCAAAATCCCCATCTGCATCATCAAATGAGTCATCTTCATTAATGAAAGTATTACAGATTATAGCTCCATCCCAATTTCCATCTTTAATATAAACTGGAACTTTAGAATAAACTTCAAATGAAGATCCTTCGATACCAAAATCAAACATTTCAACCAATTCAAAAGGAATAATTGAAAGAGTCCCAGAATCGACATCTACATTTTTATATTTTCCGTCAATAGAAATTGATAGATATGAACCATCTCCAAAAGCCGTACTTGAATAGATTAAAGGATATTCTTTTCCGGAGAAAGCTAAAACAATTTTTCCTGATGTCTCAAGGGCTGAACATAAAATATCCCAATTATCGCCAGAGAAAATATAACAAGGATCTACAAATATATACTTTCCTGGTTCAATAAAAAATTCATTACCATTATCATTACTTACGATTACAATTTCCGACATTTCAATTCTCCACTATTCTAGAATATTTTATACATTAAAATTATTAGAATGTAAATTCATATTCAGAACAAAAATGTTTTCCCTTTGAACCAATATGTTGATTTAATTCATCTATAAATTGTTTCATAAACTTTTTGGCTTGAGCATCTGAATTGAATTCAAATTTGTCCCAATCCCGATCATACCAAATATAAACTCGAGCAAGATAATACCCATATTCACGCTTTGGCTTCAATGTAGGCTTTCCGAGAAGTTTCCTGAAAAAATTTCTAATAGGATATTTCAGAATTCCTTTTCCTCGGCTTCCAGGTTTCCAATTAATAGATCGAATTTTGGAAATATTTACAAACTCATTTGAATTTGCAATTCTACAAAAAGGATTATAATCAGTCATCTTCTACTTCACCTAACAATTCTCTGGCAAAATCGATACCTTCCCAATTATCAACTCCTGCATTTTCAAGAGCATCCAACCAATCAAGTTGTTCCTTGATATCATCCCACTCTTCTTTTGTTAGAGTTCTTGATTTATCTTCATGTATAATCATTTCAAAATCCTCTTAATTGATAAAATATTAGGGGTGATTCAATTTAAAGAATCACCCCTAAATGAGTTATATGCTCAATTCCAAAACTTCAGTCTGAATTCTCTTTTGAAAATAAGAGACTGCAATATTGTTTACATATTTTGCAATAGTTTTCCAATCCTTGCCATTATCTTCCATTTCAGCCAAACATTCTTTTTGGACATCTCCTGCTACCCATTTCAAGAAGCTAGAAACTTCCTTCATGGTAAGAGGAATAGTTCCATTTTCAGAAACTACATCATATCCTTGGGACAACCTGGCATCAGTAACAAGACTCTGAGCAAATTCAGCATTTTCGGACATCTTTTCAGTATTCACATTAACTGCCTTGGCAGATTTTGTCGTACGATGAGCTTCACACTTTGCCTTAAAAATATAATGCTCTGAATAGGAAAGTCGATCATAAAATACCAGACCTTCGCCAGGACCTTCAATACCAAATTTATCCTTGATATAAGGATCAACATCTCCAATTTCTTCAATCAAAGGATTAACTAGATTGAGGAAATCTTCAACATTCTTTATATTGAACAAATCAATATCGAAATCATTTTCAAAGAACCATGGAAGAATGTGAATTCGATTCTTTGAACGTTCATCGATATATTTGAACAATTCTTCCAAATTGTCACTGATTTCATTTGGTTCAATAATATAAGATCGCGTATAAGAATCTGGATACAAACTATCCTCAATAGAGAAGATAAAGAAAGACTTTTGCTCAATCATTGAACACCCAGCATTCTTTTGAATTCCAGGACCTGCCCATTCTCCATGAACAACATGACCTTCGAGGAAATGTTTTGCGTATGGGTTCAACATTTCCCATGCAGGCTTAATTACAACTTCTACCCATTGAGCAAATCCAAAATTATCAGATTCGACACTCAAAAGTCGAGTTCGTCCCTGGGCAACAGGCCCATTAGATGTAAAGAGAATTCCAGCATTAGTTCCATGCAATTTGATTTTTGCATTATAACTCACATTATGAGTATGAGTCTCAGGCTTAAAGATATCAAAATGCTTCTTTACGGAACGATACATGTTCGTAAAATTGTCGATGTCCATCCATTTTTTATGCATAAATTTTTCCTATATGTTAGAGTTAAATCAGCTTCTTAATTTCAAAATTGAGATTTTCATTCAGACGAGACTTCTGATCTGAAGCTTCAAGAGCTTCATCAAAATATCCTTTATTCACCAAAAATTCACGAGAATCATCAAGTTGAATGATGATGTCCTTTACTTTAAGAATTTCTTCCTGAAAAACAATTTCTGTATTTGCGAACATTTTAGAGACTTTCTATTTTCTCGTTGTTGATGTATTTTTTATAAACTAGAATATCAATGATGTACATACGTAGGATTTAAAAATTCAAAATAATTCTTTATATCCTCATAATTTAATTCATAATCAAATTTACACCACAATTGTTCCATTGCTTTAATCACTTCCCCTAATTCCTTTGAAGGTTTCAGATTGAAATCTTCCATAACCCTCTCAGCCTTCACAGGAGACGGATTTTTAGGAAGATGAAAGTAACCAAACATCCTAAAATCGATAGTCCTGGCAATGTCATACATGATAGGACCATATTTAAATAAGATATAATTTGGATGCTCAGTTGTAGTTTCCAAAATATCAATCAATTCCAAAGTTTTATTTTCTACTTTAGACAATTTGAGATTTCGAATTTGATTCTTCGAAAGCCCCATAGAATAAAGAGTCAGAACTGGATGATCTGGAAAATGAATCATTTTTTCATAATTCAACTCTTTCCCAAAAATTTCTTTAGAAACTCCTGTATAATTCATATGATGAAAAATCAATTTGTTTAATTTATTCAATTTCATCGAATTCATTTTCCAAATTTCTGAATGGATTCTTTCTTTGGAAATCATAGACAAAGATTTTGAATGTTTTGAAATGATATCCAAAACATCTTGGTCGATTTTAAAATCTTGATATTTCACACAAAATCTGAAAAATCTAAGAATGCGAAGATAATCTTCCTGGATACGGTCTTCTGGATTTCCAATAAAGACTACCTTTTTATTCTGAAGATCTTGAATTCCTCCAAAATAATCATAGATATTTCCTTCAGAATCCATAGAAAGAGCATTAAATGTAAAATCTCTACGAGAAGCATCAACCTCCCAATCTTCAACAAATCTCACTTCTGCGTGGCGGCCATCTGTTTCAACATCCGCTCGAAGAGTAGTGATTTCAAATGATTCATCATTAAAGGTAACAGTAACTGTTCCATGTTGAAGCCCTGTAGGAGCAAAGGACAATCCCACTGCTTCCGCAATATCCTTAATATTGTCAGGAAAGGCTGTCGTGGCAATATCAATATCATTTACAATTGTTCCGGAAATTGCATCCCTTACACAACCTCCTACCAATCTGGCTTGATAACCAAAATGATTAATCAATTTTAAAATTGAGATCGCATTTTTGAAATTTTCAGGAATTTCGATTTTCATGGGATATTTTCCTATTTTAGAAATGATTATGGGTTCAGTATATACTGAACCCATTTCTCTGTACATATTTAAATCAAAAAATTTATGAAAGCTAATGATGTAATATATGATTGGATAATACACATTATAAAGATTAATACGTAAATTACTTGCACTATTAGATTTTTTTCATCTAATTCAATTTGTTTCGAAACGTATTTTGACACAACATTTGCAATAGCACAGGAATAACAAATTATATAGACGACTAAAAGGATACTTATTATATAATGAGCCGCTGTGATCATAATTTAGTTTCCAATCTATTAATAGACGTTGATCAGAGGAGTTTCGTAAGACTTGAAAAAATTCCGGATTGTAATATCCTCAATCTTTTCGAGAGTGATATATTGACCATCAAACTCTGTCATTTCATAACGAGAATTACGTTCGAATTTAACTTCAGAATTTTTCTTCGGAATTGGAAGAAAAACTGTTCCCTTTGAATCTCGTCCAATTTTCTGATCCTTAACAGAAGTATCCAAAATGATCTTTCCATCAATTGTTTCATATTTCAAAAACTTGATTTCATCAAAATATGGGTGAGCAGCAATATTTGCATGAATGAAGAAGGATTTTTTAGAAGATTGATCCTCTTTGTTTGCGGGATCCATCAATTCGAAAAACTGATGAAGCTTTTTCATATTCGAGGCATTATGATCCATCTTAATGAATTCATCTTCACCTTGAATTGTGATAGAACCACCATCAAAAATCTTTACTTCATAACCATGAGACTCATAAACCCGAAGTTTGCCATTTTCGCGAACCAAATTCATTTTATATTCTCCTAATTTAGAGATGTTTGATTTGTTTTGATAAATTCAATATAATCAAATCTACGAGAATGTAAACATCAAAATTAGATTATTTCCCAATTTCCTGTAGATTCATTTTTAGAAATTTTCTGAGTATAAATGTCGCTAAAACAAAATTGTTCGAAAATTTTTGGGTATTGAGAATCGAATGGATTTGTTTTTATATTTTCAATTTCGATTTCAATTTGCTTTTTGGAATGTAAAAGATTTTTCAATTGAGTTTTTCTAGATGAAATATTAACTCCAATTAAATTCAATTGGTCTTTATCCATTTGGGATAAGATATTAATAATATCCTCAGTCTGAGAAATTTCTTTAGAAGTAGAATTTAATCTTTCAATTAAATTCGCAATAGTATTATCAATGAATTTTTGATTTTCTTGATTTACGAATGCTTCAACTTCTTCAATAGAAGCATTCGTAAAAACTGTGGAATAATCATTATCAATGTCCCAACAAGGATATCTTAAAGATTCATTCCAGTATTCTTTCCAAATTTGATACATTATTAAAATGTCTCAAATTTTACAGGAGGTAATTCAATTGAGGCCGTCCCAATAGCTCCAAAAATCTGGAATTTCTTTGTAGGAGACTTTGAAAGATTTTCCTTAAGAAAAGTATCCATTTCATCCTTGTGCATAACTTTCAAAAATTTTCCATCAAGAAAAATTGCTACACTATCCTTAAAACTTGGCTGAGGCCCTGCTGATTCTACTACCACGAAGTTTTCTCCTTTAACTTTTACCTTAAACCCTACTGAATAAAATCTAGACGGATTTGAGACGACCTTCAAATCCAAAATTCTTCCGTCCAAAGAAACATTCTCAATCTCAAGAATTGTATCTCTATTGATTGAACTATAAGAACTGAAATTCTTTTGGAGTTTTACCCTATCACCAACATACATTTTTCTAAACCTTTATCTTTTCATATATTTCTATGAGTTCATTTTTGCCAATTCTATCTGAAATTTCACTATATTCAAGATAAGAAGCAATTTGAATTTTAATATCTCTCAAAAGATTATTTGCTTCAATTAATTGATCTTCTAAATCTCTAGCCTGAACTGACTTTCCATCCCTATTAATATACAGATAATTATTTCGAAATTTTAATTTTTCAATTTCATTTTTATAATATTCTATATCATTAGGATTCAAATTTGACATTTAAAAATCTTTCAAAAATGGAGCCTTATTAGGCTCCTTGCTTTTGACCTCGATTATTCGAGAAATTGTAACCTTCTCGACCATTGGATACAAAAAATCCATTTGCCCAACGAGCATTTGAATTATACTGTAGATGATCGACAAACTTCATAAAGTCGATCCAATCCAATTGGTTGTCATCTTCATCATAGATGACAAGCTTATTATCCTGAATAAACTTCTTCCATGTTTCCACCTCATAAATCTTTCCATGGGTATAGAATACAAAGCGATAATTCTTTGCATAAAAACCGATGTAGATCTTTGTTTCATTGAAGTTAACGTGAAAACGCATATTTTTAATCCTTATATTTATGTGAAAAACTATTTTAGGGGGTAAATTTTACTTAGAAAGCTTACGATTTTCTGCGGTATTAATAGCCCGCTTATAAGCATCCTTGATTGTTTCTTTTTCTTCAATTTCTGATTCAGGTTTAGCTCGGTCCTTGATAATCTGGCGAATAATTCCAGTATCATATCCCTTATTCTTAATTTCCTGATAAACTTCCTTGATATCATCAGAAAAGGTCTTCATCTCTTCAGTAAGAGATTCAATCCTTTGTACAAATCCAAAAAGATCTGAATCATCAATAGAGGTTACTGTAACATTAGAGTTCATGTACTTTATTTTCCTTTTTTACAAGATTTGAAATGTATCCAGAAACTTCTGGAATTTGGTTATACATTTTTTGGATTACATCGAATGGAATAGGAGGACCCATTCCGGCTTTAAATCTTTCCTCTACCCTACGATTAAGTTCATCAATAGGAGTATTAAAGAAAGTTTTGACAAAAATATCCAAATTTTTATTTTGGAGAAATTTATCAATTTGAGATTTCAAAATCTTAAGATTAAGATTTGTATCAGAAATGACCAAAATATGGTCATAATCATTTTTAATGAAATCATCAATGGCTTCGTCACAAATTTTTGTGACGACTTTTTCTTTATCAAACTTATAAAATCCTGCATTATATTGATTGTTTGTCAAAAGATTTCGAACATCATCTCGGTTCACATTAATAAGAAGTGAACCTTTTGAGCAAAGTTTATTGACCCAGGTCGTCTTACCAGAAGCAGGAGGGCCAATAGTAAAAATAATGCTCTTTTTCATTTTCTTAACCTTTTTAATCATTATCTACCATATGATTGAACACCATAATTGCTGCCTTCAAATTAGGAGCGGTCGAAATAGTAATAATAGGTTCGAATGAACCAGGAGATTTCTTATAATCAAAATGTTTGATAAAATATTCAATTTTAGAAGTTTGAAAAATTGCCTTCGAATAAAGACGAATTGCATTATGCTTATTTGTCACTGATTCTGCAATATTTGTAATTTCAACCTTATCAGCAAAGTCATCGAAATAAATCTTAGACATTTTCAAATTTCCTTCAGTTAGGTTGTTTATTAAATATTTTATATCCTATTCTGAAGGAAATGTAAACATTAATTTTTCAAAAATTCTTTCATTTTGAGATCTGCTGATAATCCTGAAGAAACAAAGGAATATCTATTATCGATTAAATTTTTAAAATATTCTGGAGAATTTCCTCTAATTTCATTCAAATCTTTTCCAAATTCTTTAGAATTCTTCGGCCAAAAGAAAACTCTATACCCCATAGAAATTCCTTTTTTCATAGATTTCATAACGTCAGAATTTCTATTTTCATTATCAAAAACAAGAATAAATTTTTCTTTGGGAAGTTTCGTTTTTTCAGAAACGGAATAAAGAGCCGCATCCAAATTTGCTAAATTATTGTCAAACATTTTAGCATCAAAAATACCTTCAGTGACCCAAATATCTTTATTGATATCTACCTCATGAAGTCCATAAACTTTTGCAAATCTACGATCAATCATAATAGTCAAATATCTAAAATCTCCTTCAAGAAATCTTAATTGAACCCCATAAACATGTTTCTCAATTGTCATCAAAGGAAAAACAATAGCAGCTTTATCCTTAAAGAGTTCAAGCTTCTTTGTCTCAGGTCTAAATTTTTCTATGATTTCTAAAGTGTTTTTGGTAAAATAGATATCATCCATTTTTTCAATGAATCTTCCTTTAAGATAATTCATTGAGGTAGAAGAAAGTGAAACAGGAAACACTTGACCAAGTCCTAAAAGATTAGGAAGATCATTTTCAATTTCTGGTTCAACTATTGGATCAACCAGAGATTCAAATTCATCAGTTCTAATTTTTCCTTTAAATCTTTTGATTCTGTATTCTTTAGCCAAAGAATTATCTTGATCTTCTAAAAATTTCAGAAGATTAATTTTTGGCATATTACAATTGAAACAACCAATGATAAGACTATTACCATTAGGAGAAGGAAATGCTGAACCACGAGCTGCAAATTGATTTTTTCTAGAGTCACCACAATATGGACATCTAAATCCAAAATGATTTTTTCCTCTATCTTTAAACATTTTAAGCTGAGGAGATAATCTTCGCAAAAAGAATACATCCTCAGCAATTGTATGAGTCAATTATTCTTATCCTTTCTTAAAGAGAAAGAAATTCTGCAAGTTCAAATGTGTACATAAAACCGAAAAATGCTAATGAATTTTCAATTTCTTCTTCAGTCAATTCTTTGATATCCAAAATAGGTTTATTGTCCTTTAAAAGGGCTCCGGTTTTAGAATTATAAGTTACTCTGTCGAAGATAAGAACTAAAGACATTGTATCACATTCCTCTATTGAATTTCTTTGTTAATTAGATACTAACAAATTTCAAAAGACTTGTAAACAACTAAATTTAAAGCATTGCATAAAGTTCTTTATAATATGGGCTCAAATTTTTATCATAAGAATTTGTAGCCAAACCTTCTTCAATTAGCAATTTAATATATCTCAGAATTTGAGATTCTTCCTTAAAAAGATATTCAGCTTCTGCAAGAAGATCATATCCCTGATTTGCAAAAACTGCACCAGCAGATAGAATTAAGAAATCTTCATCTCGAATTGAGATGAATTTATAAACCTTCTCATAACCTTTTGAATTTTCTAAGGCGTATTCCCTTTTGAATTTTTCCCAAGAATCATGATGTTGGGAAAGATATTGTTCCAATGAAGTTACATTTGAAATCTTTGTCATTTCACTTACCCAATTCTTCAAGAGCAATTTCAAGCTCTGTCTTTGTTTCCAATTTTGCTTGTTCTTCTTTGACATTCATTTTATTCAAAATGTCAAAAATGATAGTGTCAAAATTATCATGAATATAATCAATAAGAAGAGAATTAAGAACCTTCGAGCTGTGTCGATAATTTTCACTACCTTGATGATATTGTCCCGAAATGACCAATTTAACTGAAGCATGAACAGGAGAAAGTTTAAGAACTTCTCCATTATAGCCTGAGTTTCCAATATGAGAAACCCATTCTCGAATTTCATCATATTCAGATTTCAATTTATGATAAGATTCGTATTTTGGACCAATATTCATTTTCTAATCCTTTAAACCTGAGACATATGAGCAATTTTTGAGAGTCGAACTTCTTCAAAAGCCAAAGAGCCTCCGATGGCTCCAATAATAGCAATCACAAAAAGGAAACCGATAGCAAAAGCTTTCACTGACATTTTAAATTCTCCATTTGATTTTGTAATTATAGATTACATAAAGAATTCATTAATGTACATAACCAAAAATGCCTTTTTTCAAGAAAGTTTTAATTTCTGCCAATGTCAAATATTTCATAGCATCTTTGACGGAAATGTAAAAATCTGGATTAAATGCATTACTATTACCTGGATCAGATGAAACGATATCTCTATAAATTCTAAGAACCTTTTTTCTCATTTCTGATTTAGGTTTAGTATATAGATCCATAGGACACCTCATGTAAATCAAAGTGTCTAGATTGATCTCAGGGTGCTCATAATAAAGATTGCTATTGGTTATTTCATAGAATTCTATAATCCTTCTACGAAGCCCTAGATTTCCTTCCGCTGGATCAAAGATAATCCCATCAATCATAGTGCAAACATGTTCTTCGAAGAAGATTAAAAATGTTCCTTTTTCATACTTCTTTTGGACCTTTTTAAGTGTATCCTCATTATAAAAGAGAGGAATTCTTTGATAATCCAAATTTAATTTGCTGAGGCATTTGAAAATATCAGTATCAAACATACCAATAGATTCATCAAATCCATACTTTTTTGCAAGATTATAAATTTCAGTTTCTGTTTTATCTGGACACAAATTCCAAAATGCTACCAAAGAACATTTATTTTTTAGATTATGGAGTACATCAAAAAATTGAAATTCTACTTTTCTCATTTGATTAGAAGACATATCTTACATTTCATCCAAATTTGATAATGAAATATTCTCTATCACAAAATTACGTTTATGTAAACAGTTTATAGATTGCAATTTCATCAATTTTATCAATAAATCTTGAACCAATTCCTGTCCATTTTCCCGAAGGCATTAGAGGTTTCTCATCCATCAAATGAAATCTATTCTGAATAGGAATCCATGTTAACCAATTTTTAGAAATGATATCAAAGAGATAAAGATCTCCATAAGGATTTCGATCCAAAAACATTTGACATGCCCAAGCCGTTCCACCTTTCACAAAACCAGTTTCTGAGTCCAAAGGAGCAACTGCATAAACAGAATTTGAATCTTTAATTTGATAAAAATTTCTTCGAAGAAGATTATTTGTATGAATGCTAGAAGAAGGAAATTTTCTCTTGATTTTCTTATTTGCTCTTTTTACAAAAGGATCAGCTAATGTTAAAAGTTCATCACTCAATATATTAAAGAAAAGTCTATTTGAATATTTTTCTTCAAAATGATAATGAATTACTTTATGATTTACAGATTGTGCAATTGCTCCAAATGCAAGATCAGCACCTTGGGCTCCACCAGAAAAACAAATATTTTCACCTTTATTTCCATCAGCATAGATATTCATTAGAATGATTTCCGTTTTAAATTAGTATTAAAATTCAATATGTTAAAAATGTAAATTTCATTAAAATGCAAAAGGTGGATAATTATACACTATCCACCTTAATTGCATTCTAAACGCATATTCCGGAAAAATTTAAAATCTCATACAAAGTCACAAAGTCATAAAGTGACAAAGAACAAAGTCATTAATAATCTAAACCCGCTTTACAAAGTCACAAACAGGAAGTGAGTTTAAAACTCCTTCATTTTGAACGGAACAAAGATTAATATTTTGCCAATGTTTTCCTAAAATGGAAAACGTGATATTTGATTTTAAATTAATTCCGGAACAAAGACCTTAAATAATATTTAAGGTCTTAAGAACATCAACTATCTCTTTACTCAGATGAATAGTAGTAGTATAGTTGAGTTCATTGCGTTTTTCTTCCAAAGCTCTAATTTCCTTTTCAAGATTTCGAATAGAATCATCGTTCTTTTCTTTTGCATCAGAAGGAAAGGCGAAAAAATTTCCTGATCGATATGGAATATTTTGAACAGAAACATCCAATGGAGCAAGAGACTTCTGTTCAGCAATAGCAGAATTTTGCCTAATAATCTTCAATGCATCAGATTCAGAGAATGTCCTAATCTGATTCAAAATTTGAATAGGTCGAATTCCAAGCTTAATTTGTTCAATTCCGGTGATAATCTCATTAAGTCCAGATCGATCATTTGCCGTAGCAATAGTTACTCGCAAACGAGAATTAATAGAATTCAGAGTTCCAAAGATATTGAAAAGATTCTGAGTCTTTTCAATAATTTCTTCTCTCTTCATCTTAAGAGTCTCGGCCGTATCAGTTTCATCAATAATGAAAGCTTTATTAGCCGATTCTGCAATTTTCATTTCATAAATCTTCAAGTGTTCCTTGACAAGGTTACGAATCTTATTTGCCTTAGAAAGGGAAATCAATTCACCTTCTTTTTCTTCAACTGCTGTCTGAATTTCACTGTTCTTCTTTGCCATATCATTTATCCTTAAAAAATAGTTTCTAAAACTCTTCGTGTTTCTTGATCTATATTATCTAATCCAAATTCTAATGCATATGAAGCCATCGATTTAATGACTGCATTTTTACAATTTTCAATCATAGATTCTAGCCCACATCCTCCTGATACAGAGGTATTTGTATGAAAATCTTGTCCATTAATTTTATATTTTATAAGAATTTTAATATCATTTTCAAAGCCAGAATATTCTTTAAATGCAAAAACCTTTGCGTCAAAAATATTATTTTTCAAAGGAAATGAACCTAAAAATCTCTGTTCAATTTTATCCTGCATCTCCTGCAAAATCTTAATAGATTCATCAGTAGGAGCTCTGATTTCAGTAATATGACGGTCTACGTATTTTGTGGTATTCGTATGAAATGAATTAAAATGAATAGATTTATTCAACATAAAATTTTTCAATTTCCTTATTTTTAAAATTCTTCCAATAATTACGAGCAGCTCTTGAGGAATGTCTCTTCATAAATTTATGTCCTTCCGCCCCATAATAGCCATGATCATCATCATGTGTATTATAACCTTTTGGATGAGAACTATCCGGTCCACAACGACTATCTTTTGGACTATCATCACGACCTTTATTAAGGCCATTATCATACCGGGTTGTTCTAGACATTGCTTCCTCGCAATTATGTTATCTTACATAAATTATACGAAAATGGTGAGTAAAATATTCATCTACCGTATTATAGTGTTTATCCTCTACCGTTCTCCATTTCCATTCAATCCAATCAAATGAAGTATTAAATCTAATCATAATTATTCTTTCTTATCATATTATGAAAATATTAGAAACAAAAATTATTCCAACTTAACACCTATATTTCATAGTTTCGTCTCGAGCATCCACTATGATCATTCAAGCTAAATAATTCCACGTATGGGTTTCTAATATTTTCCTAATAAGATTTGGCTGAAGAGGATGGGCTTGAACCATCAATCGAGGTTAACAGCAACGACTTGTCTCTTGTATCGTATCTAGAATAATACAATTACACTCTTCAAATATTGGTGTGCCCTGTCAGGCTTGAACTGACGACCCTCTGCTTAAAAGGCAGATGCTCTAACCAACTGAGCTAAGGGCACAAATTTAAATTAAACTTCAAAATCATACATAGTTAATGAACCGTTTTGAAACTTATTCTTTAACCGAAGAATTTCTTCTCTCATAATCTTATAACAAGTTTCTATGCCGGCATTTTTTCCTTCTGCGTAACCAAGATTTTCAGAAGAAACCAATGTTTTGAATTCTTTATGCAATTTTCTTCTTTTTTCAGCTCGGTCGGCAGAATCTAAAAGAATATTTTCCAAATTTTCAAGAGCCAGATTTTTCATCGATCGAATTCCTCTTAAATTTGATTATGATTTAATATAGTCTATTTAAGAGGAATTGTAAACAACAGAATTCAATCTTTTTCATTATTTTCTGGAAAATGAATATCAAATGGAGAAAATTCTAATTCCATACTTTTCATCTTAGAACTCACTTTATCAGCAAATTCTTGTAATTTTGGCAAATCGGATTTCTTTGATTTGCCAAAAAGATTCATCATATGAATTCTATCTCTATAAGATAAATTATCAGACATTTTTAAATCTCTCCTGGTAATATCGATTGATATTCTTAATTGCCTTTTCAGACAATTCTTTTCCATTCTTAAAAGACTTAAATGGAACTAATTCAGGACGATTAACTAATTGACCGATAAACTTTTTTCGAACTTTGTCAATAGCTTCCTGAGAAAATTGAGTCTTCCATTCTTTTTCAATGTTTTCATTTGTACGAAGAAACTTTTCATAAGGATCTGCGAATGATAACAAATCAAGATCTAACAAAACTTGGCATGCAAATTTTTGATCTTCATTTTCCATTTTTTCCATAATAGGATTTTCAACAAGAAAATGATATTGAGTTGCTAAAATGAGATTAGACACGAAAAATGAATCAGAGGTAAGAGCCCAAATATAATCTTCTCCATGTTTATGAAGTTCATAAAATTGAGCAGATTTTTCTTCATTTGTTCTGTGCATATTAGGCATCACATCATAAATAATATCATGATATAAAATTGCCTCGATCAAGAGCTTTTGCTCTTTCATAAAGATATCTTTTACAAAATTTCCCGAATGTAAATTAGATTTGAAATCAGACAACATCCTTAGAATGTGATCTTTGTTATGATAAAACCTATGAGGTTCTTCATATCTTTGAAAAATTTCGGTAATATTAATTTGTGTCATTTTCTTCCTTTTCCAAAAATTTAAATTGAGAATAATCTCTATACATTCTAGTTTCAGTATCAGAATTTAGAAAATATTTCCCATTCTTGGAATAAACCATACAAAGAAATAGAATATTATAAGAAGAACTCATATCTTTATGGATATCAATTGATTCAATTTTAGCTTGATATCCCGAATATTTTCCCTTTGTAATTTCTACAATTTTGTGGAGATATTTCTTATTAAGCTCATTCTGTCTATTTGACAAATAAACCTGAAGCTTTTTCCTATAATCTAAAAATTCTTCAATTTCATTCAAAATCTTTATTCCTTTTCATCAACAAATATTGACTAAGATATTTTTCAATATTTTCTTTTCCTACAGGATTCTGAGAATGAACATAAAATTTAAAATCATCTGCCAAGATATTAAAATCAATATCAACATCTACCAAAGATTTTGCAATAGATAATCCATTTTCAGAATCTTGTCCTAAATCATGATCAAAAGAAATATAAGAAATCTTTTCAAAATCTCCTATAAGATCGAAATATGATTTCCATAGTGTCTTGATTATTGGATTTTGAGACTTAATAAATGTATTGAACAAATAAAGGGCATCAGAAGAATTTCTAATTATAACATCAAATTTATCATTTTCAGATGGATCACGTTCATCATCAATAAAAATTTTCATTACACAAATTCTCCTTTACAAATTTTCAAGATTTCTCTAGAAGAAACTACATTAACTCTAGAATCTTCAAGGATTTCCTTGAGTCTTCTTTTAGGAATATCATAATGATTATATACAGATTTATGAAACCAACATTTCTTGATTTCTAAATCTTTAGCCATTTCATGTAGATTTTCTTCCGAATATGGAATACAAACCAAATGTCTTGAAACATCAGCAAAATATCTCATACCCATTCTCCAATCTCTACAAGAGTATCAGAATTATGTTGAAAATTTACTTTTGTTCTAGGGAGTTTTTTCCCATCAGAAAGAGTAATAGATTTTGTATTCTCAGAAACCACTTCTAAATGGGTTTCATTGAGCATCCAAACTTTTTTACCTAAGAGTGAACTTCCGTGAATCTTTTTCATATAATTTTTATATCAAAATAATTCGCGGAAGTAAATAGATTAAATCTTAATTTTGTAAATTATTTCATAATATGGAGAGTTTTCAAAATTATAACGATTGACTGCAATAATTACGGCCCCAGAATCTTCAAGTTCTTCTAGATAGCTCAACATATCCTTCAATTTCAATTGACCAATTCGATCATATTTCATAGATTTAAATCCTTAAAGGTATGAGAAATCTGATGTCAATTCTTTTGCATCGGGACCAAATGCAAACATTCCTGTTGTAACATCATAAGCCTTGAAAATCAAGGATCCATCCTTTAGATGGTATTCAGGATCAATGACTTCTTTTGCGATACAAGCCAATTGATCAGAAAGAGCTATCGCTTCTTTAATCTTTGCATAAGATGCCTTTTTGACATAAACTGTACCGAAACCTTGAGGAGTTTCTTTTTTCCACTTGAGATATTCGGAAGAAAGAAATTGATTAATCCCCGAAGAAATGAATTTTTCAAATGTTTCATGAAAAACAGAAGTTGCGTGTGAAGCCTGGGCAGCTGCCCTGCCTTTAGTCATAGACAAAGGCAAATCGTCTCGAACAACAATGTATAGACGACTCAATTTTTCATCTGAAGATACCAACATTTCATTTAATTGAAACTTTTCAGATGATTTTTGGGGAGGAATTCCTCCCCAAAAACTTTTTTCGATAAATGTATTTGCTTTCATATTCATATTCATTCAGAATCTTCTTCCACTAGGATAATTTCTTCATTGAGCGCTCCTGCAATTTTTGCAAAAGCAATTCGATAGGCTGCAACTTCATAAAAATCTTCTGCTTCTTCTGTAAGAAAGCGAGCAACCTCTTTTCCATTTACAATGAAAAAGGTTTTATAATTTGCTGTAGAGATAATCTTAAACATTTTATATTTCCCTTTTATTTTAAAAATCCATATCACTGAATTTTAAGATATAGATTTTTAAAATGTCGGTGAGAGGAACACCTCCCTAACGCTGCCGACCCAACATCATTGTTTTATATCTAGTTGTATATCTTATCTAGCTGTATATGTCTTAAAATTTCAAGAACTTAGAGCATGATAAAATCTCCTTTTGATAGAGTTTGTTCATGTATATTAAATTTTATTCGTCGTATATCATCTATGTAAAATAATTAGAAAAAGAAATTAGAGCATGATAAAATCTCCTTTTAATTTATTTAAGCTTTTACTCTCTATCAGAGCTTGTTTACATTTTGAATATACGCTATTCAACACAAAATGTAAACAACAAAATTCACTTTTTTGAAATTTTTTTCAGATTGAATTTTGAAGGAATTCCAATCACTTGATTTGGATAATTGTTGGCTTTCAAAAATGTCTTTAATTTAATCAAAATTTGTTCAGGATTTTTTTCTGTATCTGGATATTCTAAAACTAAAATGGTATCAGGATTAAGATCTAAAAATAATATCTTAAACGGATGAGGTTCATTCTCAGGTGCAATCGTTTCCCTTTTAATAGGGGTATTGATGAATTTAAAAAATGCTCCTATAAATTCTTTCATGATATAATCTCCAAATACAAAGAAGGGCCAATGGCCCTTCTAATTTATATGAAGCTATATATTATTTACTTCTTTAGAGAATCATTTTCTTTCAAAAGATCATCAGAATTTAGAAGCATTCCATTGCTTGTTCCTTGAACTTTTGGCATCTTACCATCCCAACGTTCAATTGCCTTATATTTTACAAGCTCAGGGGTAATAGATTCTGACAAAATCTTATTTGCCTTTGCTTGGGCTTCTGCTTCAAGAAGAACAGATTCAGCTCGACCTCGCGCATCTTCAATTGCCTTTTGAGCATCAGCCTTTGCAGATTCTACTTCTTGAGTCTTTTGCAAAGTTTTCTGGGATGCATTGATCTTTGCATTAATCATATTAACAACTTCATCAGGAAGTCTAAATGCTCCTGTCCAATAAAGTCGTTCTACCTTGATGCCAATAGGATCAAATTGAGACCTAACTCGAGCTTCTACATTCTTAATGAGTTGTTCCTTGCCAGGACCATAAATTTCATCTACTCTCATTTTAGAAGCTTCAGAAACGAGAGCATCCCGAACTGCATTTCGAATTACAATCTGATTGAGTTCTTCCGTTCCCTTACGATATCGCTGGAAGATATTGGAAATCTTTGAAGGATCAAAAGAATATGCAATACCAATATCAGAATTTACCTTCAGTCCATCTCGGTCTTGGAACGTAATAGACTCATCTTCTGGACTCGAAGAATCCTTGATATTATCCCAGGTATAATTTTGGGTGAATGTAGGAAATAGGAACAAATCTTCATTCCACCCGATAAAATATCGACCTGGACCTAGAATTTGATTATCAACCCCCTTAGAATCTCCTAGCAAATATACTTTTACCCCAACTTGACCAGCTGGAACCTTTGAGCAAGAAGCCATAGATAGGCAACCAAGAAGCAGAGCTCCAATAGTAATAATTTTCTTAATACTCATTTTTTATTAATCCTTTTTGTTAAACATAATTTTTGCGGTTGAATTGATAGCTTTAATTACCAATGTAAAACATACTGCAAAAGTTGCGAAAAATCCAGCAAATCCTAATAGGACAGAAATATCAGAAGATTGCGAAATTGCAAAAGGGCCAATTACCCCAAAATATGAAATTGCAATAATTACAGCCAACATCATATAACCAAGAGGTTTCCAATAGGTTATTAAAGGATTTTCAATTTCTTTGAATTCTTCAATTTTTTCGAGATTTTCGAATGCTTGTTTTTCATCGTCATTCATGTTATTTTCTTTCGCTTTCTTCTTTCAGAATTGAAATTTCAGATTTCAATTCTGAAATTTCTTTTTCATATTTTGCTAAATTATGATTATATGACTTTTCATACATTTGCAAATTTTCTGAATTGTGCATTAATCTTCTAACTTCTGCAATAGACTGTTCATTTCCGAGAAGATTAAAACCATTCCAAGAAATACCAGACAAAACCCCTTCTTTTGGAATGTATAATATCTTCTTAATTTCTTCCCAAATATCAGATCTATTCATATATTTTATTCTCTATAGATCTTATAATAAGTAAAAATTTCGTCAATATCCTTAATAGATTTAGTCATCTTTGATTGATGAGAATACAGAGAATCTACCCAATTTCCTTCATGAGGATTAAACCCTTCAAGAGCAGCCTCAGAAACGATACTTCTTGATTTTAATAGGGCAATTTCAATTTTTTTAAGAATTTCTACATCAATTTCAATCATATTAGACATATGGAACCCCAGGTCTAGAAATCAAAGATTCTCTCCAATGCATATTTCCAACTTTTAAAGAAGAAAAATGAGAAGCCTCTATCCACTTATCATTACCAATTACCCAATAATCATTTTCAATCTTAGGTTTTAAAGTAACGAGCAAATTGCTTCCCGTCTTTCTTCTCATCATAAATTTGAAATCTGAATGGACATGATCCCAATTGATATAATCAGGAACTTTAAGAATCTCATAATCATATCTAAAGAAATCCCAACCTAAGTGTTCTGTGTGTCGGGACATTTTATCAAATGTCCCAAAACTTTTCGGATACTCTTTTGGAAAATATTTAATAGTTTCTCCACGCATATAGGCCTGGATAATATCCAAAATATATTCTTCTTGAGGAAAATCAATCAATTTATTTTTCTCCATTCCAAGGTTTATAGGTCACTACAACAAATTCTGTATAATCTAAAGGATCATAACGATCATAAGTCAAACAATCAGTATGAATATATTCCGAGGAAATGATCACATCATTTAAATCCGCATCGGGCCATTTTTCTTTAATATCTTCCAATAGTTCAAAAACTGAAGGTTCATTACTTTTGTAGATAGTATTTTCAGTATCATCAGGCCAAAAAGATTTTATTTGCCCATTATTTCTATAAGAATATCCCACCTTAAAAATTCTTTCTAAATATAATTAGCCTTGACATTATGTCCTTCAAACCTTGAAACTAAAATGACTTCAACTCCTTGAAGTTCGGGATGATTTCGGAGAAAACGCTTGAATGCTTTTACAGATCTAATTGGCCAAAAATGATTTGATCCACCTTTAGGTAAAGGATCATGAACACTAACAAATTTCCTTTTGTCATTACACCACCACAATGAAGCAAATGTAGTAACTGAACGATAACGCTTCATTAAACGTTCTCCAACAGGAGCTTCAAATTCAAGAACCCAATTAGCCATCCTTGTAATTTCTCCATTTATCCACGGCTGAACAAGTCGTATCTCCAGGAGTAATTAATAGAATTCGTCCATTAAATTCAAATTCAACATCGCATTGATATTTTCGAGTCAATGCGAGAGAATTATCCAAACAATCATGAATAAAAGCTGTAGATCCAACATCAAGAATGATTTTAGAAATTTTCATTTTGAAAGCCTTTCAAATTCTTGTTTAATACGATTTTCTCGTTTGATAAGATCAGTAATAGATTCAATCCATTGATCAAGAGAAAGTTGATTGAGACTATAAACATAGATAGAAGATGTATACCAAAGTTCTACTTCAGGCCCACATACATAAAAATATCCTTCTCCCTTGACGAGTTCATATTGACCAAAACCAAGTTCTTTGAGCTTTTTATTTACTGTACGAAGTTGGATCATTTTAATTTGCTCCAGTTGATATTTAGATACTATCACAAATAGAGTAAATGTAAACAATAATTATTCTTTTATAGTCCAAAGAATTTGCTTAATTTCGAAAAATGGATCTCCATTACATTTAACCATATCAACTTTCCATACAGAAATACAATCAACGCTTAAATCAAGAAGATCTATTTCAATATGTTTGATTTCAAAATGTTTTTCTTTTTCATCATGAATTTTAGAAATTTGGCGTAGATTGTCAGGAAATCGTTTATATTTTTTACCAGTTTTGAATTCAATCATATTGACCATAGGTTCATTAGGCAAAATTGCCATAATATGATCAATAGTTTTTCGTTGTAAAGGTTTTACACCTTTTGAAGTTTCAAGTCCGAAATCCCCATCAAAAATATAATCAATTTCATCATTTTCTTGTTTGATGAGCAAATTAATTTTGGACATTTTAATTTTCCAATTTATTTTTATAAAATCAATTTATTAAAAATAGTTTATTCTTCATTATAGAAGCGAGAAGTAGCAGCTGCTGCACAAAGCTTATCAATATCTCGAGCCAATTGCCCTTTCAATTTTCCACTCATAATGAGTAATTGAAGAGAATCAATAATATCTCTGATCGGGCGATCTTTTGTTTCTTTTGTCATTTTAATTTTTCCTTATAAATCAAAATCTTCGGGATGAATAAATGCTTGTCTATATCCATCAGGATGCTTAATAAGTTTTATTCTAGCACCCTTTAGTTTCTTTTCAACAACTCTTTCATTATGATAATCTTCAGTGACATCGCAAAAATTTATCCATTTAATGCCTTGAAACGTTCTATAACAAAGAGTTTGATCTTTATAAGGCATTATATTTCACCTCAATTTATTTGTTAAAAACATTAGAAGAATAAAATGGGTTTACGCTATTTCTACGACGAATGAAACCTTCTTTAGCTGCATTAAAGGACTTATAATTATCGGAATTATCGGAATTATTAGAATACCACATTTCTCGTCCATCTTCATCCGTACCTTCTTGTGTGAGATATGTGACCATAAATTCATTTGGATTATATTCCATCATTTCAAGACGAGAATCTTTGGAAAATCTATGGGTAAAATGAACTTTAATCTTTGCCATTTTGTTATCCTATCTTTGATGATTTCTATTTGTTAAAATTAATCTATCACAGTAGGAGAGAATGTAAACATATTATTTTGAAAAATTTATGAATTCTGATAAAGTTTTTCTCTTTAAAGGCTTTTTTAAAAGAGGAACTTGAGGATAAGCTACTGCTCCTCCGCCTGAGGTATTCACTGGGGCATCTTCTTCTATTTCAGCAATAAGAATATCAACCATTTCATCCGTCATTTCCTCTTCTTTAAGAAGAGCTAGAGCTGATGACATTCTTATAAATGGGTTCAAAGAACCTGGAACTTTTGAAACAACTCTTTTTAGATTATAAGCAACTCGATCAAATGGGCCATAATATTTCTTTTGATCTGGAGTTAAATTAGAGACAATCATGTTACCATTTTCATCTACAATACCAGCTTTAAATGCTGGAGTATATTCCCATTTTTGGGCAATTATTTTAATAAGTCTGTACGTAAAATAGGAATCTACAAAATTGCGAATCATTTTTGAATTTCTTTCTTGAGTTCTAATAGAAGATTTCTATCTATATTTACCATATCCAAAGATCTATCTAATAGAACTAAAAATGTATTGATAATAAACCAATCCTCTTCCTTTGTGGATGCTTTTATAAGTCTTATGACATAAAGAGGATGGAATACATTAAATAAAATAATGAGATGATTTATTATCAATCTAAAATTGGGAGGCTTTTTCCCGTTTTTTAATTTTGAAATCAATTTCTTTAAATGGGTTATTCTGACCAGATCTTCTTCCAAATCATCTACATGGAATTCATTGTTCAGAAACATTTTTGCTGAAGAATACACTTCTTGTTTTGTCATGCGGAGGTCTTACGTGTCCTTGTAAAGCTACTGAGACCTTGCGATAAACCTCTAATGCCTGATTAGGAGAAAATCTAGAAGAAAAATTCTTCAAAAATGATTGATAATCTCCAATTTTACAAAAGTCTCGCATTTCAGTAGCACTGATATTATATTTATCGCGCATAGCAAAATTCAAAACTCCTAATTTGGATTTATAATCCTTTTGATATTTCTTAAACAGTGAAGAAAATTCCTCACATCTATCACCACCTACAATAAAATTGATTTCATCATATTCATCAGAATTAAAAGAATCAATAATTCCAAAAATTCCGGTTTTTCCAAGATTTGAAAGATAATCTCCAAACCCCATCTGATAAATGATATCATATTTTTCATCAAATGAAAGAGGATCGGTTTTGTTATTTTTAGTAAAAGTAGGGCAAATGAAAAATTCACCCTCTAAATGTTTTCCAAAGTTAAATAATTTCTCATGACCGATATGAGGAGGGTTAAATCTCCCATATGCTATATTTGCTATCATTTTCATTGTGATTTAAATTCTTCATATTTTGTATAAAAGATATTTGGAATTTGGACATTCTTTCGTTCCAATCCTTTGATGGTTTCTTCCAAAACGAATGCACAAGATTTTAAAGAAAATCTCTTATCCATATTCTTCAAAATATCAATAGAATCCATCCTATATCCATTTTCTTGAGAATATCTTTCTGGAATAATAGAATCTCTAAAATTTTTAAATGAATGACCTAGAATAAAAGGTTCATCTAAGATTTTTACAGGATTTACCAAATATTTTCCAGTAGCTTCGGACTTATATGTATAGGTAGATTTAATCAGTCCTTCAAATAGAGTATAACGGACCCTTTGAAAAGTATTAACCTTTGTTCGATCCATAGAAAGAATTACAGGATTATGGACAATATTTACAAGATGAAATAATAGTTCATTTCTATAAAGTGCTTTAAATGGATCATTCGAAGAAACAGTGGTAGCTTCCTTAACCCAATCATCATAAATATTCTTTTGTGAAATGATATTAATATCAACTTGGACATCCTGGAAACACAAGAAAATTGTATTTCCATGCGTTTCGATTTTATATCCAGACTTTACAAATAGACCTAGTAGTTGAGAGATTTCATGGTCACTATAAAGAGCTACATCAATATCTCCAAATTTAGCATTAGGATTTGCCGAATTTGATGATCCTATAAATTTAAAATCACTGCCTCTAAATCCTAGATTAAGAATAAATTGATTCACTTTCTTCTTGTCATCTTGATTTGCATCTCGAGTTAAGCCCTTAAAAATCTTACCACCCATATTAATTCACTTCTCCAAAAATTTTGTCATTAAGAGGAAAATCATCCTTATTAAGATCTAAACATAATTTTACTAGTTTATCATCTATTTTCATTATAATTCCTTCATAGATTTCGCCATTCCTTGGTTTAATAGATTTAAAATATTCCACAAGTTTATTCTTGATTTTGTATCTAAGTTCCCTATATTGCTTTTTGAAGGAAAAGATGTCAGGGTGAGAATCAGCCAATTCCTTTATTTCTTGCCCTAAATTTTTATCAAATTCTACCACAATTCCACCAGGAAGCTTAAAATTAACCCCTTCTACTTCAGGCCATTTTCCATACATAGAAAATTTAACATCATGAAGAATAAAAGTGTCGGCTACAAATGTATCATGAGGAAATCTAATAGTAAAGGATCGATATTCATCAATAACCTTTGAATATTTCAATGGAAAATATTCAAAAGAAATATCTTGCCCCTTCTCAGGATATTGATTTGCAATATTAACCCTAATAAACCTTTGAAAAGATTCAGAATCAATTAGAGTTTGTCCAATCAATCCAATATCTTTGGAGAAATCTGTTTCTTTTGCCCAGTAAACATATTGGTAATAGGAATAGCATTCAGGAGAATTTGCTGTCTGAAAATACATATCCCCTTCACTATCAATTCCAAATGAGAAGAAAATTCCATCTTCCTTTTTTGTTTCAAAGATCAAATTACCCATATGATTATGGATATAATCCCACATAGAAATTTGATCTCTAAAAGAGCAATTATAGATATGAGGAATAGATTTCCGTTTCATTATTTAAGACTCCAATAATTGGTTTGAACTCTCTCACCTTTAAAAGAGAACGATCTTGTCAATTTAAAATTTTTCAATAATGAATGATCCACTGAATCTGTATTCAGAATAGATGGGCAGTGATCATTCACATTTACAAATAATATTTTGTCAAACTTATCACACTTTTTATAATAAGTAAATTCAAATAATGCTAATTTTTCTAAAAAAATGAAATAATCAAAATGTCCATTCTGATCAATTAAAGACATATTAATCCAATCAATCTCTCCTTCATCAAGATTAATCATAGTCTTTGAAAAGACAAATTTAAGAAAATCTATAAGATCACTCCATCTATTTTCAAAGACTTCAACAAAATAAAAATTGTTTATATTAATTCCAGTAAGATTAAAAATTTCTTTAAATTCTTTTCCTGTTCTATTTTTTATCCATTCAATGCAATCTTTCTTTATAGAAGATAAAGGAATATGACTAGATTGAGAAGCCATTTTAGCCCCATTAGCCTTCACTTCAATATCTTCTCCATTTGATAATTGCATATCTCCAGAATTTTTAGCCTTTTTCGACCCCTCAGTTAGAAGAATAAACCCGTATTCACCTTTTCCTACAGAATTCTTTGAAAATGAAGTAGGAACATAATTTAATAATTTGGTAAGATTATAATTTGTTAATTTTGGATTAATAATATCATTCAAAGAAATTTGAGTTTTATAAGAAAGATTCAAATAATCTTGATCAAGAATTTTACCGCCGGTAATATCTTTAACCAATGATAAGATTTCTGTTGATGATTTTCCAGTATCTGGATCAAATAAAACTTCATTCATAAAATAACTAAAATCAGGGGAATTAAAGGAAATTCCCCTGGTTTCAAAGAGTTCTTTAGAAGCCATTTCTATTTTATCGGAAGTCATAATATAATAGGACTTATAAAGATATTGATAATCATTACACTGATCGATCCTCTTGGACAATTCAGTTTTTAGATCAGAAATTTCCACATTTATGCCTTAAATTTATCTGCTGCATATTTTAGATGTTCGATGAAATAATCATATGAAGTAAGTTTGGAATGAACAGTCATATCAATAAAATCAATGATCTCACCATCTACAAAATTATGATTTGCATTATCCAATTTAGCCCACTGAATTGCATCTTCCCAATGCTTTTCATAAATATGAGCAGAACCTTGATTGATTGTCAAAATTCCGAGATTAACATCAATTCCTCTTTGAAGCAAAAGGATTTGAACAACTTTTGACATCATTGTGAATGTGAATGAATCATACCCAAATCCCCAAATCATATCCTGAGAACGCATATTGACAACAGTACATAGCTTATTGTTTCTAATAAAGAATTGCATAGAGGTTGTACAAGGAACATCCTTGGATCCTCTCGGATTTTCTCTCCAAATATTAAGAAATGCTTGACGAGAATCATTGTCAGCAATCAAAGAATCTACAACATAAGAAACTTGATCAATGAATTTTGGACCATAAGCTCCATTCAAAAATACTCCATTATCGGAATAATTTACATAAGATTTCATATATTGAGTAATATCAGATACTTTATTAGATCCTGAACAAATCCACCACGCTTCACCAAAAGCAAAGGAATAATTAAGCTTTCTATCCTTTAGTGTGATAATTGGATCAAGCATATCAAATTTAATTTGGTATCCTACAAATTCTTTGATGAGTTGACCTCTAGGTGAGACTTCATCCCCAAATGAAATAATATCATTAATACAATTTTGCCATTTTAAATTAATATCAAACAATTTAATCAAACCTTTTCTTTATCAATAACAAATGAATAATAGAATGCTAAATAAGCAGCGCAATCAATAAGACTATCAGCTTTTCCTTCAAAATTTGGAGAAGATTTAGAATTAAAAAGAGATTCAATTCTTTGGATCTTTGTCATAATCATATGAATATATGAAAAATCTTCAAATGGAAAATAATTAATTCTTGGATCATCAAGTCTAAATGTTTCATCATTAGCCTTGTTAGAATTATAATCTAAAGTCTTTTTTCTTAAAATAGAAAAAGTATCTTCGGAAATATTTTTATCCGTCAAAAAATTATAATAATCTTTTACTACTCCAAAGATATAAATGAGTTCTTCTTTTGGAATTCCTGAATGATCAATTTTTTGAGTAGAAACCCAATCATCAATAAAGTAAACTAATTCATTAACATAGGTACATTCTTCTGCATATTGAGGACCTGAAAATGGAAAATTACCTTCATAATCCTCAAATAGTCTAATACTTTCAATCATAAATAACCTTTAATTTTCTAAGTATAGTTGAATATACATCATTTATTCTGGAAAATACACCGGAATAAAAATGTAATTTTCAGAATTTACTTCAAAATCTCTAGACTTAGAAGATTGCTTAAGAGCAGCTCTAGCTTTTCCCTCCGTAGCATAAATTTTAGAAGTGAGAGAAGAATATCCTCCTCCAGTCTTTACTCGAGTTCCATCCTTTTTAGCGATAACAACACCTAGAAGTTTAGCCATTTTTAACATTCTCCACAATTTGATCCCAATGAATAGGATAATAATTAGTCATTTCCAATGAAATATTCATATGGTTGTCTGAAATTTCTTTTCTCATTCTATGGACATGTCCATGAACATTTAATTTAACTCTATCTGTATTCACCAAAACTGGTCGATGAGTGAATAAAATTTCTCTTTGAGGTTGCCAGGATTCCATAATCTTTTCGAAATATTTTAAATATTCCTTCATTGGAAATTTGTCATGATTACCAAGAATAAGACGCTTATGGCCATTAAGCCTAGGCATAATCCTATGGAAAGATTCAATATCAAATGAAATATCACCCAAACAATACCATTTATCGGTTGGCTTGACGAATTCATTATGCCTTTCAATGATAGTTTCATCCATATCTTTAATCGAATCAAACCCTGGCCTAACTTGATCACCTTCATAATTAATGAATTTGAGAATATTAGAATGTCCGAAATGGTGATCTGAACTAAACCAAACATTCATTATAGATATACCGGGACGATTTCAATTTCACCAGCCTCCCACTGTCTAAACTTACTAGAACCAGCCATAGCTGTTCTAGCTGAATTTTCAGAAGCATAAGTCTTTCCAATTTCTGAATATCCTCCATTTTGAGTTTTTACGATATCTCTTGTATTCTTATAAAGAGCAATCCATGCGATAGGTAGATCAACTTCTTGAACCATTATTTTCTCCTTTAAATTTTTAAAACAACTTCTTGGATAAGCATTTTACAAAGACCATCAATTGGATAATCCTCATTTTCGTCTGTTCCATTCCATAGAAAAATCTTTTCTCCAACATCAGTCTTTTGAGGAATAAGTGATTCCCTAAGAGTAATACCTGAAAGAAGGAATACATGAAGAGTATAAGATGGATATCGAATAGTTGCTATAGGAAACCAATCAGACTCGGATGTCGTATAACCGAGTTCTTCCTTAAATTCTCGAGCATTAGCTTCATATGCCCCTTCATTTTCTTCAACTTTTCCACCTACAAAAATTGACTTTCCAGACATAGGTCCATGATCCTTTTGAACAAAGACAAATTTTCCAGACTTAGTCATTGCAATAGAAAGAGTATAGGCTGGGCGAAATGCGAATGGAATATCTTCTGTCATTCTGAAATCTTTTCTTCAGAATTAAATGGATTGATTACAAAATCATGATTATCTACATCATAATCAGTAAATACATTTCCCATAGTATCTGTGTCCAAAAATACGATCAATTCTTGAACAACTTTCCTTTGAAGACCACGATTGAAAATTGTAATTCTTACTTGCTTACCTTTATATTCGTTCATATATTTTTCCTTTAATCTAAATCTACAGTTGGATTAATACCAACTCTATTAAAATCCCATTTATTATAAGCTAAATACGTTCTGCCTAAAGTATCCTCATATAAATTTACTGTTTTCCCATTCACAATATCAATAAATCTATTATCTTCTATAAGTTTCATAGGAAAACCAAAGGTTAAAAACTTTAACATAGATGTTCTCATAACTCAAACACTGTCAATTCTATATTGGGGTATTTTTTTAGGTTTTCTTTGATGATTTCTTCTATCTTTGACCAATCACCTCCGCCGAGTCCTGCTCCAATTTTAGGAATTGCAATTAGAACTGGTCGATCCAAAAGCTCATAATATGAGAAGAATTTATCAAAACATGAATTGATAGCATCGTATGAAATTCTCATTCCAGGACCATATGTTTCTTGGGTGAAGAGATTCCAGACATCAGTTCCCGAATAATTACAAGCTAATTGATTAGTTCCTACTAAATCATTTGAATATCTCGATAAGCACAATTTTCTATAAGCAGTGAAAGATAAAGGGAACTTTGCTTTAAATTGTTTTGCAAATCCAGCACTCATAACTCCTAAACAATTCACTCCATGAGCAATAGCATCATATTCAGAAATAAATTCAAAAAGATTTCCCCTTTTATAATTAATCTTGGATTGGGACAAGTTCATATGCCTTTACAATTTTTTCAATTTGACGAACCTCAAAAATTTCTCGTTCTTTGAAATATTCGAATTCATATGGACCTTCATATTGAGATTCTGTTGAGCCTACAGCATATTCAGTTTCGTAAAATTTTCCTGTAGATTTATCTCTAAAAATTTGATTATGAATCGTTGACCATCTAGTCTGATCTATAATTTTGTTTTCAATAGTTTCAAAATTTTCATCATCATCAAATGCAATATCAATTAATTGCTGCTTTGTAAACTTTTTCGAAATATATTTTCTCATAGTTTAAATCCTCTATGTTCTACTAAATCATTAAAATATTCAAGTTCTACAGGAACCATTTCAACATTACACAATTCGAACATTTTCTTTACAGGTTCAGAATTCCATCTAGATTCAAATTCAGGATTTTCAATGTAAACAAATTTTTTAATTCCGGCCTGAATTGTATGCTTACAACAATCGATACAAGAGAAATGAGTAGAATAAATTGTACAATCTACAACTGACCTTCCAGATCTTCCAGCAGAAAGGATTGCATTAATTT